AAACTGGTATTACAGGTTCAACTGGTATTACAGGGTCTCAAGGAGAAACTGGTATTACAGGTTTAACAGGTCCTACAGGGTCTCAAGGAGAAACTGGTATTACAGGTTCAACTGGTATTACAGGTTTAACAGGTCCTACAGGGTCTCAAGGAGAAACAGGTATTACAGGTTCAACTGGTCCTACAGGGTCTCAAGGAGAAACAGGACCTATTAATCTATCTCTAGTATCAGCAGCAGCAATTACCACTGATATATTTACTACATTTTTAGCTGATAATAATATATCAAATACTAATATAACAAGTCAGCTTAATGTTAGTAATACAAATTCAAGCGGATTATTGTATGAAGGTATTATTAATATTCCAAATATAGTTTTATCGTCACTATCAATTAATATACAAAACAATTTAATAGATGTAATTAAAAGATCATATGCTAGAATCTTAAACATAAATGAGAATAGGATTTTAGTTTTTTTATCAAGTGGATCTATTATAGCAAACGTAGAAATATATGAACTAGAACCTACAGGAGTTACAGGTCCTACAGGATCTCAAGGAGAAACTGGATCTACAGGTTTAACAGGTTCTACAGGATCTACTGGTATTACAGGTCCTACAGGCACAACAGGTGCAACAGGACAATCTGGATCAACTGGTCCACCAGTAATTACTTCGGTAGATAATTCACAAGAAGATTCTATTAAAATTTATGGTTCAAATTTTGAAAATGTAACAACTATTATTTTTAACAATAGCACTGTAACTACGAATTTTACAATCAGTAATAATGTTATTACTTTTTTAACTAATCCATTTTTTAAAAGACGTTCCCTTATTCTTTTAGATAAATTTAATAACACAGCTGAATTTAGAAACATACCAGATCCTTTACCTAGTATACCTATTTGCTTTCCTGCAGGAACACCAGTTAATACCGATCAAGGAATAATAGCAATTGATAAAATAAACCCAAGTATTCACACTATACGTAATAAAAAAATAGTTGCAGTTTCAAAAACAGTTACATTTGAAAATAGTATTATATGTATTGAAAAAAATGCATTAGGTCCTAATATTCCAAGTCAAACAACTTATATTAGTAGAAATCACAAAATTTTTTATAAAAAACTCATGGTTACTGCAAAAGCATTGGTTGGAATTGTTGATAAGGTGTACAAAAAATCTTATAAAGGTGAAGCTTTATACAATGTTTTACTTGAAACTCATGATAAGATGATTATTAATAATTTAATTGTAGAAACATTAGATCCTGAATCATTTATGGGTAAGTTTTATACTTTAGGCTTTACAGATGAAGAAAAGAAAAATATGATAATACAAATGCATCAATTTGCAAAAGATTATGCAAAATCACATGGATTTAATAAAAAACATAAAAGATAAAATAAATATTTTCGTTTTATTATAAAATAGTAAATGCTTTTTTATAATAAATGATAGATGAATATGTAAATAAATTAATTGAAAACTTACCAGATGAAATTAAGAATTGTACAGTTCCTGAAGAAATAGATTTAGTATTAGATGGAGGAGTATTTAATGGTAGTTATCATGTTGGAGCATTATACTTTTTAAAGGAAATGGAAAGAAGAAAATATATAAAAATAAATAGAATATCCGGATGCAGTGTGGGTTCAATTGTTGCATTTCTATATTTTATAGATGGTTTAGATTTAATGGCAAAACTATATGATATTATTAGCAACGAATTTAAAAATAAAATGCAATTGTCTTGTTTAAAAGAAATTAAAAAATACATTGAAGAGAGAATTCCCAAAAATATATTAGAAAAGGTAAATAATAAATTATTTATTTCGTATAATAATATTAAAACAGGTAAAAAGAAAATAAAATCTTCCTACAAATCAGTAAATGATATTATAAATACAGTTATAAAATCTAGTTATATACCTTATTTAATAGACGGTAATTTGCTTTATGAAAATAAATATATTGATGGTATGGTTCCTTTTATATTTAAAGAGAGATTAAACAAAATTTTATATTTAGATTTATATGGAAGCGACAAAGTTGGTTACCTATTTAATGTTAAAAATGAAAAAACTAATTTTCACCGAATTCTTTTTGGATTATTGGATATACATGGATTTTATATAAAACAATGTAATACACCAATGTGTAGTTATGTAAATGATTGGAATTATGGTAATATAGGATTTAATAATTTAAAGTTGTTATTTGAAAAAGTCTGTATTTATATTATCCATTTAATTATTTATATAAAGTCAAAAGTTCCAGATGAATTTAAGGAAAATATTATATATAAAATCATGGCAAAAATTTCATATGATGTTTTTGTCATAATTATAGAAAGTTATTGTTTATAAAATACATAAGTATCGTATTTTATTAGTTTAAATTAAAGACAATTAATCTTTTATATTTGTAAAATGGACGAAATAGATATTACTGATTCAACATTTGCATTAAATAACAATTTTGAAGAAAATACTGTTATTTCTAATAGCGACTCTAATTCGTTGTATATGTACATTGCTATTGCAGTAGTTGTTTTAATATTATGTTATTTTTTATATACTATATTTACAGGCAAAGGGAAAAAGGTAACATTTCAAGATAACTTAGAAAAATGTTATGGTGACGTTTGTTATGTAGATCAATAATTTCTACATGTTTTACCTCCATATAAACCTAAAATACCTTTCTTTTTATTTTTTTTAGTTTTTCTTTTTACTATTTTTTTGCCTTTATTATTTTTTTTTATTTCATTATTTTTTTCTTTATCATTAACTTTTGATTTGATATCATCTGGTTTATAATTTAAAAACCATTCTTGAAACTCTTTTTTATCCCCAGTTTTTTTAAGTTCTTTATATTTTTCTGCTTTATGCGCGCGAATTTCTTCAACAGATTCTTGATGACCATAACAAGTAACACTAAAACGACGGAGTAGACCTTTCTGGGATAACCTATTTTTTTGTTGAACTTCAAAAAGAAACTTAGACATGCATAAAATTCTCTCTAAATAAGCATTGTAGTAAGGCTTATTTGCATATAAAAATGCTAAATAAAAACTTAACATAGTATCAATAGTGGCAATTTTAACTTTTTGTCCAGCTATTTTAATGTTATTATAACTATGACATGCAATTGGTTTATAAATAAATGCTACACTATCTTTTCCAATCATTATTTCATAATGGAGTGGAATTACTTCACCAATAGGTTTTCTCTTTTCTATTTTAACATTATTTATTCCAATATCTTTTAAGCGTTCTTTAACAATTTGTGATGTTGTTTCCGGTTCATTTGATAAAACATCAAAATCAGGTAATTTTTCAACTTTGCGTCTCAGATTTTTAGGCATATATTGAGAATAGAGAGAAAGAGCATAACCTCCAAAAAAAACAACACCTTGATTTACAAAAGTGGTACGAATATTGTCATATATTTTTTCTTCAAAATCAGGAACTGACATGTCTCTTTGAAAGTCAGCTTCACTGCAATTAATGTCTGTAATAGGATAATGTTTGTTTAAGAGGGTTAAACGTTTCATTACTTTTTCCCATCTGCTAATATCTCCAGCAGGTCTAGATAATTCCAAATACATAGACATTCTTAAATAATTAGGTGGTGTATATAAAATGCCTCCAACTTGTATAGAATCTTGTTTTAACGCATTGTATATTTCCTTAGGTAAATATGTAATATCGGCAACAGGAATATAATTGACATATACTTTATAGGTGCCGTAATGTTGTCCAGATTTAGCCTCTACATCTGTAAATCCCTCTTTATAATATATATCTGAAAGTTCTTTTGCATGTTCTAGTGCATTTGCTGAAAAAAAATCATAATCAGGTACTTCTAATTCTTTATTATAAAATTGATCTTCTGAAGGTAATATATTATTAATTGCTGTTCCTCCATAACAAATTAAATTTTTTATTTTAATAAAATTTTCTACAATATGAATAATACGCTTAATATCATCTGAATTAACAATACGTTTTGCCATTTTTTCTTCAGCTTTATCAACTGCCATACGCAAAATAGTCAATTCACAATCATTAAATGTTAAATCTTTACAAACATTTTTTTCCTTCATATATATTTCTTATATATAGATTAGATTAATATATTAGAAAAATAATAAAAAAAATTGAATTTAAAAATAATTAATATAATGAATGATAATAAGTTTTAAATATGTCACGCCAAGTTTTAACCCAAGAATTATCAGAAATACTAGCTACTCATTGTAGTCAATCCCAATACAGGCGAATAAATAAAGATCTTGAATATCTTATTGCAGAATATCCAAATGTTAAAGTTGAATTTGATTATAAATTAAAAATTCCTATTGTAATAGTTATAGTTGGAGAAAATGAGATTAAAATAAAAATAAAAAATAATTTTCCATTAAAGCCGCCTGAAATAGAATTAAATTCACAGCCATATATAAATATATTAGTATTTGATAGTAATGTAAAACATAAATTGTTAAAGGACATAGCAGGTGTTGATTGTTTATGTTGTACATCTTTAATGTGTGAATCAATTTGGTTTGCTCAGTCAAAATTAAAAGATATTGTAGATGAGGTTTGTAGAAATATAGAAATAAATCGTAATATTAATAATTATGTAAATAATTGTAATATTATTGAAGATAATAATACTACAGATGATAATAAAAATAAATTACATTAATTGTCTTCATCAGATGATATATAATAGTTAATATCTGGATCATCTTCAATTATTTCATCACTCTCAATCAGTTCATCACCTTCTATGTATTCTTTTTTATTCAAAAGTGCATACAATATTTCCTCATTTGTAAAAATAATACTTTCCCAGATTTCATTCTTTACTATAAAAGCCTCCCATGGTTTATTTTTCATACATACTCCACTATAAAAATAATTCCAAAACTTATTAACTTTTTCAATTGTATCTATATTTGCAAATGACGTTTGTTCTTGAATAAATTGAATTAATATTTTGAATAAATAATTTTTTACTCTATATTCTTCCATAAACCCTTTTATATAGCTAATAGAGGGCAAATATGTGCTGGGTCTTGCTTCTATAATTATATAAGGTATTAATTTGGATGACATAATATAATAACTATATTAAATACTGTTATTATATTATTTATAATTATTTTAATATTTATTATATATACATTTAAGGTATTAACTTTTAAAACTGTAATAATCTGCTGACACTGTTCTTGTTGCATAAGAATATTGAGGATTTTGAGGAGTTGGTGCTTTAATAGTAACAGGTTGGTTACGTAATGTGGCAGGTTTCAAACAAAAGGCATACCCACATTCGTCAAAAAATCCGGCATTTTCTATTAAAAAATTGTCTACTAATTGGTATCGCATTGCTACCATTTGGCAGCCATAATTGCGGCATAAAAGACCACTTGGATTAGCAGGTGCGGAACCACTATCTGGAAAAACAATTGTCATTCCTGTTTTGTTATATTCAGTTAGCTCTTGTGTATCTGGACTATTTTTAACATTATAATAATTATATCCTCTCATAAATATAGAATTACTTGTTAAATTCACATATTCTAAAAATTCTTCATTGTGTAAGAAAGAATTGTTTATTTTATCTACAATTAAAATGACCTTATTTTGGAAAGATAATAAAGGTGCCGCTCCTAAATTTTTACCAGAATTTTCAAAACTATAAGATTTCCCAAGCATCAAATTAGGATATGATTCAAATATAGTTGCTAAATTAGTATACATTTTTTGATTATTACTCTTAATTCTTAAATGAATTATTAAAGGATCTGTGGGATTTGGACATGTGCCGCCAGAAAATGCATAACCATTAATTGTATCCATAACAGTGCCAAATGGAACTGAGTTAAATGTTTCCTTAACATAATAACTATTGCTTGTGCTAGTTGCTACAACTGGCTTATTATCAATAGAATAAATTTCAAAATCTAAACAACGCACACCTTGGCTAATAACTGCCTTTAAGTTATTGACGTTAACAAAATCATTTTTATATGAACCTCCACTACAAGCATTATAAGCTGTCTTTATATAATAATCATATAAATTGCCACTGCAATCTGGATCTGAAGAATTAATCGAACGAATATTACCATCTACAGATGAATATAAATTATTCATATAACTAACTTCACCTTTATTTAATTTAGTTAAGTAAATGACATAACTAATAAAAACAATTAATATAATAAATGTGAAAGCAATTATAACATAGGACTGAAAATCTTCATCTAGACTCTTTATTGCGCTTAAATAATCTGTTGGATTTGTTGACATAATATCTAATATAATATATTATTTTTATTTTAGAAGCATTTAAAATATTTAGGAGAAATTTATCCTTAAAAATAAAAGTGGGGATAAATAGCATAAAAAGATTTTCTTTATATATTATAAAATGCCAAAACTTTGTGAATTTGAAACGTGTCGCAAGCAAGCCAGTTATGGAGAATATTATGGAAAGCCTATAAGGTGTAAAGAACATAAATGTGAATATAAGTTAGTTAGTCAGTTATGTCAAGAAGAAAATTGTATGATATTATCGTGTTATAATTTTGAAACTGAAAATAAACCAATGTATTGCATAAAACATAAAAAAGATAATATGATTGATGTTAAAAATAAAAGTAAAAACTGCAGTTATCCAAATTGTAATATAAGAGCAACTTATAATTTAGAATATGAAAAAAAAGGAATATTTTGCATAAAACATAAAAAAGATAATATGGTTAATGTATTAGATAAAATATGCGAATATAATAATTGTAAAATTCGTGCATCATTTAATTATGAAACTGAAAAAAAACCAAAATTTTGCGCTTTGCATAAACTTGATAATATGTATGATATTTGCAATAATAAATGTAATTATGAAAATTGTAAATTATCACCAAGTTTTAATTATCAAAATGAAAAAAAAGCACTTTATTGTGCAACACATAAGTTAAATAATATGATTGATGTTTTGCATAATAAATGTGTTTTTAAAAATTGCAATACTCAATCTATATATAATTATGAAAATGAAAAATATGGTATATATTGTGTAGAACATAAATTAGAAGGAATGATTGATGTTAAAAATAAAACGTGTAAATTTAATTATTGTTTGAAACAACCTTTTTATAATTATTTAAATGAAAAAAATGGCATTTATTGTGCCGAACACAAATTAAATAATATGGTTGACATCAAAAGTAGAACGTGTATATATCTAAATTGCAAAACAAGACCTAGTTATAATAATAAAGAAGAAACCATTGGTATTTATTGTTTAGAACATAAAAAAGAAGATATGATAAATGTTCTAATTATAAAATGTAAAGGAAATTATTGTTTAGGAACAAGTGCAAATCCAAAATATAAAGGTTATTGCGCTTCTTGTTATCAACATTTATTTCCAAATGACCCTTTAACGCTTCAAATCCGTAGTAAAACTAAAGAAATTGCTGTTAGAGACTTTATTAATTTAAATTTTGAAGGTTTTCAACACGATAAACCATTATGGACTGGAAATTGCGATTGCACTCATAGGCGCCGCATAGATCATAGAAAATTAGTTGGTAATACCCTATTATGCATTGAAACGGATGAAAATCAACATAAAAATTATAATGAAACTAATGAAGAAATACGTTATGATGATTTATATATGTTACACGGTGGAAAATTTATTTTTATTCGTTTTAATCCTGATAAGTTTAAGAATAAAAATGATAAATCAGTAAATCCTATGTTGTATACACGTTTGCCTTTATTAAAAGAAGAAATAGAAAAACAAATTAAAAGAATTGAAAAGGAAGAAAATAAAGAATTGTTAGAAATAATTAAATTATATTATGATGAAATTAAGAATTAAAAAATAGCAATAATATATATTAATTATGGCAGGAGGTCTTTTAAATTTAGTAGCAGTAGGACAACAAAATGTAATACTTAACTCAAACCCTTCTAAATCTTTTTGGAAATCAACATATAAGAAGTATACTAACTGGGGTAAGCAAAATTTCCGCCTTGATTTTGAAGGTAGTCCTACATTAGGTCTCACAACTGAATCAACATTTGTATTTAAGGTTTGTCGTTATGCGGATCTCCTTATGGATTGCTACATTTCTATAAATTTGCCTAATATATGGAGTCCAGTAATGCCTCCACAAGCGGTGCCTCAAGCAGATGGCAGTACTGTATATACAAATTGGGGACCCTACGATTTTCAATGGATTGAAAATTTAGGCGCCCAAATAATTAGCCGCATCACAATTACATGTGGCAACCAACAATTACAACAATATTCAGGACAGTATATTTTAAACTCAACTAGAAGGGATTTTCCGGGAACAAAATTGAGACTATTTGACGAGATGACAGGCAATGTCCCAGAACTTAATGATCCAGGAAATGCTGGTGCACGCGTAAATGCATATCCAAACGCATTTTATACGGCATCACCTGCCGGAGCTCAACCATCTATAATGGGTCGCACACTTTATATTCCACTTGGGGCATGGTTTAACTTGGTTACGACACAAGCATTTCCACTAATCGCACTTCAATATAATGAATTACAAATTAGTGTGACATTTAGACCTATTAATGAGTGGTTTACAATTAGAGACGTAATGGACTACACCAATAATTTCCCAGTAGTCGCACCCAATTTTAATCAATTTTATATGCAATTTTACAGATTTTTGCAAACGCCTCCCGATGAAGAGTTAGGACCTACATCTTATTTAGATACAAGAACTAATTGGAATGCTGATATAAATTTAAATTGCACTTATTGTTTTCTCTCAAATGATGAAGCAGAAATATTTGCCAAAAATGAGCAGAAATACTTGATTAAACAAGTTTATGAAAAACCATACTACAATATAACAGGACAAAATAAGATAGACATTGATTCACTTGGCATGGTAATCAGTTGGATGTTCTATTTTCAACGTAGTGATGCAAATTTGCGCAACCAATGGTCTAATTACACAAATTGGCCTTATGGATATATGCCGCAAGATGCTTTTCCAGCACCGACTGCAGGAGATTATCCAAATCCAGCACCATCGCCACCAAATCCAGCGCTTTTAGGTCCTGGATTGAATCCAGATGGGACGCTAAGTGGTCTTTATATAACAGGAATATATAATCCTCAAAACTTGAAGCAAATATTAGTAGCCCTTGGAATATTATTGGATGGACAGTATAGAGAGAATGTATTACCTGCAGGAGTTTATAATTTTATTGAGAAATATACTAGAACTTCTGGCGCGGCACCATCAGGTTTATATTGCTATAATTTTTGTTTAGATACGAGTCCATATTCAACACAACCATCAGGTGCAATGAATATGAGTAGATTTACAAATGTGCAATTTGAATTTACAACAATTACACCTCCAGTAGATCCATATGCGCAAGTGTTGACAATTTGTGATCCTACTACTGGAGAAATTGTAGGTATTAATAAACCAACTTGGCGCATTTATGATTATAATTATAATATGTATTTAATTGAAGAGAGAGTAAATATGGTAACATTTATTGGTGGCAATGCTGCACTTATGTATGCTGTATAAAGTGAAGCAACTATTAAAGCGAAGTAAAATACTTTAACGTGGTGTATCTGGATCTTTCCAATCAATATCATGTGCTTCATAAAAAACAGGATCACCAATCTCTTCATTTAATTTAACAACAATCGGTTCTGTAATATCTGATACATATAAAGGCATTTTTGAACCATCAACAACAATTTTTCTAAGTTTAACTCTAGAGTCTTCTAGTTTTTTTCCCTTCCAAAATAATGTGAAAGGTTTTTGTACTCTAGTATTATCCATATTTAAGCCTTCGTCTTCAACATAGCGCTTAATATTAGCAATAGTTGCAGCATCTACATCTCTATCTAATTGTGATTTAGCAAATTGTGGTGTTCTCATTTCAACTCTTGATCCTGTTGATGGTATAATAAATAAATGATAATGTGGTAAATCTTCATGTTCATGACCTCCCATTTTATATCTTCTGTAGTTTTTTTTTGTTCTATTTTTACGAGAACGTGTGCGTTTTTTACTTTTATATTTTAAAATTACATAAATATATTATATGAATATGTACAATTCTGTAGATGATTTTGATTTATATGTAACTTATCCTCATTTAAATATAGATAAAAATAAAGAGTATCTAACTATAAAACTTATTGCAATTGGATTTAGTTTATTACTTTGTACCTTAATATTATTTTTTAAAAGGAAAGGAAATGAAATACTAATTGGTGATATAAATAGGGAAAAAGATGATAATATTTAGTTATTTAACTTTTTGGTAAAGGTGCATTGGAAGCATAAGGTCCATCTTCAATAAACTCTCCTGACAAAGAATAACGTTTAGAATAATTTGGCATATATGAAAGCTGAGGTGGTTTATAACGCTTGTCAAATAGTTTTTTAGCTGTGTCAAAATCCTTTGTCCAAATATCAACACCAAAATTAGCTGCAGGTGGTTTAGAATTTAAATTTTTTGTAATAACTAATTCATGTGTTCCATATCCACTTGTTAAAGGTGAATATGTAGGAGTAGGTCCAAATGTTAATTTTCCAGAATTATTTCCAGGAGAAACATATGAACTTGTTTTAGGCAAAGGTGGTGAATATGGTTGACATCCAGGGCAATCAATATCACTTAAACATTGTTGTCCTGTCACAGAACATCTAGCAGTAGGTCCGCAAAAATTTTTGCAGCTATATTGAGTTGTTAATGGTAAATTTACTGTATGACTTGTATTGCTACTTTCTGCAATTGAATTGTTAGTAAAACATTCAACAATATAACTATTTATTGTTAAATAATCAATCCATTTCATTATAGAAACGAATAAAATAAACGTAATGCAAATATAAAATACTAATTTATATTTTTCAGGAGCCAAATTCATATATAATTATATTATAATATAAAAATCAAATAAACATTTAAATTAAACATTTTAATAAATATATCAAAATTTTATATCATTTTAATATAAGTAATGTCAGACACATCAGCAATTGATGAAAAAAGAAACGAAACATCAGGAACTCCAAATAGTGACTACTTTATTGATATTAAGAATTTTATTGTATCTATAATAGTAACCTTAATAGTAATTATTTTATATTTTTCACTTGGAGGTCTAATTATATTTGTCTGTAAATTAGCACAATCAAATATTTTACCAACTGATACTAGATGTTATCCTTATACTGATTCTAAACCAGAAATCACACCTATTAAAACAAATGTTTTTACTACATTTCAAGAACCGCAGGTATCGATAAAAATGAGTTTTCCTTATAATGATTATAATGCTTCAAATGCAATAATTGATATGTTTCGCGAATATAAAAACGAAAAAAACTCCAATTTTTTAGCAAATTATTTAATACAAATTATGGAATCACTATTTAGCTTTAGTTATGGTGCAATTAATAAAATATTAAATATGGTGAATGGTCTTCCTGAGATATTATTGGTTCTTTTTGGACCTATTATTATTGGCGTTATGTCTCTATTTGTATTGGTAGCTCAAAATATATATGCTATATACTTATGGTTTGCAAGCATGGGGTGGTTTTTTAAAACAAATGAATCTACATCAGGTGCGCCAAAATGGACAAATGTAACAATATTAGAACCTATAAATTACTGGATTGCTATTTCTATAACTATTGGATTTATTATATTGTTTTTCTTTGCAATGCCAGTTATATTTTTTATGTCCTTTTTAATATTTGTTTTTAGTTGCTTTACGTGTATAACATATAAGGCAGAAATAGAAGGAAAATCTGCATATGCTAGTACAATAATCAAGAATGTATTTAAACATTATAAACTTTTAATTATGATAATATTTAGTCTTTTTGTAGTATCAAATGCATTTACTAAGCTGGGAACTGCACAAGGAATTTTTTCAATTATAACTCTTTTATTAATATATTTTGGTTTAATTTCAATTGATATTTTTAAACCTGTAGAAAAAGAAAACATGTCACCAATTGTAAGTTTTGAACAAGCTAAAAAAAAATGTGTTGGTTCTGAATTTATTAAAAATAATGTAGGGTTTTTAAGTAGTTTATTAGGACAAAAAGGAGGATCTATATCAAAAGAACTTAAAAATGCAAGTAAAATATTATCTAAAAAATAATACTTAAATATTTATTACAATAAATATAAATAATGGGAAAAGATAAACTACCAAAGCATCCTTTTGTAAGTGTATGTATGCCAACTTTTAATCGCAGACCATTTATTCCAATTATTATTGAATGTTTTAATAATCAAACTTATCCAAAAGACAAGATCGAGTGGATTATTATTGATGATGGAACTGATACAATTGAAGATCTAGTTGTTAACATTCCTCAAGTAAAATACTTTAAATATGATCAAAAAATGACACTTGGTGTTAAGCGCAATTTAACAAACAGTAAAGCATCAGGAGATATTCTTATTTATATGGATGATGACGATTATTATCCTCCTGAAAGAATAAGTCATGCTGTTGAAACTTTGCGCAAAAATCCAAAAGCTTTATGTGCTGGTTCAAGTGAAATGTATATTTATTTTAAACATATTCAAAAAATGTATAAATTTGGTCCTTATGGCCCTAATCATGCAACAGCTGCAACATTTGCATTTAGAAAAGAGTTGCTTAAAATAACACGATTTGATGAAAACTCTTCTGTTGCAGAGGAAAAAAAATTTTTAAAAGATTATACTATACCTTTTGTACAACTTGACTCAAAAAAAACTATTTTAGTATTTTCTCATACTCAAAATTCATTTGATAAAAAAGAGCTTTTAAATCAAGGATCTAATCCATTTATTAATGAAACTCCTCTTATTCCATCAGATTTTGTTAAAGAAGCAAATATATTAAAATTTTTTATGGAAGATATTGATGACAAACTTAACTCATATGATCCAGGAAGAACAGATCATAAAACAGACGTTACTAAACAGCTAGCAAATATAAAAATTGAACGCGAAAAAATGATTTACGATTATGTAAAAAAAGAAACGGAGTATAATGAAACTATGACTGCAATTCATATGTTAACAAATCCTCAAATTTTGCAACAACGTATTGAAGAATTAGAGAATTATGTTAAAGAATTATTTAACAATAACAATTTTTTAGATAGTAAAATAAGGACATTTACTAATGAAAAATTTGATGAAGAAGATAACTCTGACAGCATTATAAAAAAGAATACGACAGAAACCAATCATATTATTTTAAAACAATATATTGATAAATTAGAAAATGTTATAAACCAATTATCAAGCAAAAATAAATTGTTAAATGAAAAATTGAAGGAAATTATTGCTGCAAAAATTCAAGAAAAGAAGAATAAAAAACAACTCGACACTGGTCCTACATTAACTTTGACTCCTACTAACAAGTAATAAATAATAAATAATAAATAATAAATAAAGTACAATGTATTTATTATTTTCTACACATCAAACTCACATTCCTCTTCATCATCATCTTCTTCTAATTCTTTATCAACAGTTCCGGTTGCATTTTCTTTTATATATTTTTCAATATATCTATACATTCTATTTATATCTAATTTACCAATTTCATAATTCTCCAATAAATTTAAGATTTCATTATCGTCATATTCATTTTTTAATCCAATAAAAAAACCAAACAAATCTTTTTTATCCATTCCTAGCCTTTGACACAACTTTTGAATAAATAATGAATTATTATATTCAGTTGAATATTTTGTTAGAACTTTTGTAAATCTTACTTCAGTTGGATTGTATTTTTGTTTATTTTTTAAAGTTTCATGATATAATTTGTTATTTTTAAATGTCTTTATGAGTGAACTCATTTCATTAAATTGCCAAATCTGCTTCTGAAATGTAATCCTATCAATATAATCAGCAAAACATATATTATCTAATTGTTTTAAATAAAATGGTACTGATTGTTTTTTATCTATTTTATCAATTACATCAATAATATTTTCATGCCATAATAATCCAACACTTGTTCTGTCTGTTTCATTCATAATATTATTATGTTCACTAAGAGGATAATAATTATTTATTAATTTATTTGTAATTTTCTTTGTATCATCACTATATGACTTAATTTGTAGTACACTTTCAATAATATCAAATGAAAAGGTTTCTGATTTTTTATATAATTTATATATGTTATCAATTTTTCTAAGATCTCCTTGAACATACTTATTAATTTTATCCTTAATATCAGCAGTTACATTAGGCATTAATGTTTGTATAATAGTTGTTGTTTGAGATTGTGTTGGTGGTTTTAATTCAATAATATTACACACTTTCATTAACTCCTTAATTTTTTTATCAACTTTATAATTTCCAATGCATATAATAGGATTAACGGTAGTTTCTTCTAGCTTCTGTTTTTTTGTTTTTTTAGGTCTTATTAATTTAATTAAAGTATTAATACCGCCTTTATCACCATTATTCATTCCATCAATTTCATCCATAACAATCGCTATCTTCTTTACTTGTTTATGAAATAAACTCATTATATTTTTGTCTGACATATTATGCTTCGTTATATCTTCAATTACACTAGTATTTCTAATATCACCAGCATCATATTTAATAATATCATAATTCATTTCTTTTAATAACTTGGTAACAAAAGTAGTTTTACCTGTTCCAGGATCACCATATATATATATACCTTTTTTAAATAATAAATCGTTTTTATTTAACTCAAAATCTTGCAATATTTTTTTTATATTTGCTGCATTTTCTTCTCTGCAGCAAATTTTATTTATATTGAGTTCTTCCATTTTATATATTTAATAACATTCTTTTTATGTAGATTTTTACCTAATCCTAGTTCTTTTAAAAAAATATTAATTATTTTTAAACAATTTTCCGACTCGTTTTCAATTGAATAATTAATAACAAAATACAAATAATTACTAAATGACATATTTTTATAATATACTTGACCTTTTTCATACCATTTGAAATAATTTTCTCTAATAATCAAATTTAGAGTATATTCATTATCTCGTTTAATGATGTTTTTAATATAATCATCAAATTGATTGGGTCTTATTCGAATTAAATAATGATATAATCTATAGTTCTCTTTATTTGTAAAAATAAATTTATTTTTTGGTATATATTCTTTAATTAAGCTGATTAGTTCATTAGGTAAATTACAAATTTTTGCAATGAGTTCCTTATTCATTATAGATATATTAGATTTATATTTATAATGATTTCATATAATAATTAAATATTTATGTTGATTGAGGTTGATTTGTCTGACAAGGATTACTAACACCATATGTAATTGCATCCCAACTTATACCGCAATTTTTAGCCCAAGTATATTTAGCACATGCACTATTAGACCCTACATAAGGTGCTACACTAAAATCCATTGTTAAATGTTTTGATCCACTTGGCGCCGGACATGTTCCTAAATCTTTAACATTAATACATTTAGCATTACTAGAACCATCTGTAATCCAATAGTCAGGACAATTAGGAATCATAGGTGGCCATTGATTATCCTTTCCAGCTAATAATACAAATCCAATCATTATTAAAGAAATAATTAATATTACAATAGCTACGAACAAAACTGTTTTTTGAAATCCGTCCATATAAATTAAATATATATAATTTTTTCTATTTACCTATTTTATATAATGAATAAAACAAATAATGGACGTGTAGATATTAAAACTCCTAATACTTCAAAATTGTTTCAAATGTATGATAAAATTCCTGCTAACCAATGTACTACATTTAGAAGTGCAACTGAGGGATTATGGGATTCAACAACATTGTCTCAAGTATTTTTTTCTGAACAAAACATTCAAATTATTCAAAATGGAATAAGAGCAGGTGTTTATAAAAAATCAAATGGTCAATACACAATTGGTCCTCAAGATTGTGATTCTCTCAAAATTATTATGAGAAGTGTATTTTTACAGTATTCTGCAAATCAACCTAATAATATTTCTGAACAAATTACAGAGCTAAATAAGATTGTACTAGACTATTGCATTCAACAAGTATATAGTGAAGCACAAGGTTACATGACTTATGTAAATGATGTTAGTACACTTGTTGTTCCAATTGAACGACCAGTTATGACTAGTAATAATGACAGACAATTAGAATTCAAAACATGGTTCTAAACTACCTTTTTTAAAGGTTGATCCAAATATTACCTTTCACTTAAGAGCGAAGCGTCACTCGTTTCGCTTAACAAAAAATTCGTTTACAAATATTAAAAAATATAACTTAAAATACAAATGTCCTTTGGTAAATATACATATGGCAATCCTAATATATATTATCAAAATCCTCAAACAAATTTAACAATAGGCAATTTTTGTTCAATAGCGGCAAATGTAAATATATATTTAGGTGGCAATCATAGAACAGATTGGGTTACTACATATCCGTTTGGTCATATACACCAAAATAAATTTAATGATTTTAATGGTGATGGTCATCCTTCTACAAAAGGAAATGTAATTATTGGTAATGATGTGTGGATCGGTTTGGATGTTACAATTATGTCTGGAGTAACTATTGGAGATGGAGTTGTAATAGCAAATAATAGTCACGTTGTAAAAATGTAGAACCTTATACTATTGTCGGCAGCAATCCTGCAAAATTAATTAAATATAGATTTACACCAGAACAAATTAGTAAACTATTAGAAATTAAATGGTGGGATTGGGATGATGAAAAAATAAATAAATATACACCATTATTATGTAATAATAATATTGATGAATTTATAAAATTTTCTACACTTTAATTTTTTATATTAAATGCAAAAAAACATTATACATAAAAATGAAATACAAATGTTCGTAATACTATCTTTATAATAATAATAGTAAATATATTTGTTATTTCTTAGAATTGCAGGTTCTTCTTCTTTTAGTTTTTCTTTTAGTTTTTCGTTTAGTTTTTCGTTTAGTTTTTCCTCCTTCCCAATCTTCATTGTTTTTCCACATATTATTTGGATTGTATATTTGACTTTCATCTTTCCACATATTATTGTAATCTTTTTCTTCATCTGTAAATAGTAATGGGTTTTTATTAGATATATGTGATAATAATAATCTTCGACCATATCGTTTATTTTCATTTGATGATTTTGATGATGATGATGATGGTAATATTTCTTCTGTGTCGGTTAAATTTGACAAACTAGATTCATTCGACGTTAAAGATGACCTTATTGATGTTAAAGATGTGGTTGATGAAGGTCTTACTTCTGGTTCTGATAATTTTATTAAATTTTTCAAAAATGTCTCAATATTTTGTATACAATCTAACCTATTAGTTTTACTTTCTCTATTTTTTGCTAAACTATCTAATAATTGTTTTATTTCATTTTTCTCATTGTCATTAACAGTTTGAAAATGTTGCCAAACACTTTTAACAAACGCATCATTTGTTGTAATAAAACCTATTATTGTATTTATTTTATTTATTTTATCTTTCCCTAGCATCGTCACCATAAACCAAGGTATGTCACAAAGTTTATCTTTATATTTATCAAGTTTACATATAAATTGAACTATTGTATTAGAAAAAATAGAGCAACTTATTTTTGAGTCATCTTTTTTTTTTGATTTAGGACTTGATTTTGATTTTTGCATAATTTTTTTAATTTCATCAATAACAGTGTTAGATTTTTGTGTATCATTTATAGTATTATCAATAATAATTGCATTAATACTATCAATAAATGATGTATATTCATTCATTATATATATATATAATTATATATAATAATTACAAATAAATTTAAGTAATGTGTTTTTTATATTAAACGTGCCGCATCAAAAACAACAATGTTCTTCATAACTTTTTTAACAGAAGCAGAAGCCTTTACAACAGCTTTCTTTTTCTTTTCTTCTCCAGCCATCAATCTAGCTCTTTCTTCCTTATATTCAATATATTGATCTCTTAACTGATTTAATTCATTAGACCACATCTTATGAATTGTAGTATTCTTAATTTGTTCCAATTCAACTTCTTTATTACCCTTATCTTTTAGCAATTTATCTACATTCTCTTCAGTAACTGAATCCATTGGCATCTTAACTAAATATTTATATTCTTCATCATCTTCAATTTTATCGTAACTCTTTGCAGACAACATTTCAATAACTTGTTCCTTCTTTTTCTTACGCAAATCAATAGTACCATCTAAATTTTCTTTAATATACTTTGCTTTATTAGTTAAAAGTGTTAATTCTTTTTCAAACGCTTCAATCATATAATTTTTTCTATCTTGATACATATTCAATCGTGTTACGTAATATGCATCAATAATTTGCGATACATTTTCATATTTATGCAGCGTATCCTTAGCATCAAATAAATGCATATTTGTAGTCGTATTTGTTGTGCAAAGTTTCAATACTTTTTCTAATCCATTACATCCGTGATCTCCTTTAGATTGTTCTAATTCTTCCAATTTACCCTTCATAAATGTAATAGTAAAATCAACATTTGTATCCTTACTCATATCATCATATTCTTTAACAGTTGCAGCAATTTTTTTTCCTTCCTTATCCTGACCAGGTTCAATTAAATCTTCAAGCAATTCCTTGAAATCTTCAGTCCAATAACCAACTGGTAATTCAGTAACACGAATTTTATCATTTGCCAACTTTTCATAGCATCCTTTAATCAAGAATTTACCGTCACCTATCTTAGAAATTTGCCCCTTAAATCCTTCATAATAAGGCACAAAATCAATATCATCTTCAATATTTAATAATTTATTCTTAATATAATCAATAATTTGTAGCGGATTATAACACATAATGTCAGTACTAAAACCAGTACCAATACCCTTTGAACCATTTACAAGAATCATTGGAATAATTGGAGCATAATATATAGGCTCAACAGGTAATCCATCATCATTTAAATATGTAAGCACATTATCATCTGCAACTGGAAATATTGATCTAGTAATTTTATTTAATTGTGTAAATATGTATCTTTCAGATGCACTATCTTTTCCACCTTGTAATCTGGTACCAAATTGACCATTTGGAAGAAGTAAATTAATATTATTTGAACCAACAAAATTTTGCGCCATTCCAACAATTGCTCCATTTAAACTAGCTTCACCATGATGGTAACCAGAATGCTCTGAAACATAACCGGAAAACTGAGCTACTTTAATTTCAGTTGTCAAATTCTTTTTAAACGCAGAAAACAATATTTTTCTAAGAGAAGTCTTGAGACCATCCATCAAGTTAGGAATGCTTCTATCACAATCATATTTTGAGAAGTGTATTAGCTCTCTGTTAATAAATTCTTCATAAGAAACGCTTGATTTATTTGTATCTAAGTAAGCATCTCTATCATAAAGCTGCAACCAATCTTTTCTATCATCTGCTCTTTTCTTATTAAAAACCATATCAATTGTATTATCTGACTTTTCAGAATGTGAGAATCCAACAATCTTCTTCTTTTCAAAATACTCACGAAATTCCTTACCTGTACTCGTGCCTAAACCCTTGTAGTACTTAATCTTCCAACCTTTTGTATCATTTTCTTCCTTCCATGCATTATACTCGCCATCATTATAGAAATCCAATTCTACGCTGCCTTTTTTAGCCTTTAAAATAGGAGTATTCATGAAACCAATAAATCCTGGAATATTTGCAAGCGTTGGCCACTCAGATTGAAACAAATTAATACCTAAACCCTTAATATGACTACCATCTAAATCCTGATCAGTCATAAATAACACTTTACCATAACGTAAATTTTTATTCACATCTTCAATATTTAAATATTTCTTACTGGTTTCTAATCCTAATATCTTCTTAATTTCAGTAATTTCTTTATTTTCTGCAATTTTCTTAGTAGCTTCTCCTCTAACATTTAGAATCTTACCTTTCATTGGGTAAACACCAATGATATTACGATCTTCAGAAGATAATCCTGAAATTATACCTGCCTTTGCTGAATCTCCTTCGCAAAAGATAATAATACAATCTTTCGATTTTTCAGTTCCAGCCCAATTAGCATCTGTTAATTTAGGAATACCTCGAATACTCTTTGTCTTTGTACCATCAGTTTTTTTAACAGCTTTATTATCTTTTATTTCAGTTAATTGAAGTGCAGCATCCATAACACCCATTTTTGCAACTTTTTCAATAAATTTATCACTCACATCACACTTTGAACCAAACTTAGAGGATGGTGTATTCATATAATCCTTCGTCTGACTATCAAATGCAGGATTTTCAATATCACATCTAACAAACAATATAAGCTGTTCTTTAATTGAATTAGGATTCACCTTTACTTTTTTCTTTTTCTCAATAAAATCACACAACTTTCTAGTAATTTGATTTAAAATATACTCAACATGCTTACCACCCTTAGAAGTATGAATTCCATTTACAAAAGATATCTGAACGAATTCATTTGTAGGTGTAAGTGCAACAGCATATTCCCATCGATTACTATTTTCATCTTCTTCATATACACGCGGTGAAACACTTTTATCACCAATATACATATCAATATATTGCTGAAAATTTTTAACCGGAACAAGATCACCATTATACTTTACTTTTAAACTCTTATCAGTAACCGCAGAAACATCGTAGGTCCTTTTTTTCAGTAGAGCAATAAGGTCTTCAGATAAACTATTTATACCAAGACGCTTATAATCAGGTTTAAAAGTAATCTTAGTATAAGGTTTATTCTTACACTTTGTAATACTAGGTTTGCATATCTCATCTAAATTATTCTTAAATTCTTGCTTATATTTAAGACCACGAACATGATCTATTGTTTCAACAGAACCATAAGTTGACCAAATTAAAACAAGCTTAAATCCAAACCCATTTTTACCTCCAACAATTTTCTTTTCAGTTTTATCATAATTTGTAGATGTTCTAAGATGTCCAAAGATCATTTCAGGAATCCATATTTTATGTTCTGGATGTTCTGCAACATCAATTCCGTTACCATCATTTAACATTGTAATTGTTCCGTCAGCATCAATAGTAATTTCAATATTTGTAACTGGTAATGCATTTTGCTGTCCGTTTGCAATTGCTTGCAACATTCTAACAACATGATCACGGCAATTCACAATACCTTCATCAAATAATTTAAATAGACCAGGAATATATTTAATATTTTTTTCAACAATTCTATTACCTTCAATAACCCATTGTTCTGAATCAATTTCTTCAACAGAACCAATGTAAGTATCAGGGTTATCTAGAATATGCTGTTTATCAGTCTTCTGTTGATATTTATTTGCAAGATTATCGTTTGTAGCACTCATTGTATAATATATTATATATCATTCTTTTTATTCATTATTTCAAATTCAATTTTTTTTAAAATAAAAATTAAAAATAAAAATAAATAGCATATTATAATATATTATTATGAGTTCATATCAAAATTTAATGCCTGGAAAAAGGTCTAATATGAGAAAAATGATACGCTATACTGCTGAGTATAACGCTTTTTATAATTATTTAAGTAAAAATAATAGCAATTTTAACAGTAATTATAACCCATCAAAATGTGTTTGTATACCAGATAATTATGTTAAATATGTAGTTGGATCTGATTCTCCATCTACAAGAGTTTCAAATAATGTAAGAATTGCTCAAATTGTAAATTATTCAAAAGGTGGAAGAAGTGAATTTGGAAACTTTTATTTAGGACAACCATTAAATCTAAATTATTTAGGTAGAATGGAGGGAATGCCTGGAGGAAGTGGAAGTCCACCAACCAACTTTTAAATCTACTTTTTCCACTTTTAAGAAAAGTGGAGCAAAATAATAAAGTAAAAAATAAAACTCTGTTGCCACTCTTTAGAGAGAATATTAAAGCAAAATAATAAAATAAAAACAAAAAACTTATTTGCGTTAATAAAATTATTATCCAATTAAAAATTTATTTTTCTCATATTATTTTATAAATGACACACCAACAAACTATTGGAACTCGTGCTCAAGTATGGCACGGAACTGCTAAAAAGACAAGTGGAGGTCTTACTAAGGCTGCATTAATGATGAACAAACACGGTCGCATTGTTTCTAGAAAGAAGCACAATACTGCCAAAAGAGAGAAACGTCTTGTTAAAGCCGGTTTTTTAACTAAAAAGGGACATTTTGGTTTTATTAAGAAGGGACGCAGAGGCAGAGGAAGAAGTAAAAAAATGAGAGGTGGTGCTAAAGACGATGATGACATGATGGCTGATGACAATATCGATGATGATGATGATATTGATGATATCGATAATGATGGTGAAAAAATGGGAGGAAAAAGAAGAAACAGTCGCAAAATAAGAGGAGGTATGTACGCTTTATCTCCTTCTCCTATTTAGTAGAATTAAGAATACATCTAGTGTTGATCTTAAATTTATTGCTGAAAATGCAGCAATGTAAATATTCTTATTTAGAGAAATATATAAGAATAAATTTAATTTAAATATTTAATATTACTTGCGTTGCAATAAATTTATCGTACACAATACTGTCGGAAAATTTAAAATATAAGTATTTTTCAAAAAATCGTTTGCTTACTACAAATTTATAGGACATAGATTTACAATATTTGCAATAAATATTATAAGTTGTATCAAATGATATTAACTCAAGCTCATGTTCGTTCTTGATTTGCTCTTTAATAAATGCAAATGAGTTTTCAATATCGTTTATTTTATTCCACATATTTGATGACACATTCAATATATATTTATCTTCAATAATTTCAACGTTTGGAAAAAAATGTTTCAAAATTTTTAAGATATTCTCTTCAGATATGCTGCCATTTGTCATTAATTGTTCCAATGAATTTTTACACCATAACTTAAATAATGAGCATAATTCATCTATTTCTAATTCATTATCAAATAATGTTTCTGCATCATTTGCAGAAGTAACTATAGTATTTTCCCAAAATTTTATAAAATCGCTATGTATTGGTATATACTTACTAGTAATTCCTGTAAAGCAATCGGTTGCTTCATTATATGTAAATCGTTCTTTCAATATATTTTTTAAATTGTTAGAATAAATTACACTTGGTAAATTGATATTAGAGAGAAATTGCTTCCAAACAAAATGCAAATTTTTCCACTCGATAGTAGATGCGCTAGTGTAGACTTCTTGATTTATATTTTTATTACCTTGATCAATATATTTATCACAAAATTCAGAAACAATTGTTTGTGGTGTTGTATTTTTTAAATAGTAAGTATACATTTTAAGTTCATCATCTGATTTATTTTCAATAAATTTATCCGAATTATCGTAACATTTAGAGTAATGTGCTGAAACACATAATAAATCTAAACCAATTCGCTTTAATAATTCTCTCCATACATCATTTGAGAATCCTTCATTTATTTTAATTAAACGACAATTTTCATAACTATGGTTTTCATGATATTTAGTCATAAAATTATTAGTAGAATTATTATATCCAATAGAAGAAAATGCAACATTATCTAGCTCATTTGTAAATTGTTTCACTTTTTGACTTACCAAAAATATTAATTGTTGATTTTTTTTAAGTATATTGTCACCAATTACAGTAAGAAAATATTTAGCGGCATTTTTTGAAAAAAAAAACGATGGATATAATACATTTAACACATTTTGAATAGTATCTGTTTCAGGAAGACAACTAAAAAGAGATCTTTCTTTAATTAATTTAATAACATTCAGCTTAGTTTTGTATTTCCATTGCATTAAAATTCTATCTTTAGATATTGTTGAAAGCAATTTATGAATAACGTCATCTTCTTTAACGATCAAATATTTCTCACCTGTATATTCATAAAAAAAGTTGTTATTTGGTAAATAATAAAAATTATTTTTACTTAAAAAAACCTGTATAAAATTTTGTTGCTCATTTGTTAAATAAGTGTATCGATTTACTCTCTTCTCGTGATTCTTAAGTTCATTATCTAGAGTATTTGGCAAATAAGTAACAACATGATTATATATTCTCTGAAGCATATATTCGTTACCGTTGTATTTTTCTATTAAATTCATTATGGTTTCCCTGCACTTTAATTCAATATCAGCCATTATATAATGTATAAATTATATATTTAAATAAGTTTTTAAAATAAGTCTATAATATTTAAAAATATTTAGAATATTATTAATTATTTAAATTAATTGCGTTTAAATAATTATTATTGTAAGGATTTAAAGATTGTTTAATAAATTTTGGTATAAATGTCCACATCACATAATAAAAATCACACAATTACCCCAACAGATGGAAATGTTTTAACAATTAAAACAGTTCAAATTGCGCCTTTTAGAACATTAATGACAGCTTTAAAGGATATTTTGTTAGAAACAAATATTACTTTTGCACCAGATGGTATTCGCATTATTAATATGGATAAATCTCATACTATTTTAGCACATTTGCATTTGGCCGCACAAAATTTTGAATTCTATGAATGCAAAAAGGAAAAAATTATTATTGGTGTCAATATGTTCCATCTATTTAAGCTAATTAACTCTATTGATAATGATGATACTTTAACTATTTATATTGAAAACAATGATTATGCCGATGGTATTGTTTCTCATTTAGCTTTGAAATTTGAAAATGGAGAGATTAAGCAATGCAAAACTCAAAAGTTACGATTAATTGAACCTGAACCTGAAGAGCTTCATTATCCTGATGTACCTTTTTCATCTATTATTAACTTGCCTTCTGCTGACTTTCAAAAGATTATTCGTGATCTTTCTTGCATTTCTGATAAGTTAGAAATCAAATCAGTTGGCAACGAATTAATTTTTAAGTGCTCTGGTCAATTTGCGTCAGCTGAAATTCATCGTGCTGAATCTGATGGATCAATGGGATTTATTCAAAAGCAAGATTCGTCTAAAATTATTCAAGGAGAATTTTCACTTAAAAACTTAGGATATTTTATTAAATGCACTAATTTATGTCAACAAGTAGAGATGTATTTAGCAAACGATTTACCATTGGTTGTTAAGTATGATGTAGCTAGTTTAGGATCTATTAAACTTTGTCTAAGTGCTTTACCTTCTACGTAAATAAAATATAAATTATTATATAAATTATTATCAAATAGTAATATATATAATGTCAAGAAATTATGGAGCATATAGTCAATATTTAGGTGCACAAAGATGTTGCGATTTAAGAGGTCAAGGGCCACAAGGAGCGGTTGGACCCACTGGACCTGCAGCTATTGGACCTATTGGAAATACTGGACCTGCATCAACTGGACCCACTGGACCTACAGGAAGAAGTTGTCGAGGACCTACAGGCGAAGTTGGGCCTACTGGAAGTAAAACATTTATTATCGACCACCCCGTAGATACTAATAAACATTTAGTGCACGTTTGTTTAGAAGGCCCTGAAGCTGGCGTTTATTACAGAGGTAAAGAAGAGATTACTAATGGGGAATATATGCAGGTTATTTTACCTAATTATGTTGATAGTTTAGCACATGATTTTACTGTTCAAATTACACCTATCTATAGTGGAAAAATAGTTACTTTAAATGCTGGAGAAGTTGAAGATGGTAAATTCAAAGTATATGGAGAAAATTCCAAATTCCACTGGACAGTTTATGGCAAACGATATGATATTAATGTTGAACCTGATAAAGGTAGCGTTGAAATTAAAGGAGACGGACCTTATTTATATATTTAGAAGAAGATTGAGTGGATTATATATTATAATTATATATATAATATATATAATTATATGTCTGGCCCACTACCTTATATCACATTCGCAGGACCAGTTAAAAATATTAAACCTGCAAATGTTAATGTTAATTATACAGGTCCTAGAGAAACAAGTGAAGGCGAAATAGTCCCTGGAACTTTAGCACAAAGAGCATTAAGATTATTTTATGTAGGTGACCCTTTACCAATATATAAAGACTACGATGGTATTCCTACTGAACTTGGATATAATAACCTTAGCAAAAAGTATGGACCAGGAAATGAGCATTTTATAACAGATCCTGATGAGGATCCTGATGCATGGTATTTAATATTACCCACAGAAGGTGAAAAACGTCCAGAAATAAGAGATGAAATTAAGGAAGCTGCTGCTTCACCAGATATAACAGACAGACCTATTATTATGTTAGTAACATCAGGAATGCCTCATGCTATTATATATATTTTTCATCAGGCAAAACTATATACATGTGGTTATGGATATGACGACAATGGATCTGAATATCGTAATTTAACATCTGAGATATTAACTAAATCAGGAATGACTGATGTTGCACAAATATTTAAAGAATTGAGAGGTGCTATTTATACAGCAGATAAATTAGCACCACAAGAAAATCATGAAGCAAAAATATCTTGGGTAGGATTTTTAGATACAGGAATGGTGAATCGTATTCAAGATTTTTTAAATAATACATTATACATTATTTTTAATGGCAGAAAAGAAGGAAGATATTACAAGGTATCAAATACTTCAAAACTTTTAGTTTCCAAATCATATTATGCACCAGCATACATTACACGTGAAAATGAAGCATATAATTGTCTTACATGGGCGCAAAAAATATTGGGTATTAATATAGATTGTGGATTAATTGGCTCTCCATCAAGTTGTATAAGTATTACAGAAGCTCAGTTTGAATTGCTTAAATCAAATATGAATAATAGTAATTTACCACAAATTATTGAGAAAATTCAAAAAACGCTTGTTGCTCCACCTAATATATGTACCAGAATAGGTAGAGCTATGGGCATGTGTGGTGGTTCAAGAAAAAGAAAAAGAAAAAGAAAAGGTAAAAGAAGATCTAGAAAAGCCAAAAGGACTAATAAAAAAAGAAAATACAATTAAATAAATTTACAATATGTATTTAAATAAATCTATGTTATTTATTTAAATATGAATACAATAGTTTCAGCATTTGTAAACAATGTTAATAATCGGTACATAAATACGACAACTTATTATTTTGAACTAAGTAAACCTTTATTAATGTCATCAGTACCAAAAATAATATTTGTTGATAAAATAATGTTAGATTGTATTGGAGAAAATTATGATAAAACTACTACATTTATAGTTGAAATAGATAAACACGATTCTTATTTATATAAATTTCAACATTTATTAAATAAATTTCAGTTAAATTCAACAAACTGTTCAAAAGATACAATTGAATATATATTTACAATGTGTAATAAAACTGAATGGATTAGAAAAGCTATTGAAATCAACCATTTTAATACAGACCATTTTATATGGATTGATTTTGGAATTAGACACGTTTTTAAGGAGTTCAATAATGACATATTTATAGAAAAAATAAATAGTTTACAATTTAAAATATATGATGGTTTAAGAATTGGCAGTATATGGGATGTAAAATGTAATTATGGTATTGATATTTATAAAGATGTTGCGTGGTATTTTGCAGGAGGTGTTTTTGGCGGAAATCTAAGTTCTTTAATTAAATTTGCCGATCTAATGATGACAAAATGTATAAAGATTATAAAAAAATATAATACCATCATGTGGGAAGTAAATATTTGGTATTTAATTTATTTAGAAGATAGCTTACTATTTAATATTTATAAATGTGACCATAATTGCAGTATTATTGATTGTTACTAAATGAATAATAATTCTATTAAATTGTATTAATTATATTTTACAATAGAATCTATATATTTTTTATCGTAAACACCTATTCTAGTAGTTCTATCCCAAGTGCTATAATTTATTAAAACTCTATCATCTTCAACAACAATACTAAGAGAATATTCAATAGGTTCACCTTCAAACTTAAATGGTGCCGAATAACGTAGTAAGTTCATATTGTTGTCAAATACAGATATTATATGATAATAATGGCGTGGTTGTTCATAAGAAACTATATGACATATAAACCATATTTCATGCTCCAATATATCAATAGATATATTGCCATTATTGTTATCATTAATTTTTTTATAATAATTGTATCCGCATGATGATCCTCTGACATGAGAAAATATCTTTGGCATTTTTCTCTCTTCTACTAAAGAAAGGGTTGTTTTTTTGTCATTTATTTTGCATATTTGCAATGGACACCATTTATAAACTATATGATCTTCACCATCATATTTTACATAGACCCAATTCTTTTCGCATGATGTATTGTTGAAATTTGGTTTAATTTCATTTATTTCTAATTTATTTGTTACTATATCATAAATGCCTGTAACAATACCCAATTTATTGTCTTGATGAAATCCTGTACCTATATATATTAATTGATTATTTGAATTTTCTCTAATCCTAACATCTTCAACACCAATGTATCGTCTATTATCAAATGATGTATCTATCAATGTTTCTTTTAATACATTTAAATTATTGTCTAACTCTACATATTTATTTACAGTTATAATATGATTATCGCAGTCGATATATGAACCATTAGGTTGTATTTTATAATTAACATATCTAATATTCATTTTATAACTGTTGTTAATTTTATTTTTTATTAGGCAACTTGATGACGAATTTAAATTATAATCAATATCATTTATTTTTAAATTAATATTGCTATCAATTTTTAACATTTGTTTTTTATGCAAAATATCCTTATAAAATTTTATATTTTGTAAAAGATTATTATTTTCAGAACCATTATCGGAATTATTTAAAATTTTAATTACTTCATCATTAATAATTTTAATTCCTGTGTAAGAAGAAAAAATAGTATATTCATAATAAAGCCTATGCATATAAATATCATTATGTAAAAAAAGATAATTGTCTCTATTTAACCCTAATTTCAAATATTTATGCGCTTCTTGGTAAAAAAGGTTAGCTAAATTACTTTTTCCTATTTTTCTATAATGTGAAATTATTTCATATAATCCTTCAAGTCGTTCAGGATAAAAATTAAAGCCATCCATCCAATATTTGATAGCATCATCCATTTTACCCATATTTTTAAAGCATAAACCAATTCTATAATAACTATACCAAACTTCCTCTTTCCAACCACCAAATTCTATGCGTTTTTTATATGCATTTATTGCTTCTCCATATCTTCCCGAATCATGATAACTGTTAGCTAAATAAAAATAATAACGTTCATTATTTGGCTCTTCTTTAATGCCATCTAAAAGTAGTCGAACATCTCTTTCATATTTATCACTTTTACATCCTCCATCTCCATAATCACGAATAAATATTTCGTTTTTTTTAATTGATAAAGTTGTATTATTAGAAGGTGTATTAATATATTCGTGAGTTACACCACAGTACACATATAGCCCATTGTTTTTTACAATTCTCATATTTTGATAATAAAATGTCTCGCTTCCTTGAAGTATATTAAATGATGTTGCTGTTAATAACATTTTTTTATCAAATTGTTTAACTTCCAAAACCATATCAGCATCTAATAGCAATACATAATCAGACATACCTACACACGCCTTTAAAGAAACATTCCTATTATAGCAAAAATTTTTAAAGGGTTCTGTAATAACTTTACCTTGAATACCTTTTCTAGATAAATAATCTGTAATTATTTGAACTGTATTATCTGTTGAACCTGTGTCGCAAATACAATAACAATCAATAATTTGTAAAACAGAATCAAACAATCTTTTTATAATTTTGCTCTCATTTTTAACAATCATATTTAAACATAATGTTGGGCTCTGCATAGTAAATAAATATTTTAATAAGATAATTTTAAATTATTAAATAAATATATATATATATATTAAATATAAAATGGCCAGCACAAGATTTAAATATGATGATGCAAGAACAATAAAATCTCTACAACAGTCAACTGATCCAGGTAGATGGGTTTTAAATGTTCCGGGAAATGGTGCAAATCCATGTTACATGAAAGATCCTCAAATTATTATTCAAAAATGGGGAGGGAATTTAAGAACAAATACTATTAACTTAGAAAGTGAATTAAGAGGAGTAAACAGACAACTTGGAAGAGATTGTTTAGGAAAAGATGATTATAAAACCTACACAGTAGGTAGCTCAGCTATTCAATATCCTAATTGCAGCAATTTGTTTACAGAACAATCAAGAGCAACAAATCCTGCATGGTGGTATAGAGATTTAGAACAAAATAATTTTGAATATCCGCCTTTAAATCCTCAAGTAAATACATGCTTGCCTTTTCAAAACAATTTAAGCACAAGAATTTTAGAAAAAGATTATTACACACCCAAAAGAGATTGTCTAATTGATGAAACCAAAAACTATTTACCTTCAAGTTATAACTTAATTAGAGGTAATTATGTAGGCGGACCAACAACATGTCAACAAACAAATTCATGTCAACAAGTGCTTTCTAAAAAGTAAAAAATAGTTTAGTAAAATATTTTGTTCCACTACTCTTTAGAGAGAAAAAGTGGGATTATATATGAATAAAAAATATAATACTCTATATATATAAATATGGAAATAGCAATCCCTTTATTAGCATTAGGTGGAATGTATGTTGTATCAAATCAATCTAATGAAAGTTGTACTAAAAAAGAATTACGCCAACAATTGCAACAAAAAGAAAATTTTACAAATATGGGAACAAGAACAAATTTGGCTACAAGACAAAGTGAAATATATGGTAATTATTTACCAAACACAAATATTCCTCCACAAAACTTTCCTGTAACTAATAAAAATCAATTGGTTGATAATATCCAAGAATATTCTAATCCAAATGTAGCAACAGACAAGTATTTTAATCAAAACTTATACGAAAAAAAGGTAAGAAATGGAGAAACCGTTGGTAATACTCCTCAAGAAATATATTCTATGACTGGCAATTACTTAAAATCAGATCAATTTAAACATAATAATATGGTTCCTTTTAACGGTGGAAAAGTAAAAGGACGAATGTATGATGATAATATTAATGAATCTGTTTTAGATAATATGATTGGCTCAGGTTCTCAAGTTATTAAAAAAATAGAGCAAGCACCTCTCTTCAAACCAGAAGCAAATATGCAGTGGGCTTATGGAGCACCGAATCAAAGTGATTTTTACCAATCTCGTGTTAATCCTGGTACAAAGAATAATAATGTTAAACCATTTGATACTGTAATGGTAGGACCTGGTTTAGATCAAGGTTACGGAATTAACGGCAGTAATGGTTACAATTCCGGTATGGAAGCTCGTGACAAGTGGCTTCCCAAAACAGTTGATCAATTAAGAGTTGACACAAACCCTAAATTAGAGTACGAATTAGCAAACCATGAAGGTCCTGCTTACTCATTTATTAAAACTGCTCCAACAACTGAAATGCTTGGTCGTGTTGAAAAACAAAGACCTGATACATTTTTTATTAATACTCAAGATCGTTGGTTAACTACTACTGGTGCTGAGAAAGGCGAAACCTTAAGACCTATTCAAGAAATGGGAGTTGTTAGACGTAATGACATTCCTATTGACTATATGGGTCCTGCTGGAACTACCGATGTTAAAGCCACAACCGCACCTCAAAATTTTGAGCCATCTAAGCGTCATGAAGTATTTGAAGGAAGTATAAATCACTCACGTGCAGTTGGTACAGGTTCTCATATTGATGGAGACAACTTTTTACGTAGTCACACTAATTATGAGAATAATCGTTCTACTGTTAAACAACCAGAAACCATGAGAAGTGGATTTAGTAGTGCAGTTGGTGCTGTTATTGCTCCGCTACTCGATATATTTAAGCCAACTCGTAAAGATGAGACAATTAATAATGTTAGAGTTTATGGTCATGCAGGAACTGCTGCAGGCTCAAAGGGTCCAGTCTATAACCCACAAGATACTACATCTACCACTGTTAAGGAAACAACTTTATACGCTCCTAATTTTTACATCAATAATCAAAAGGAGAGCATTTATGTTAATAACTATACAGCTCCAGATAATACACAAAGAGATACTACTAGTTGCGAATATTTCACATCTGCAGGTGGATATGCAACTGCATATGGTGACATGAGCTATGAAGCAGCATATAAACAACATAATAATGATATTAAGGCTCAAACTATTGTAAATAGACCTAATCAAGGTGGAACACAAATATTTAACCAACAAATGCATTTATCTACCATTAAGAGTGATTCAGATCGTTTAGATGGAAGAGTAAATCCAGCATTCTCAAAACTATCTGGACTTCCACCTTCAGCTCAAACTTATGGTGCTATTCGTGCTCCTCAATATTATAACGAATGTGCTGGTTGTGACCGCATTAATCCTGATATATTAACAGCATTTAAGAATAATCCTTATACTCATTCTTTAACAAATTCTGTTTAAAAATATTTTAGCATTTTAAAATGAATTAAAGATATTTATTTAACAATATTTAATCACATGAATATTGTTAGATGTGCGCATAGTTTTAATCGCTGGTCAATATCAAATCCACACTATAGCAAAGTTTATGAATTAATTGGTAGCCCTAGACCATTTGATGTAACATTATTTGATGCAATGTTTTTTCTAAATAATTCTCAGAGTCCACTTTTAAATACAAATAAAAAAATTCAATATTATCATGATATAATAACTGAATATAAACCAGAAAATATTGAAATTGGATTAATTGCATGCAAAAAAACATATCCTATTTTTAAAGATACAATTAAATTTAATAAATCAATAATTGAATATAATTTAAATATGAATTTATTGTGTCAAGATTATATGCCAAATTGTTTTATAACTATTCCAAATGAATACCAATTTAATAACGTGTTTCATGAAAATACATCTATTCAAAACTTTTCATTTATAACTTCTATTTCAAAAAGTTTTCAATTTAAAAATACAAAAATGACATTAAGTGATAGTTTTAAAGATATTAATAATATGTTAGCAAGAATTGATGATAGTAAAAATAATTTTGGTTCTAAATTATACGTATCTTGTATTAATGAATGTCCTATTGATGGTAAAATGAATAATGATTATGTAGTAGATAGATTAATTGAATTAATTCAACTTAAGGCGGATATAATATGTTTATCTGACACATGTGGAACTTTGCACAACAAAGATTTTAAATATATTATTCAAAAAACATTAAAAAATGGAATTAATCCAAAAAAATTGTGTCTTCATATGTATGTAGATCCAAATTGTGAAAAGAATACAGAAAAAATATTTCATATTGCATTGGATCATGGTATAAATAATTTTAACGTATCTGCTTTTAATTTTGATGGATTTTTAAATAATGCAAAAAACTCTAATATCTTTCCAACACTGCAATATGAGTTGTATTATAAATTTTTACAATCATATATTATTGGTAAAACAGATTAAATCATATTTTATATTTTTTATATATTATTGCGTTATATTAATATATAAAAACACTTTATAAATATTAGTAAGTATAAATGACACTAGAAATTCATCAAAATATTAAAACTAAATTAATTTATTTTCACGAAATGCATAAAATTCCTAATATTTTATTTCATGGACCATCAGGCAGTGGTAAACGCACAATTGTTAACGAATTTATAAGCACTATTTATGACGGAAGTAGAGAGAAAATTAAATCTTTTGTAATGTATGTAAATTGTTCACATGGCAAAGGTATTAAATTTATTCGTGATGAATTAAAATTCTTTGCAAAAACTCATATAAATTCAAATGATGGAAATATATTTAAAAGTATTGTATTGTTAAATGCTGATAAGCTAACAATTGATGCTCAATCGGCTCTTAGAAGATGTATTGAGTTATTTAGTCATAATACACGCTTTTTTATAGTTGCAGAAGACAAATATAATTTAATGAAACCAATATTATCACGTTTTTGCGAAATATATGTTCCAGAACCTGTTGTAAACGGTAGAACAATTAATTTATACCAATACAATTTAAATAACGTATTTGAAACAAAAGACGAAAAAGTAACTAGAGAGAATTGGCTTAAAAAAGAGTTATTAAAATCTGTTTCTCTCAATACTTCATTAGAAGATTTAATCAATTTGTGTAAAAAACTCTACGAAAAAGCATACAATGCATTAGATATATTGCATTTATTAGAAAATCATAAATTTTTAGAAAATAAGTTTACAATAGAAAAAAGATATGAATTATTGATAAGTTTTAATCGTGTAAGAAAAGAATTAAGAAATGAAAAATTATTAATGTTATTTATTTTAAATTTTATGTTTTTAAGTTCAGAATTATCCTTAGAAAATATAAGTTTTATGTAATTTTTTATAAAAATATTTTATATATATATATGGAATTTTATGCACCTGTTACTTTAGAACATGGACTAAATTATGTTACTTTTATGGATGATAATAGAACAAGAGAGCTACCTAATACAATAACAATATATTTATTAGAAGACAATAATTATATACCAATTGGAACCCTAAGTAGTATTAGAAGAAACCCTGGTACACAACGAATTAGAAATAGTAGTGGTGAATATATTGGTATTGTAGATGAATTGGAAAGAGGAAGACTATTTATAAAAACTTCTGATTATTACAATACTCTTAATGGAGGCAAAAAACGTAGAAGAAAAACACAAAAGAGGTCAAATAAAAAAAGAAAACAAAGAAAAACAAAAAGAAGACAATAAGTTATTTTATTTTTATAATTAGTTTAAAAAAATAAATTATAAAACTAATATTTAGTAATTATGGATGATTTTAATGTTAGTGCGCTTCATGAATCTAAAAATGAATGGGGATCTCGTTTAGTTACAATTTTAACTCCATTAGTTATTGATGGTTATAAATCAATTTTAGAAGAATCTATTAAATTATGCAAGGAAAATGGCGAATCAGAAAAATATTTGATGACCTTTCAAAATTTAATCTCTCGCATTCCCAAATGGAATTCTCAAATCATAGAAACTGAGAGAAAGAGAATTTGTGATAAATCTGGATGCAATTATTTAGAAGATTTAGTTACATGCGTACATATTATTCAATTAAAAATTTTGACTGCTATGCGCGTTGGACAAAAACAGAAGAAAATTGACATTAATATTCCTAAGTTAGATATTTTTATTCATAAAACATACATTAATGTTGCTAGAAAAGTTTATAAAAATGTTTACTTGTTTGAAGTGAATGTACAACCATTACAAATTCAAAAAAATTATAGAGAATTGGAAATAATTGTTCAAGAGTGCATTTTGAATACATTGAGAGAAAGTATTCCTGTTGAGGCTATTTTAAAGGCATATATGGATGAAACGGTTGAAGAAGATGTTATTGAAGAAATTAAAGAACAAGTTATTGAAGAACCAATTAAGAAGCCAGTAGAACCTACAAATGTATCGGGTGGTTCTACAATCCCAAATTCAAATATTAATTCACCCAGTTCAAATCGTTTAAGTTTTAATAATATTGATTATGTTAAGAATTTGGATGGTAATGAAGTGTCGGTTAATGCACCAAAAGATATTCAAAGACTTGAAGAAATTAGTAAAATGAGATATCAACAAAGAAAAGCAGAAGAAGAAGAAGATGATAGCAACGAAAAACTTAAAATTTCTGATCAACCTTTTAATTTAGACGTTTTAGATGTTCATAATATTGAAGAACCTAAATTAGAATTATTGCCTGATTTATTGATAGATGATATTGAGGTTTTAGAATAAAAATAATATTTGCGTAAAAGTATAAATAAGAATTTTATTTTAATATTTAAAATGGACAATATATTTGTTATTGCAGCTATTATATCAGTTACATATATTATTTCAAAATTTATTGAAATGCGTTTTATTGAAAAAGAAAATAAACCTTTAAAGCTATTGATTAGAGATGCTCTTTTGGTATATTTTAGTGTTGTTTTTGGTGATTTTATTATAAGACAAGTTAATCCTGTTATAAATTCCGTATCTGGAGGATCAAATATCACGCCTGTTTTTACAGATAATCCTGGTTTTTAAGTATTTTTATTATTTTTCTAAATTTTGTAAAATTGTAATTAAATATTTATATTCAATGCTATTATAATCTATTAATTTATTGCTATACATAACGAGTATTTTATTTTGTAATTCAAAAGTGCAAATAGGAAGAATTAGTTTGTGCAAATTCAATTCTTCTGAGTCCCATATATTTTTATATGTAACTACACCCATTTTAGTTAACTTATTATAAATTTCACATTTAATTGCATTATCATTTGGTTTAAAATTATAATTTATTAATCCGACAACTCTATTTGTTTTAGAATCCATTATATATTATAAGTATATATTACATAATATATAAACAATTATTTCATTTTTTTTATAAATTTTTATCTACAACAATTTCCTTTAATACATTCTTAATAATCTTTTCATTTTTTTCATAATCATTGTCACCTTTGCCTCCCATTGACTCATAAATAATTTTATTATATTGTTCTGAATATTTAGAATGGTATGTTAAACAATCTGGATGTACTTCTTTAAATTTTGCAAACATTTTTGTATTTTTTGAAACAACTCGTTTAATTAACTTATGCATTTGAGTTTTATTTTCATCTCTTTCCCATTTATCATCATCTTTAATGTAAATTGTTTCTCTCTTTTTATCTGTACAATGGACAGGTCTTTTTGTTATATCCAGTTCTTTTAGATTTTTAACAATAATATTTGAAATACCTTCAATATATCCTGCTTCTCCTATATTTTCCAGATCAGAAAGCTGTATTTTGAGAGAATCTACAAACTCTCCAATATTCATAGCTTCTTTACATGTTTCATTTAAAAAGAAATTTAAATTAAATGCTTTGTTATGTGAATTAGTATGATTATTTGTTGTATTTGTATTATGACAATTATTGTAAGACTCTTTTTTTGCTAATTCTATGATCATTTCTTTAATTTCTTTATTTTCTTTCATAAGGTATTCAACCAATGCATCATTTTTATTATTATCATTATTAACATTTGTAATAATATTGTGTTTATTAGCACATTTGCTGTTATTTCTATGTTTCCAAAGACCTGAATTATCCTTATATGACTTGCTGCAATATTTGCATATATATTTTGAAGCTGTTTTTTGCTGGATTTCATTGCCATTTTCATTGCCAACCATTGCCATTTTATGTTTAGCAGTCAATATATGTGAATCATAGTTACATTTCTTGCTTGTATTAAAGTGACAATTTTTACAAGAAAAATATTGCGCTGGATTTTGCTGGATTTCATTGCCAAACATTGCCTTAATAATCTTTGAGAATTTATTTTTAAGTATTTAAATTTTAAAATTATCGTAACAAATTTATAATTATTTTTTCTGTGACCAGACGATAAATTTCAATTATGGTCTCACAATTGTATTTTTGAGAACTTGAAATTGGAAAAACCAAAAAATGGACATTTATAAATGTCCAAAATCAGAAACTCAAAAAAACTTTCCCAACAAAAATTTCAACATTTTAAATAATAAATTGAAAAAAGTACTTAAAGCCAAAGGCGAAACTTTGTTAAAGCCGAAGGCGACTTTTGGTAAAGAAATATTTCAAGTATTTTTATCTACAACAACTTCCTTCAAAACATTTTTAATAATTTTTTCATTTTTCTCATGATCATCATCACCTTTTCCTCCCATTGATTCATAAACTATTTTATTATATTGTTCTGAATATTTAGAATGATATGTTAAACAATCTGGATGTACTTCTTTAAATTTTGCAAACATTTTTACATTTTTTGATACAACTTTTTTAATTAATTTATGCATTTTTGTTTTATCTTCGTCTTTCTCCCATTTATCATCATCTTTAATATAAATTGTTTCTCTCTTTTTATCTGTGCAATGAACAGGTCTTTTAGTTATATCCAGTTCTTTTAGATTTTTAACAATAATATTAGTAATTCCTTCAATATAACCATCTTCTCCTACTTTTTCTAAGTCGCAAAGCTGTAATTTGAGAGAATCTACAAATTCGCCAATATTCATTGCATCTTTGCATGTTTCATTTAAAAAGAAATTTAAATTAAATGCTTTGTTATGTGAATTAGTATGATTATTTGTTGTATTTATACTATTATTGTTATTGGTTCCATTTTCTAATACTTTCATCATCATATTTTTAAGTTCGGTATTTTCCTTAATTAGAATCATAATTAGGTCTTTATCACTTGAACCTATACCATTATCCTGGACAAAATTCTGTTTATCCAAAGAAATACATTTTGCTTTATGTTTCCATAACCCATTTCTTGAGCTATATTCTTTATTACAATATTCACATATATGCCTTTTATCGTCTGGCTCATTTTTGCTCATTATTTTGTCACCTGGCGTCACCTGGATATGTTTACTAGACAACAAATGTCGATTTAAATTAAATTTCTTGCAGCAAGTATAGTCACATATATTACAATAATATATTTTTTGCTCATTTTGCTCATTTTTGCTCGCTAAAATGTCACCTAATGTTTCCATAATATATCCTGAGATTTTATTTTTAAGTATTTAAATTTTTAAATTATCGTAACAAATTGAAAATTATTTTTTCTGTGACCAGACGATAAATTTCAATTATGGTCACAAATTAATTTTTTTTCAACTTTGTTTTTAAAAAATTGAAAAATGGACATTTATAAATGTCCAAAATCAGAAACTCAAAAAAACTTTCCCAACAAAAATTTCAACATTTTAAATAATAAATTGAAAAAAGTACTTAAAGCCGAAGGCTAAACTTTGGTAAAGAAATGTATTTTAAAAATAAATATTATATATATTTTAAATCCATATATGCAGCAATTCTTAACGACCTGTCCAGACCTTTATTACAGGTTGCTTGATAGTGCCTTTTTTTAAGTTGGAAGTATATTCGTGAAAGGTGTATCCCCATTTTAAATATTTTTGAATGCATCCAAATAGTGATTTTTGATACAATATTTTTGGATTTTCTGTCGAAAATATGATCCCAATTATTCTCTCTAAACAACATCTATCAGACCTACATAAAACATATAAAATTAAATTTGTTAATCCATATTTGCTTTCAATTTGCAACAAAAAATTATGATTTATAAATGATTGGCACCCAAAACAACCATACCATACATCATCTTTCATACCTAATCTAATATCATTTGATGTTAGTTTATCTTTAATTATGTGATAATTTCTGAGTTTACTTGCAATTTTAATTGTATTTTCTTTATTTTCAATATGCTTATTAAAATGCCATAATGGTAGTACAGACATATTCTCTAGTTTTTCAAAATTTATTTTAATATGAAAAAAAATACTGTCATGTATAATAACCGCATTATCAAAAAATTTGTTTTTAATATAATAATAATAAGGTAGTAGCTCACCTCGACCAGGAAACTCAGATTGAATTATTTCAACATTTGGATATACAAATTCAGCTTTTACTAAATCTTGGTTGCTATTATCGTCAATAATAACTATTTTTTTATCCGGATAAAAAGTGCGTAGCAACTTTACTGAATGATTCCAATAATTATTTGTTAACTCAGAATTAACATGTCTGGTCATTATAAAACCGAATGAACTCATAATATAAATATATTTATATATTTGTATTATACTTTTAACTTGTATAGTAAGAATTTTAAAGTTATATTTTAGATACAAACTGGAATTTTATCAATATCAATTAATTCTCCATTGGGTACATCACCTTTAAAATTTGTATATGCACTGAATTCTGGTCTCTCTAATTGAGCTTGTGGAGTATGATTATGAACACATCTTGCAATCATTTTATACAATTTGAAATCAGGATATCTATCTACACCATTTCCCTTATATAACATATTTAAACCCTTATCGTCTAAACACCATTCTACAATCAATTTTTTAACCGGATCATTACATTTACTTAAATCTTTGATTTCATCAAAATCCTCCACTACATAATCAAATATAGAGCATGCAAGACGACATAAATCAAAACTGAAATTAGGCTCCAATCGCGGCTTCTTTTCATTTAAGTAGGGTTCGGTATTATATTGAGTTGCAGCATCACCACCAGCTTGAAAACTATCGCTGCAAAATAGTTTGCCATCAAATTTATAAATACTTCTACCAAAATCAATTATTTTAAATATGCGGCCAAATGTTGGCACTTTATAGTACTTCTTCTTATAGCAATAATAAATGAATTTCTTTTCTGTTTTATTGTACATTACATTGTTTGTATGCAAATCATTATGTGTAAAGTTGAATGCCTTTTGGTATGTAAGTAATATCATAATAATTTGCATTAATGCAGAAAACCACTCTTCCTTTGTTAATTCTTCTTCTAAAATTAAATTATCAAACGTATCATCGCAATTTTCCATGCATATTAATTGAATTGGAAATTTAGGAATTGTAACATTAACTCTCTCTTCTTCAAATGAAGATATATCGTCTTCTTCTTCATCTTCCCAAACACTACTCTCATCATCTTTGTTGTCTACATTTTCATCCTCTAGTTCTTCATTGTCTACATCTTCATCTTTGTTGTTTTCTTCAGTATATGATGTTCTTGAAGAGCATGAAGAATTAGATTTTAAACTAACATTTTTTGCATCATTGTTTTCAAGTAAATTTGAATTTGTCATATCAACCAAATCCATTGACATGTCTTTAAGATCATTTAAATCTAATGTACCTTCTTCAAAAATATCCTCAAATTGTCTATCATCAAATGATTTAATTGAAAAATTTTGAACATTATTTCCTATAGTAATTGGTTTAAGTTTTTCATTCTCTTCTTGTTGAAACAAATGTTTGTAATCATCAATTTTAAATAGAACACCTTTGTTTTTATTAAAAAATTCAGAATTATTTAAATAATCAATATCATCAAAAGCATTTACAATAAAATTATTTTTAATTCCTAAAAAAGAACCGTAATAATCAACTCCATGTAAAAAATTGTGTTCATATATTAAATTACTGGACAAAAATACAAATAATCCGTCTACATACGCAGAATTATTTTGGTCTATAAATTTTAAATTACAATTATCTAAACTAGAATTTAACTGAGGTAATGTATAATTTATCTTATCTTCAACATCGTATTTTCCAACTAGGTATTTAAATGGATCTAATAATGGTGCCATTTTGAAAAATACTTCTTTCTCTTTAATCTTATTAGTAGCAATATTTTTAATATTGCAGTCAAATATGTTTCTATTTAAATCTTCTTCGTCTTCACATTCCTTAACACTTGTTAAATACCATTTATTGTTAAAATTAACATTGTTATAGTTTGTATCATTTAATGCAAAGAACTTGTTATAAATAGGAATATAATTTTGAGATGAAGAGAGAAAAACAGTTTTTGGATTCTCTAAACCTTTAAAAAGTTCTTGATTCTTTCTTTTTTGATAATTAATATTTATCATTCTTTAGCTTTTTAATATATAAATTAAAATCATTTTTAACTTATTATTGTCCTTAATATTATAACATTGTTTTGCGTAAAAAAAAATTAATAATTATTTATCTAATAAGTAAATATGACGTCTCTTGAGTTAAAAAAATTTGATATGAAAAGTATTCAATTTAAACCAGATGAAAATAAGGGTCCTGTCGTTGTGCTAATTGGAAAGAGAGACACTGGTAAATCTTTCTTGGTTCGTGATCTGCTTTATTATCAGCAAGCAATTCCGATTGGGACTGTTATATCAGGTACAGAAGAAGGTAACGGATTTTATGGAAAAATGGTGCCAAAATTATTCGTGCATAATGAATACAATACTGCAATTATCGAGAACATCTTAAAGCGTCAGCGAACTGTGTTGAAGCAAGTTAAAGCGGAAATGGAGAAGTACAAAAGAACAACGATTGATCCGCGCGCATTTGTTATTTTAGATGACTGCTTATATGATAACACTTGGGCACGCGATAAAATGATGAGATTACTCTTCATGAATGGCAGACATTGGAAGGTAATGCTTGTCATAACAATGCAATATCCTCTCGGTATTCCACCAACGCTGAGAACAAACATAGATTATGTATTCATTCTTAGAGAGAATTACATAGCAAATCGTAAGCGTATTTATGAAAATTATGCAGGCATGTTTCCCACATTTGAGTCATTCTGTCAGGTTATGGACCAATGCACAGAAAATTATGAGTGCTTGGTAATCAATAACAACTCTAAATCCAATCAATTAAGAGACCAAGTCTTTTGGTATAAAGCCGATTCGCATGGTGATTTCAGGTTAGGCTCAAAAGAATTCTGGGAATTATCAAAGAATATCGGCTCAGACGATGAAGAAGAGAAATATGATCCAAATTCAATGAAGAAGAAGGGTGCTGGACCCAAAATTAGCGTAAAAAAGACAACAAAATGGTAATAAATCTTGCTTTACAATATAGTGAATCAAGATATTAATCCGCTTTCATAAAAACCGTTTATAAATATAAAACCAATAATAAACAACTTAAAGAGTATTTTATTATAAATTGTATAATAAGATGCAGGAACTAAACATCGTCGAACTAATAGAGAAAAATCCTATCTCTAAACTCTCAAAGGTATATAATAACAAATTAATAAGTAAAATTCAAGATAATTTTACAGGATTCGAACAACAATTATTTGTAAGCAGTTTTTATTGTTATTTAAATTATGATAAAAACTTAGATTTTATTGTTGATTTAGATGATATATGGAAATGGTTAGGATTTCAACAAAAAGTAAAAGCAGTTTCGTTATTAGAAAAACATTTTATTTTAAATATAGATTATAAAAATCTTGCTTTCCCACAAGGGAAAGCGGTTTTAAATAATGAATTAACCAAAACCGCTTATCAATTTGGAACAGCGGTTTTTAAAGAAGTAAATAATGTAAAACAAAATGGAGGACAAAATATTAAAAAATTTTTTCTTACAATTAAGTGTTTTAAATCTTTATGTTTAAAAGCCCAAACAAGTAAAGCATCAGAAATTCACGAATATTATATGAAAATGGAAGAGGTTTTACATCAAATTATAGAAGAAGAAACAGATGAATTAAAACTTCAATTGCAGCAAAAAGAAAATGTTATTTTAGAAATTAAACAAGAAAAGCAACAATTATTGCAAACCTCTAAAAAAGAAAAACAAAAAGCAGTAGAACAAGCCATTATAGTTCATTTTCCATTAAACACAGAATGCATATATATTGGCACAATTGACAACACAAATGAAGCAAATGAAAAACTAATTAAATTCGGACATACAAATGACTTAGCCACAAGAATGAACGATCATCGTAAAGGTTATACTAATTTTGAATTAATTGATGCTTTTAAAGTTCATAACAAAGTTGAAATTGAAAATTTAATTAAAAATCATTCAAAAATTAAAAAACAAATTCGTAGCATTCAATTAAATGGGAAAAATAAAACAGAATTAATTGCATATGACGAAACAGATTTTACTAGTGAAAAATTAATTAAAATTATAAAAGATATAATACATTCAAAAACATATAGTATTGAAAATTTTAATAGAATAATGAAACAAAATGAGGATTTAGAACATAAAATTAGAGAGATTGAAAATGAAAATAAAAAATTAGAAATTGAAAATAGAGAACTTAAAATTGAAAATTTAAAGTTAAAAGAACAAACACCAATATCACTTATATCTCAACCAGTTGAAAATATAGTAACTCAAATGCCACAAGCAGAAACTGAAATGGAAAAAAAATTTAATGAATTTGTAAATACCATATGCATAGTGAGACCTGACGTAGAAGAGTTTTCTACAGATCTAGAAGGCAGATACAGATTATGGAGTCAAGTTAAACCAACAAAAGAAGTTTTTCATGCTTTCAAAACATATTTAGACGCACGATTTAAACCAAAACGTGTAAATGGAGCAAATCATGGTTATGGCGGAATTAAATTAAAACCTGCAGAATATAAAAAATCAAAAGAAAATTCTGATGCTGAGACATTTATATTTCAAGCATGTCAATTTTCTGACACAGGTAAAGTATTAAATTCAGTTTTATTAAGTGAATACCAAAAATGGAAACAATCTGTTGGAAAAGAGTTGTCTGAAAATGATATGAAAGAGATCAAAGAATATTTAAACCAATCACCTTATGCGTTAAAAGCAGTAGTATGGACTACAGAAGGAAATAATGAAGGGTATTATGGTTTATCTATAAAAGAAAATGTTAGAGAACCAAAATTAATTTCATGTACTGGTAAAAAAGTGTATAAGAGAGAAGAAAAAACAGGTTTATTATTAGCAACTTGGGACACAATTGCAAAAGCCGCAACAGCTGAAGGAATATCAACTGCTAGAATGAGTAGATGTGTAAAAAATAAAACTATAGTAGATGATTATTATTATAGTGTTATTTAAAAAATTGATTTAAATTAATACATTATAACTAAATGTATTAATTGTATAGCATAATGAACGCAAAGTTGACTATTAACGACACTGAGTTTGATTTTAACGGTAACAAACTTAAACTTAAATGCAATCAAAATAGTAATTTAAATATAAAAAATATCGCCAAGTTTGACAATTTAAACGCTAATAGTATTAGAATTAATAATTTTAATATTTCTGGAAATAGCAATAATATTGAAATAGAGTATACTGGAAATGCAAGTGTTAATATTAGTTATAATGCTATAAATGATATTCAACATTCTTCTATTTATAAAGAACCTTGTATTATGCAAACCGAAAACCCTTTATTAACTCAAAACAATAATATAAATTTATTAATGGATGAAAATATTACAGATCCTGTTTCAAAACTAATTGAAAGAAATAGAAAAGCAAAAAGAGAGAGAATGCAAAAATTTGGAATAATTTGTTATGAAAACTATCATAATTTAAGCAATGAAAATAAAGAAGAAATATTAAATATTAATTTTAAATTAGTAAAAGCAAATAATGAACTATTAAAATTACTTAATCAAACAAGTTATACTCTTAAATCTAAAAGTGATAAGAATTGGAAAAAAATAATTACAAGAATTTATGATACTAATAAAATTATTAAGAGACAATATAACACTATTGGAGAACTAATTGAAATAAATAGAGAAAATATTAAATTATTTTGCAAGTATGAAAAATTACAAAAGTCTTTAGAAGAGTATAAAAATAAGCTGCTTAAGAAGGTATCTCAAGAAGGTTATATTTTAAAAAAAGAAAAAAGAAAATATAACCGTGCACCATCTGGATTTTGTAAGCCTACTTATATTTCTAATGAACTTGCAACATTTCTTGGTAAAAGCATTGGAACTCAAATGTCAAGAGTAGACGTTAGTAGAGAAATTAATTGTTATATTCGTGTAAACAAACTTCAAGATAAGTTTAATGGTCGTATAATTAATTGCGATGATAAATTAAGAATTTTATTAAAGTTACAACCAATTGATGAGTTAACATACTTTAACCTTCAAAAATTTATGAATATTCACTTTAAAAAGCCTACTTATATTTCTAATGAACTTGCAACATTTCTTGGTAAAAGTATTGGAACTGAAATGTCTAAATTAGAAGTTAGTAGAGAAATTAATTATTACATTCGTGTAAACAATCTTCAAGTTGGTCGTAAAATTAATTGCGATACTAAATTAAGAAATTTGTTAAGGTTAAAACCTACTGACGAATTATCCTACTTCAACCTTCAACAATTTCTAGATCCACACTTTAAAAAAGCAGAAACGACTGCATCTTCTAATCCTTTTAGTCGTCAAAGTTTATGGTAACTGGATATTTAATTAGACAATAATCTCTCCACGTTTTAAAATTTGAACTATTTAATTCACACCAATCAAACAATATTTTTTTATTTGACGCATTTACAGGGAAAGGTTTCCATAATTTATATTTAAAATGCAATAACAAATTCATAATTGTCATTTCATTTGTTTTACAAAGAGGCCACATATTCATTGCTTCCACAAGTTGAGATTTATTACAAATTTGCAGTATATCTGTATCATAAATCCAAACACAATTTAACATATGATTTGACTGCAAAATATTGGATCCATATTCGGCGACTAATTTGGCAACTAATTCTGAATTGTCATGACTGATTTGCGTCTCAAATGTTATAGGTGCATCAATTTTTCCGTCACGCGGTGCGATTACAGTGTCTTTATATTCAAGTTCCAAAAGATGTGAAACATCGTCTAAAACACGTAAGCCAGAATCTAAATAGACTACACGCTGCCACTGCATAAAAAAATCGTCAAATATATGCAATTTTTCCCATTGATTTAATTTATTTAATTCTCTCTTGTCGCCATCTGAAAATCCATTTTCACCGATCAATTGCAGCATTTGAACTTTGTCAATAGGATCAAACTTTACTTCGGTTACATTGTAAAAATCTGCAAAATTTACGTTTAAATCAAAATCGACAGTTATAAGAGAAATAGGACCTCTCCAATTGCCTCTGCTTCTTAAATCAATAATGGTGCGCTTAGCCTTAGGAAAATATTTAAGATCAGTAACTAATGCAAAGACAGTATCTTCTTTTAAATTTTTGTCAAAATTCATATAATGCTCAAAATGTGACAACTCTCTTAAACTATGAAATGTTAACGCACTTTCTAATTCGCCATCATTTTTATGCATTTCAATATGAAATTTATCTTCATTTATATGATGTATATTATGTGTTTTTTCTAATTCTTGAATCCATAATCCAATACATAAATCATCACACCAATGTTTATATACATTACTGATTCCATTTCTTTTAACATGATTGTGCAAGATTTTATATAATGCGTTTGAAATAGCATATCCAGCTCCACCTGACATATAGAGACAAAAATCTTTTTTAATGTGATCTAGTTCTTTACCAATATAAAAATTTTCAGAAGGATTATATTGAGTTAAATATTTTTGAAAACGATTATTAAAAACAAACGTATCATCATCAATAAATATATACCAATCATAGTTTAAAAATTCACCATCCATATTGTACATAAAATGAATGTATTTCCATGTTATATTTTTTAAATCATCCATTGCATACCAACCAAATTGTCTTCCCTCCACGTTAGGTTTTGAAGTTAAATAATAAATATTGTTTTTATTTATATTTTTAAACATAGTTTCCATTTGATAAGCTACTCGTGTATTTAAATATTTATCGCATGTTGAAATAATATAACAAATCCTCATTTAGTTATATTATTTATTTATTTTTAAGTCATTATTAATTTTAATTTACACATTTGGTTCAACCTTTTTTAAAAGGTAGATTTAATCAACTTGTTCCATAGAATCCTTAGTTGCAAAAGGTCCAGAAACTAATTGACTTTGACCATTGTCAGTCTTACCAACAACAATATTTTCACCTTCAAACAACTCATTGCAAATATCGGCAGTTGAAATGCTCTCTTGGTCTCTAAGTGCAAACTCTTGAGTATTAGCATTATTAACACCAATAAGGTTACCATTCTCGTCAACAGTTTGTGTAAGGACATTACCAGATTTCTCAGCATTTTTAACATTCTCTTCAATTGCCTTTTGCTTAGATTCCTTAACACGTTGATCAAAAGCAGTTTTAGCATTAGATTCATTTTTAGTCTTCTCACTCATCAATTGATTCAACTCCTCTTCCATATATTCAACACGTCCAGTCTTGTAAGCCTCAGGATCCCAAGGCATCCATAATCCAACAGGTCCAACAAAAACGTCATGATTAGGATCAACTTCCCTTAGCATTTTGCATCTAAGTTCAGCTTCCTCTTGAGTAGGATAAGAACCGCGAATTTTAAGTCCTCTGGTATTAGTTTGGAAATTGTGTGCAATGTCAAATTGTTTTTGCAATTCCTCTTCACTGTTATCAACAAAGGTCTTAAAATCATCATCCATACTAGATTTATTAATAGATTCCTTTTCTTCCTTAACAAAGTCCTTAAAGTCATTGGAAACATCATCAAATGAAATATTATATTTAAAAGAAACAAAGTTTAAGAATTGGACAAATTTCTCCATAGATTTGCTAAGTTCCCACTTCTTTAGGAACTCTTCAAAATAAAAGATTTGCTTGTCTTTTAGAATTTTTTCAGGAGAACAAAAGGAAACACATACAAATTTTTGTCCTGCAATAAGTTTATCTTCTTCAAGTAAATCAACATATTTAGGGTTTGTTTTACCATTAACTTGTTTTCTTTCAAAACCAGATTTTTTGGAACTATCTTTAGAACGACTCATTTTAATTAGTTAAAGGATTTAATTTTAAGTTTTTATCGCATAATATATATTTTTTTCTTTTTATTTAATATAAATGCTCGGACTTATTAACGTTGCTGAACTTGTTAAGAGAATCATTAAATACCTTGTTGAAGGTTTAATGGTAGCCATTGCTGCTTATGCTATCCCTAAACGTTCCTTGAATTTTGAGGAAATTGTTTTAATTGCTTTGACTGCTGCCGCCACATTTAGTATCCTAGATACATATGTTCCTTCTATGGGAGCTACTGCTCGCTCTGGTGCTGGTTTTGGTATTGGTGCTAACCTTGTTAAATTCCCAGGTGGATTTTAAATCGCATAATATATTTTAAATCTAATTATAATATATTATGGCAAAAAGAAGACAAACGTGTAGAATGTCTAGAAGAAGTAAAAAATATTCTAGAAAAATGAGAGGTGGTGCATTAGACGAACAAGAATTAACGCAAAAAGGATTTACTGCAGAACAAATTGCAGCATTGCATAACTATGGCATTGATAATATGAATTTAATTAATATGTCATTACAACAAGTAAATCCACAAACAGGTGCACCTTTTACGCCTCAGGAATTAATTGATAGTTTAAATGACGTAAATAATGAAGTAGAAAATGAAGATGATGTACAAGAAGTTGTAAACCAACAACCACCACCAGAATTTAATAATGTTGAAAATAATATTGACAATCATATGAATTTTAATAATATGAACTTTGAACAAGGACCTGGATTAAATATTCAAGATTTAGGACCTTATTCACCAAATTCTGTAACAGAGGAGCCATATGGTGGTCGACGAATTCGCAATCGTAGAAGACGTAGTCGCAATCACAAGTTTAGAAAAAGTGGACGTAAAATGCGCAGTCGCAAGCAACGTGGAGGAATGTGTTATGGAAACGGTGTAGGTGCAAACGCATTTGATCCAAATAATTCTATTTACAATACTAGAGAATTACAATTGTTTCCTTATAAACCAAATTAAATTAAATAGTTGGTATAAATTCCCAATCTAATTCTCCACAAATTTTTTTCCAAATATCATCTTGTTCTATGCGTTTCTCTCTATCTTTAAGTAAAGGAAACAATAACAAATATTTTTCTTCTCCTAAAAGTTCGCAAAGCTTATATGCAGTATAATAATAATTTAAGAAGTTAACACGATCGTCTGGACAGAACTTAGAATAAGGTGATTGTAATTCAATAAAAAGATTGCACAGTGTTTCTTCTAATTCTTGAGACATAATTGGTGGTTTAATTCCTAATTTATCTTTAATAAATGGTATATGTTCGTAATATTTATTATAGCCTAACTTTTTTAAAATTTCTTTAGTTTTAATATTGGTAATTTGTTCTAATTCAATTCTCTCTTTTTTAATTTGTAATTTAATATTTTCAATTACATCATGAGGTATCTGTGTTGTTTCTTTGCCTTGAAATTGTGCTAATATTTCCTTAAAATGATTAATACGTTTATAAGCATAAAAACATACTTCTTTTGGAGGTTCTTTGTAAGATGGTTTATCATTTTCAATCAAATAAGGAATACTTCTTGAGCAATTATTACAAACTAATATTCCTTCATCTTCTACAGGAATTAATTCACCTTTTAAACAAAACTTACAAATATCAGTTTGAGAGACAAATGTATTTATATCTAAAAATGCATCATCAACATTACTTAAATATTTCTGAACAATATTATTAGTTTCTTTTTGAACTTTTATTTCATTATCATCTTCAATAGGTTTTATTTTAAAAAATAAATTTATCAAATTTGTTTTACTTGTAAAAGTATTTGTAGAAGTTCCAATTGATATATTTTTTTTATTTTCAAAATATTCAAAAATATATTTTGAATTATCCAAATAATATTCCTTTTTTTTTATTTTAATTTCCTTAATAGTTTCATTAATTTGTCTTATCTTATCTTCAATATCAAGTCGCTGTTCTACGGATATTTCTGGATTATTTAATTGTTTTTTAAGTTCTTGACGTTCATATTTCAATTCAGGTATTCTATCATTTTCATCCTTATCAAATTCGTTAATAAATTCTTTATGTTTAATATCTAATGTGACGGCGGATTTTTTATTAAATTTAAATTTTTTGTTAGACTTCGGTTTGAAGTTAGGCATATCTTTATTATAAATTAAACGTAATTTATTTAATTTATAATTTATACAAAATATAAAACAATTTATAAAATAATAATTGTATTTAAAATTTTATAAAAAAATTGAATAATAAAATAATATAAACACATCATTATAAAATTATTTATACTAACAAAAATGGACTCGATTTTGGATAAGATGTTTATTAAGCGATTTTGTTTGCCGGTTGATTCGGATATTGGTTTATACGAAAATGGAAAGAATAATGTTTCATCGTGCCTCTGCGGACATTATAATCACGTCTCGTGTATTTTACAAGGGAAAGGGAACTATGAAAAAAGCTAGAATACTTAGTTTTGGTGTGAATCAATTAGGCGATATAAATGGTAATACACCAGGAATACATGCTGAGGAAGATGCTTTGTCAAAATTAATGCCTTTAAAGTATAAAAAAAGACTAGAATCTATTAATATTTTAGTTATTCGATTGTCTCCAAAAAATAAACTACAAATAAGTAAACCTTGTTCTAATTGCATAAAGTTGCTTAGCATAATACCTAAAAAGAAAGGTTATAAGATTGAAAATATATATTATTCAGATGCAGATGGAAATATTGTAAAAACAAATTTACAAACTTTAGAAAATGAAGAGAAACATTATTCAAAATACTACAGAAACAGAGTTTTAGACAAACATTTAGAAAATTATTTTGATAAAAATGTAGTTAAAACCTGATTAATGTTTTCTAAATTTTAAGTAATATGAGTAATATGGAATTGAAACTGAATTTAGATTCTTTAAGAGCTTTAGAAGATGACGACATCAAAGTAGATGCAATTAAGTTTCAAAAAATGTTATTATTATACAATGCAATAGAGCAAGGTTGGTGTATCAAAAAAAGAAATGAATCTTATGTATTTAGCAAATTTCATGAAGGTAAAAAAGAGGTTTTAGAAGAATCATATTTACATAAATTTATGAAGAGCAATTTAGATATAAATAAAATTTTGTCTTAAAATAATTATTGTAATAATGAAACGTGATTAGAGTATTCATTATTTTTACATACAAATATATTTTGAACCTTTTTCTCTTGTAATATTTTTGTAATACTTAATTCTATTTCACTAATCCAATCAAAACTATCATTCAAAACATCATTTTGTAAAATTCTAATTACAGAAAAACCATTATTATTTGCACAATTTGTTTTAAATTTATCCTTTTCTATTTGAACTTCAGGTGATGTCCAATTAGAAATTTGTTTAAAATGTTGTTCTCCATCAAGCTCAATTATTATTTTTAATTCTTCAATTGCAAAATCAAATGGCAGATATAATTTATTTTTACACCAATTAACTTTATATTGTCTCTTAATTGTTGGATATAAATCTTTCAATGAAGTATATAACTTAAATTCAGTTTTGTTGATGCAACTTGGGCATCCATGACTTAAAAGATGAACGTATGGTTGTTGTATAAATTCACCGTGTTGGTTACAAATAATTACTATATTATTTTTATTATTGGTATAATTAACTTTTGAATAATCATATTTATCATTATGTATTTTATTTGCCTTTTCAATAAATTCAATTAAATTTAATTTAACATTATTAGAACATTTAGGACATCCACATTTTCTATTTATATGAAAATCTGGAATTTGTTGAAATTCTCCATGTTCATTACATATTATTGTAATAGGTGTATCTGCATTTATGTAATTAACTTTAGAATAATCATATAAATTATTATGTATTACATTAGCTTTATTAATAAATAGTTCTGTTGTTAATTTAAAATTATTAGCACATTTTTGACAATTGTAGTTACTTAAATGGTTTGAAGGTGTTTGTTCAAAATTACAGTGATCACTACATATTATAGTAACATATTTTTTTTGCATTTATATAATTTACACTAGAGTAATCATATCTATCTCCATGAATTTTTCTGGCTTTAGCAATAAATAATTCCGTTTTTTTTGATGTGTTCATTAATATATTATATTAATAATATTTGTAATCTATTTTAGTAATAAAATAATTTATAAAATTAGTAATATAAATCAATTTTATAATTTAATTTAATTAAATTTAATTTAATTAATTTCAAAAAAATTTTTATCTTTAGCATAATTATAAACAATGGGAGGTGGATTAATGCAACTTGTAGCCTATGGCGCCCAGGACGTTTACCTTACTGGTAATCCTCAAATTACTTTTTGGAAAGTTACTTATCGCAGATATACTAACTTTGCCATCGAATCAATCGAACAAACTTTCAACGGTCAAGCCGATTTTGGAAGAAGAGTTCAATGTGTTATCTCAAGAAACGGTGATCTTGCTTACAGAACATATTTGCAAGTCACTCTTCCTGAGATCAACCAACTTATGGGTCTTGGAAATTATTCTGCCGGCCAAAATACCGGTGTTTATGCCCGTTGGCTCGATTTCCCCGGTGAGCAACTCATTGCTCAAGTTGAAGTCGAAATTGGTGGTCAAAGAATCGACCGTCAATATGGTGACTGGATGCACATCTGGAATCAACTCACCATGACATCTGAGCAACAAAGAGGTTATTTCAAGATGATTGGTAACACCACTCAACTTACCTTCATCACTGATCCTTCTTTCTCTGATGTTGAATCTCCTTGTGACTCTGCTGCTCCTCGTCAAGTTTGTGCTCCCAGAAACGCTCTTCCTGAGACCACCCTTTACGTTCCTCTCCAATTTTGGTTCTGCACCAACCCCGGTCTTGCTCTTCCCCTTATTGCTCTCCAATACCACGAAGTCAAGATCAACCTTGATATCAGACCTATTGATGAGTGCTTGTGGGCTGTTACCACATTGAACTGCAACACCAACCCTTGGGTCCAAGGCAGCCAATATTCTACTGGTCGCCCCGTCCCTGCCACTATTGCCTACAATCAATCTTTGGTTGCTGCTTCTCTCTATGTTGACTATGTCTTCCTTGACACTGATGAGAGACGCAGAATGGCCCAAAACCCCCACGAGTACCTCATCTGCCAGCTCCAATTCACTGGTGATGAGTCTGTTGGTTCTTCCAGTAACAAGATCAAGCTCAACTTTAACCACCCCGTTAAGGAGCTTATCTGGGTTGTCCAACCCGATCAAAACGTTGACTACTGCTCATCTTTGACTTGCGATGCTCTCCTCTTCAAGGTCCTCGGTGCTCAACCCTTCAACTACACTGATGCCATTGATGCTCTCCCCAATGCTATCCATGCTTTTGGTGGCCCCGCTGCTCTTGCTCAAGACTCTCGTGCATACATTGATGCTCGTGGTCTCTTCCAAGATGCCGGTGCTCTTGACTATGGCTCCACTGCTGGTTCTTTAGCTGCTGGCTTCACTGGATACTGGCATGGTCCTTCTAACCCCTACAACGAGGTTAACCTTGGTGGTGTTGCTGTTCCCGGTGATGCTAGCGACAGCTCTCACCTTGATAACTCTGGTGTCTCTGATGCCGGTACATTCGTTCTCTCTGAGACCTCTCTTGACATGCACTGCTGGGGACAAAACCCCGTCGTCGTCGCTAAGCTCCAACTTAACGGCCAAGATCGTTTCTCTGAGCGTGAAGGATCTTATTTCTCTTGGGTCCAACCTTACCAAGCCCACACCAGAAACCCTGATGAAGGTATTAACGTTTACAGTTTTGCTTTGAGACCTGAAGAGCACCAGCCATCAGGCACTTGCAACTTCTCCAGAATTGATAACGCTACTTTACAGCTTGTCCTCTCCAACGCCACCGTTGAGGGAACCAAGACTGCCAAGGTCCGTGTATACGCGACCAACTATAATGTTTTAAGAATCATGTCGGGAATTTTTTTTACCTGTTCCCAACAGTTGGCTGCCATATTAGATATTTGCTTACTAATATGGATAAACAGTGTAAAGCAAATATACATTCAGCAACAATTAATGAATGTATTATATAACCAGCTAGTCTGTGTTTGACTATTTAATAGTCAAATGGAGGCAACATTTCTAAAATGCAGGAACATCCTTAGAGCCTTTTCTACTACTTTGTTAAATGAAAGTTTAACAAAAACCCAGGGTAACGACCTCGGGCATAGTAACAACGAAAAGGATTGGACAATCCGCAGCCAAGCTCCTAAGTGCGATAACGCAAGCATATGGAGAAGGTTCAGAGACTATAATGGAGTGGGTCTGAGAAAGCTAGCAACTTTCAGTGATGACTTAAGGGATAGTCCAAGCTCAAATTCAAAGATTTGGGTCACTATGCGCAACTCGGGGTGGGTTAGCGTACAGTAATTAAATATTGTGTTACGATTTATTGTGTCATTTTATTTTATTAATAATAAAAATGTAATTTAATAATATAAATAATATATTATTAAAATTGAAACGAACTTAAAGACAAGCGTATATGATATAATATACAATGATGAGCATACCCGAAGACAACAAAATACACTTACAAAGGTTCAAAGATGAACCGCCTCACGCATCCTATATTTCTGGTTTTATAGACGGCGATGGTTGTATATTTATACGAAAAATTACAGATGGATATCAATCTGGAATACAAATTACCCAATGTAGAACTAATATATTACAAGTATTAAGATACCATTTTGGTGGATCAATTACTTCATCTGAAAATAGAAATAATAAAATAGAAAACAAAATGGATGAAAATAATGAATTTATTCATAAACATAATGTAAGAAACCAATATAATTTATTAATTAGAAGCAATGAGTATCAAGTATTATTAGGTTATTTAAGACATTCATTTATAATCAAAGAACAACAATATAATTGTTTATATGAATTTAATAAAATGGCAAATTTGCCAAATAAATTAGAAGAAAAGGAAAGATTGTATACAGTATGTAGTGAAAATAACGGCAAAACAACTATTTTAGAAGGTAATTTACAAAAATTAAATATTGAATATATAGCAGGCTTATTTGACGCAGAAGGATGTATTTACATAAATAAAACTAAAAAATATAGTTTTTATATATCAATTGCTCAAAAAAATCATCCAATAATATTACACAAAATTGTAACGTTTTTAGGTTTTGGAAAGGTAGAAACTTCAAATATGTGTTTTATTATTTATAATAAAACCGATTGTATAAAATTTATTCAATTAGTCAAAAGACATTTAATAGTCAAATATAATCAAGCAATTGCGTTTGAAACGTTTTTACAAACAAATGACACAAAAATAAGGAAACAAATGTACTCCATATGTAATGAAGAAAAACACAATATAGAACTATTTACATATTTAAATCAAAACGATAATGGTAAGGAAGGATATTTTAAAACATTACAGTTGAGAAGTATAAAGTCCGAAATATGTAAGGAATTACATTTAAAAAAGGTTTATAAGGAAAAATCAGAAAAAATGATGGGCAGCAGTAATCATAATTTTGGTAAAATATTTTCAGAAGAAACTAGACAAAAAATGTCTATTTCCATTAGAGAAGCAAAAGCGGGTGTAAGTGATGAAATAATTATACAAGTTAGAAATTTGTTTCAAGAAGGACGTAAAAATATAGAAATACAAGAACTACTTAATTTGCCAAGACATACTATAACAAAAATAAAAAATGGTGAAATTGTTTGTAGAAATGAAACAAAAACCAATAGAAAATCGTTAACTCAAGAAGAAATAAACTTATCTAAAAGAAAAATTCAAACAAATGAAATTATTATTGTAATTGAAAAAATAAACAAAAAATGGCAGCCTATGCAAATATTAGATCATTTAATAGAAATAAGAAATCGTAACAATATTCAAAATAATTTAACAATTGATATTATTAAAAATATAAAAAGAAATTTAACAAACGGTAAACAAGTTATTTATGAATCAGAATTGTCTACAGTTGATTATGAGTATTACAATGAACTCGTAAACATCTTCGCTAAAAATTAGTATAAAAATATATTTGTTATATATAAAATGGATAACAAATATAGAACGCAATTTAATCAAATGAAAAAGGAAAGACGTGAGAAAAAACGTTGTGTAAAACGTTCTATTACTGGCGAAGAAGTAATTTTTATATTTGAAAAATTTATTGAAGGTTGGAGTACAATTAGAATATACAATACAATTATTCAAAATGATAAAAGCTCGTCTGTAGATAAGAAAAAGGTGGAAACTATTGTGTCAGGAAATTGTAAAGTATATGAAAATGAATTATCCTCTGAAAAATACAAATATTACTTAGAGCTAAGAGAAAAAATCTACGAATTACATAGCAACACTAATAAGAAATAATTTGTTCTTATTTTGAAGCACTACATATAAAACAGCTTTTATATAAAAATGGTATAGGTCAATACGACGCAAACAATAATTTAGTTAAAGAATATACCTGCAAATATGACTGCATTCGTGAATTAAAAATGAGCGATAAAACGTTAGCAAAAACGCTTGATAAAAATGTTGCATATAATAATTTTTACTATAAAAGTTTAGACAGCAAATTATTTATATAAATTAAATACGTAGATATGTATTATTTATTTATATATATATATATATATATATAAATAAAATGATAGCAGGAAAAGCTACACTTTTAAAACCAACAAATTCTTTAGAAATATTTAAACCTAATATTTTTAAGAAAGATACTCAAATGACAAATGTAGAACTATCAAAAAAACCAGAAATTAAAATAGATTTAAAAACAGATGATCAACCTGTCAATGACATTGATACATTAATTAAAATGTATCCGGATCATATTTGTATCTATAAGGATGATACATTATATGCAACACCTATTTTAGTTGGAGAACTTGACTTACAATTTTTAAAATTATTAAAAAATGATTTTGACAAAATGTTTATACAATTTCAAAATATATTTAAAAATAGTGTAAAAAAAATTACAGAAGAAAGTAGCAGTGATATCTATAATAAATATATTTCAATTATAGATGAACCTGAAAAAAATATTGATTTAATTTTTTCAATTAATTTATTTGTTCTAATGAAATACAACTGTTATGAAGATTTTTATCAAGTCGCTATTGTATATCTTAATAAAACTGCAAATCAAAAAGGAGGTATGAAAAAATTTGTAGAAATGTCAAAAATTGGAGAATTTCCTCAAAAAATTGAAGAAATGTCACAAAAAATTGGAAAAATTCCTCAAAAAATTGAAAAAATGTCACAAGATTTTAAAGATAAATTAATTGGAACAGGAGGAAGTGGAATTATTGAATCTGGAATAAATTTTGCAGGCACATTTGTATCATTAGAAGCAATAAACTTAGCTTTTGGACTGCCTGTTGATACTGGAACAATTTCTGCTGCTGCAATGATTGCACAGAGTGCTGATGTAAGAAATAAAATAAATAAAATTGGTCAAGTTTTTACAAAAGGACGTGATCTTGCTGAAAAGATATTACCAAATAAGTTGAGTAGATTAATGAATAGCTGTATAGAGAAAATAAGTATAAATTTAGATACATTAAAGAGTTATGTTGCTAATTACAATGTTAAAATTAGTGGCGCAATTTCAGAACAATTAAGACGACAATATGCTGAATATACCAGCAGAAATTATACAAATTCAATTACAAAAATAACACCAACTGATTATGCACCTTTAAGACAACAGATAATTGATTTTCAAACAGATCAAGGTTATTTAAGTGAAGAGTTTGCAGAAGGGATAGTTAAATTCGTAGATGATAATGCTTCAATTGTTCCTCTAGATTTTATTACTGATGAAGAATTACGGGGTTATATTACAGCGGAACCGCCTGGTGAAATTCGTTTTACAGAACAAGGTAAAATACGGCTTAATCAATTAAATAAAGGACAAAGAAAATTCCTTGGCGATAGAATTAAAAAATTGTTTCCAGAGGGTATAGCTCCATATGCAACAGCACTTAGAGTATTAACTTTTGCAGCCGAACTCAAAGGTTTGAAACTTGCTCCTATTCCACAAATTGAAAAGAGAGAATACAAAACAGTACAATGTAATGTTTGTGTTAATGATTTTAAATTTTTTCCTGAAGATGGTTATATTCATGAAGTTTTTAATGATGCTGATGTTGATTATGAAATTGCAGAATTAAAAAAATTGAAGGCTGTTTTGGAAGATGAAGTTGGATTAAGAGAGACTCTAAAAAATCGTTTTACTTATTATAAAAAAGTAAATATTTTTCCATGTAAACAATTTATAGAAACTTTAACACCTGATCAAAAACAGGATGAAGCATTTGGTATAAATGGAACTAGACTAATGTGTTCTAATTGTTGTTTAAATAGTCTTGAAATTTTAGGAGATGCAACTTGGCCTTTATATTCTGAAACTAATGACAATATTTTTTCTATTGATAAAGTTCAAGATTTAATAAAAGATTTATCACCAAATGAGCTTTCTACTATATGGTCTGAAAAATATAATAAACATAGATTATCGTCTGTTAAATTTAACCAAATAAAACTAAATCGCCAATCTTTAGAAGAAGCATCTAATAAAATTAGGGCTAAAAACCCAGATATTTCCGAAGGAGATCTTCAACTACAATCAGCTGAGGAAATTAAAATAGTTCAATGTCCTCGTTGCGGACCTGAAAAAATTGGAAGATTGTATAGAGTTTTCCAAAAAAAAGATATAGAACTATTATACTTGCATTGTAATGCTTGTAGTCTTGATTTTAATGGTTGTGATTTTAAATCACCGTATATAATTACTATAAAACAATTTTCTAGATTTTTAACAAGCAATGATATTTGTGAATTTTTTAAAAATGAAAAAATGCTGGAAAGAAGACAAGATTGTTTTGTTAGAGTTAGAAGGGATTTATTTAAAGAAATTAAAGAAAGAGAAATTATGAATAAGTGGACTGAAAAATTTAAAACAGTAAATGAAATATCCGTTAAAAAATGTCCAAAATGTAAAATAAGTGTAATTAATGAGCAAGGTTGTTCAGCTATGGTTTGCAATTTATGTCAACAAGGATTCTGTTACATTTGTTCTCAAGCAGTGCAAGGATATCAGGCACATGATGCAACACATTTTTTAGTTAACATGAACCAGCCCTACGGAGGTTGGTATGGTGCACAATGTGTTAATGTTAATTTTACAACTATAGATCCTAATGGAAACCCCGGAATGCATTCTAATTATCAGCAAGATGGCAGTCTTATAAGACCAAATGATGATTTTAAGATGCTTACAAAAATTACTTGGAAAAAAATTAATTATTTAATAAGTAAGTATACTAGACAAGGATTGAATCCAATAGATACACTTAATTGTGCTAACATGTGGAGCTGGATGGATAATGTACATTATAATCCAGATCATGATGTTTGTTATGAGATGGGAGATTTAAAGTACGATCCAGGTGTATTAGCTAAAGAAGAATATGAAGCTTTTGTCACAAGATGTGATAAAGGATTCGTAGATCCTATTGTACGATCAGAATACGTAGAGGAGGGAGATATAGAGGAAGTTTTAGATCCAGATGTTCAACCAGTTGTAAGACAAGATGCTCAACCAGATGTAAGACAAGGAGAACTAGATTTGTGGAATGAAAATGAAAATGAAAATTATGATGATGATGGTATGTTAAATCTTGCATTATTAGATGGTTTGCTTCATAATGGCGCACCAAATAACTTACACAATAATGACATTGGTATTTTACAAGATGATATATTTGCTCGAGCTGCTAATAATAATAATAATATATTTGCTCGAGCTGAGCAACAAAGAATTGAGGAAAACGATTATGCTAATGATGATGATTTTGAGGACCATGATGATGAGGATATTCAACAAGCTATAAGAAACTCTCTGCAATATAATAATAATGCTAAAGCTGATAATGCTAAACCTGCTAATAATAATAATAATTATGATGATGATTATGATGAGGATGATTACGACGACAATGAGGATTTTAGAAAAGCTTTGGAAAACTCTATTGCAGATGATGCTAAAGCTGCTAATGCTAAAGCTAAAGCTGCTAATGCTAAAGCTGCTAATGCTAAAGCTGCTAATAATAATAATAATAATAATAATAATAATAATAATAATAATAATAATAATAATAATAATAAAAACGTAAATGTAACTCGTAATGAGCAAACTATTAAAGAAGCCGCTCAGCTAGCAAAAGACGCAATAATAACAGAAATTGCCCAAAGAATTATACTAGGTGAAAATCGCAATGAACGCCTCAAGAGAGAACATCAAGAATATCTAGAAGTAGAGGCAGCTATAGAAGAAGGATGTAAAACATATATTGAAAAAAGACCAATCCCGGACAAAGAGAACCCTAGAGCGTTTAACATAAGAAAACAAAATGAGGAAGAAGAAATACAAAGGGTGTCACGCGAAATTCTTGGTAGTTATGAAAATCTGGTAGCCGAAATAAGAGATAATAAAATTTCACCAAACCGACAACAACAACGGCGGCAATTATTCGACAACACAAGAGGATTGGGCCTTTTCAAGTCGTCTTTAGAAAGAGATAGACTAAAAGAAGAAGAAGAAGAAAGAGAAAGAGAAAGAGAAAGAGAAAGAGAAGAAAGAGAAGGAGAAAGAAAAAAAATAAGGAGAGATCGTTATAATCAGGCATTAATATATGCTCAAAATTTTTTCAGTGAAAAGCAAGATGCTGATGATAAAGATCCAAAACTACCTTATTATCTCAAAGGTATAAATCAAATCAAAGAAGCAAGAGATAAAAATCAAATTGACCCCCTCGACCCCCCTCTTTTGGAAGCAAGGAAGGTGTTGAGTCACACAGCTTTAAATTATTTCATTGATTGGTTACAGGGAGGTGGTTATACGAGTATATGTTTATACAAATCATTTGCACAAGACCCTCACTCTTGCGGACAAGGAATCTTTCTTATGCTTAAAGATCAAAATAATAATTACTATCATTCTTTCAATCTTTCTCCTGTTTCACAACATATTACAAAACGTATTACAAAAAATAAATGTTTTAAAATAACACTAGACAATTTATCTACAATTACAGATAATTATAATCGTGAAGTAGAAGGACAATTATATAATATGATTTTTGAAGGAATTATTAATGATCAATCTGCTTTAAATTATGTATATCAAAACCTAGAAAAATGGTTTCCTCGTGGAGGTAAAAAAACTTTAACAAAAAAAAATATTAAACAAAAAAAATATATAAAAACAAAAAATAATAAAAAACTTTTGAAAAAACCTTTTAAATCACTTAAAAAGATTAAAAAAAGTAAAAAAAGTAAAAAAGTAAAAAAGTAAAAAAGTAAAAAAGTAAAAAAGTAAAAAAAGTAAAAAAGTAAAAAAGTAAAAAAGTAAAAAAGTAAAATACTTAAACAATTAGGCGTATAATATAAAAAGATAAATGCAACATTCTAACCAATTTTATGATTTTTATTTTAAATTATCTAACACAGAGAGAATTGTTAAATACAATATAAATCCAGATAAAACAATCAATGATTTTATTGATTATGTAAACATTATGGTAAAAGATGATTTTAATATTGGAGATAATTATGATATAAAAATTGAACCAACTAACAAGATTTATACTCTAGAACGAAGTAATTATTATACAATTCAAGACGTTTTTGGAAATAATTATGAAAATATTTTATTTTATATAAAAATAAAGCCTAATAAAAATATATTAAGTCTTAAAATTCCAGATAATTATGAATTATTTGAAAACAATGATACCCCTCTTGCACCAAGATAAAAATTAAATAAAAAATAAATTTATAAATTTCTATTTTTTATTTTAAATTACTCATCATTTTCTTCATTTTCTACTTTTAAATCATCTTGAATACCAAAATCATCATCAATATCATCTGGAACTTCGTCATATTTTCCATTCTGCCAAACTACTTTATGCGTATTAAATAATCGATTCATATTTATAATTTCAGGTTTCTCAGTTTCAGACGTAAATAGTTTTGCAATTTGTTCATCATCTCTAAATCGAACTGTATATGTTTGCTGAATATTATTTCTACCAATTCTGCCCATAGCTTGAATAATTTTTTCCTGCGTTAGATTTAAATCCTTACTTAAGAAACCATGACAAAACTGATAATTTGTACCATAAATATAATCACTTGATGCAATAATCATATATAACTTCTGTTCATCAGCAAGCTTCTTCATAATCTCAGTATAAGTTATGTTTTCATGATTTATAAACACACCTATACCCATCATAAGCAAAACTTTCCATAAATTATCAACTCCCTTTAATGCCATAATATCCGACACAAAATTGTCATCAACATTACTAGTGAATGCATTGTTATATTCAATTCCTTCAGCCCATTTATCCAAATGCATTTTTTTATTAGGAACAAAACCATCATTTAAAGCAGCTGTTTTAATCATTGCTCTTAAAGCGTTAATTTCTTCTGTCAATTTATTTAAATTACCTGTACCGGTTCTAGCTACGCCATCAGGAATATCTCTTCCAAATTTATTTAGATCTTTTCCAGTTTTATTTCTTCCGGAAATTTTTTTTCCATCGCCAAAACTTTTAACTTCATTTCTAATTTGTTTTTCTGATTCTTCTTTTATTGCATCAAATTCAGTTTCCAATTCAAATAATTTTTCATTAATACTATTATTATATTCAATCTTTTTCATTATATCATCCATAATTGAAGCAGGAATATTTGCTTGTTGAACGCAAAATTTTGCTATTTTTTCAATATCATTTGAAATAAATATAGTTGGACCGTCTGTTAAAGTATATGCATCCTTTGTAGTAACATAAACGCCTGATGTACCTTGAACTCCCTCATTGTTTTTAATTGCATTAGGATTTTCACTTGCCATTCTTACAAGAGAAGTTCCTTGAATGCTACTTGTTTCAGGAAGTCCAACACTTCGCGCCTTCTTAATTCGATTTCCCTTTGCATCAATTTTAGTATTTTCTAATATTAAAGGTTGTCTTCCTAATTTAAAATGATTATAAACAATTGACCATTTGTCTTTAACAATGTTGCTGAGTAAGAATATATAATACGTTTTAATATTTTTCATATTAATATCATTTATTGTTTCAAAATGTCTATCTACGCTTGTTCTTGCAGTTCCAAATTCATTATTATTTACATAACCAATGAAATTAACTACTTCTTTTAAATCAAAATATCGCAAAAGAGTCATATAATCCTTGCAATGTTTAGCTACTTCTAAAATCTTACTGTAATCTTCATTTAGATAATGAGGTAACATAACATAGCCATCTTTATTAACAATAGGAATTGATTTTTTACAATCATGACTAACAATATTGCATATTTCAGCGCCAGGGAATTTGCTAATAAAATCAGGAATAGTTTCAGACAATTCATTCATTTTTGGTAATGTAGCGGATGATAATACAACATTTGGAATTGCGTTTTTCTTCCAATTTTTTCTAATAGTCGCATGGAATTCGTGCTTGTCATAATCCATTGTTATAGTTGGTTCATCCCAATATAATATAATATCTTCGGTCTTGAAATGTGCAAGCATATAATACATAGCTGGTAAATAAGACTTAATATCGCAAATCATTATCTCTACATTATCGCCAACACTATTATCTACTTTCCCAATTCCACCACTGCGTTTATTTATACTGAATACTTTTGCCGCAAAATAATGCAATCTTACATCATTGGCACAGGAACATCCAAAGGCAAATGCAATCTTTTTCTTCATTGAAATAGCAGCTCTAGCTAATGCTAATCCAACATGTCTTGCAGCGCATACAAATATAATTTTTTTTTGTTCTGAAAGCGCAATTGGTGTCATTGTTTTTCCAGTACCAGTTGGAGCCATATATAAAACTAATTTAGGTTTAGGAGACTTACAAACGGTAAATATATCTTTTTGGTGTTCATATAATGTTAGATCGCTGTATTTGAGCAAACTTTTATTTTTCTCAATAAATTCAACCGCGTTTTCAATTATAGTTAATTTATTCATATCTTCTTCAAATTTATCCAATACTAAATTAGCCAAATATTTTACATGTCTATTTAATCTTTCAATATTATTTCGAATCAATACATAAATCGTGTAATAATGAAAATTGAATAACTTTGCATTTTTCAAGACCTTATTTTTTACCAAATTTTCAATGTGTTCCAATAAAACAAACTCATAAATATCATTATCTTTAATAGATTCTTCATCAAATCTTTCAACGCGAATTTTATCAGCAGAATTTAGCCTTAGAATGCCGCTTAATTTCATATTTTTGTATTCAGGATTACAAATTTTTATATCCTTTTCAATGCGATCACTAGATGTGCGCATATATTTATTAAATAAATAATCTTCTATCTTTTCAGAGTAGTCAATTTTTAAGAATGTAAATAATGAATTATTATTATTAATCTTTACATTTACATCACTAAAACCTTTAATAATCATATTTAAAATATCAATTTCTGCTTTTGAAACTGATATTTCAATAGAGTCCCATTCAGACTTGTTGAGTTTTCGTTGCTTTAAATCCATTTTGAATATGTATTATACTTGTTATTAATACAATTTCTTTATATTTATTTAATTTAATCAATTTTTTTTAAAATTGAAATGAAATAATTTAAATAAAATGAAACATATAAATATATAACACAATGCAAAACAATTTTATTGTAGTTTCTATCGAGGGTAATATTGGATCAGGAAAGTCAACGTTATTAGCCAATTTACGTGACCATTATAGAGATGAAGCATCTATTGTATTTTTAAAGGAGCCTGTTGACGAATGGGAAAAAATTAAGGATTCAAATGGTGTTACAATTTTAGAAAAGTTTTATGCAGACCAAACCAAATACTCGTTTGCGTTTCAAATGATGGCATATATTTCGAGACTTAAGGTTTTACGAGATTCATTAAAAGCTATTAAAAAAACAGATAAAAAAATAATATTTATTACGGAAAGAAGTCTGTATACTGATAAACTTGTTTTTGCAAAGATGTTATTTGACTCTGGAAAAATGGAAGATACTATGTATCAAATTTACTTAAATTGGTTTGATACATTTTCTGATGAATTTCCAGTACATAAGGTAATCTATGTTAAAGCAGATGCTAAAGTATGTTATAATAGAATAATAAAACGTTCAAGAGATGGAGAAGAAAATATCCCATTGTCTTATTTAGAAAATTGCGGATTATACCACGATAATATGTTAAATGAATTTATGAGTAAATGCATATGTACAAATCAACTTATTTTAAATGGTAATGTTGATATTTATGAAAATAAAATGCAGTTAGAAACATGGATTAATAACATTAACCGTTTTATTTATAATTAAATAAAAATATTAAAGTAATATATAATGAGCATTGAATATACACCAGATAACACATTTATTTTTTCTTTTGTTAGAATGAACCCACCAACACCAGGTCATTTAGTATTAGTAAAAAATTTAATTGACAAGGCCATTGAATTGGGTTCAGAAAAAGCATATATAATAACATCTAGTTCTATGGATGGAAAAAATCCAATGCCTTGCAGTTTGGATACAATTCCTAAGCCAAAAAATAAAGCGGATGGTGCAATTATGGAAAGTATTATAAATAATGAAAATCTAATATATAAATCGCAAATTTTAGAAGAAATGATTGCTGCATATAAGAGAGAATTAATTGAAGAAGAAAATAAAAGACTTGAAGAACTCCGGAAAGATAATTCTTCTTCTTCTTCTTCTTCTTCTTCTTCTGCTTCCTCAGAAAAAGCACCTGAAGATTGTGTTGGAGACAGTTGCGCCGCTGTAGGTAAAGATAGACGTTCTCAAATTGCAAATTTACATGTTATTGTTTTATGTTCTACTGGAAGTCCATTTGTATTTATTAATAGTATTATTAGAAAAGATTTTATAGAAAGAGGCGTTTCAAAAATTAATATATTTTTTATTGTTGGTAGAGATAGAGCTGACTTTTTAGACACTATTGTAGATACATTTCAAAAATATGATTACGTTAGTTCAATTGATGGACTTATATTAAAAAGAGACGGAATGACTGCATTAAAAAGTTCTGGATTAGAAGACCGTAGTATTGCAGATATTGATCTTTCTGAATATTCTGCGTCATTTGTTAGAAATTTAGTACGAGATGGCAGTGGAGGAGAATTTAGACAAGTTTATGAAAAATATTTGCTTCCAGAAGACATTGACAAAATGTTTGAAACTATTAACATTGGTATAACTATGAAACCACCTGCTTCAAAAGATGAAGATGAAAATCCTGCATCAAGATATTTTGATAGTGGATTATTGCCCATTATTGTACCTCCAAAGGGAGGTAGAAAACGCAAAACAAGACGCTATAAAAAATCAAAAAAACAAAGTAAAAAAAATAAAAGAAGAACTAAAAAACGTAAATATTAAATAATAAAATAACAATATATATTATTATATTATTCATGAAAGAAAAACCTATTATCCAGTGTCCTCATTGTCAAGACTATATTGAAATACAAGAACTAAATTGTTGTATATTTAGACACGGAATATTCAAAGAAACAGGACAACAAATAAATCCACATGAAAATAAGAATTTATGTGATTATTATTTTCATAATAAATTAATATATGGCTGTGGAAAACCGTTTAAAATAACGTTAATTGAAAATAAACTTACTGTTGAAAAATGTGATTATATTTAAATAAAAAATTGATTTATTTAAATACATTTAAAATATAAGTTATTAAATAATAACAGTAAATATGCAGAATTTAATTGCCAAAGGTTTTAGATACGTTGTTGAAACGAGTGAGAAATTTAACATTGATGAATCTCATGCTTTAAAACACAGTATGGAAGTTTTTGGATTTGCCAATAGAATTTATGAAGATGAAGTTAAAAAATTTCCTGATTTAGAAAAACAGAGAGAAATTATTTATATGGCGGCAATTGGACATGACATGTGCGACAAAAAATATATGGATGAGAACGAAGGTGTTGAATTATATAAAAATTATTTATCAGACCTTATATCATCAAGCAATTTAGAAGTTATTGGAAATATTATAAGTACAATGTCTTATTCAAAAGTCAAGAAAAATGGGTTTCCTGATTTAGGTGAATATCAGTTAGCTTATCATATTGTTAGAGAGGCCGATTTATTGGCAGCATATGACATTGATAGATGTATTATTTATTCAATGTATCGGGACGATATCGACTACTTTTCGGCGCGTGATATAGCAGTTGAATTATTTAATAATCGCGTATTTCGTATGAGGCAAGATCGTCTATTTAAAACTAAATATTCTCAAAAAGAATCGTTAAAGTTGCATAAAAAGGCTAAAAATGACGTTGCTAGTTTATTACATATTTAAATCAATAACCACTGGATAATGATCTGAATTAAATGTACCGCAATACTCTGAATAACCATGATAAAAATATACATTAGAAATCTTATTTTTTATTTCATTTGTCACCAAAACATGGTCTATCATTGAATAGTCTTTACTTGATTGAGTATTACAATTGCTGTCTGAATCATACCAATCACTATATCGTTGACTTTGCACTACATTTTCCGCAACACTTATCAATTGATATTTACCCTTAAGAGAGCCATATTCGCCTTTAAGAATATTCAAAACTTGAGACGTAGGTTGATTATTATTTACATCAGGAACTTGACCATCAAAGTCATTTAAATCACCTAACATGATAACTTCATAATCGCGACCAATATAATCCGCAATTACAGGTTGTAATATTGACGCTTGACCTTCTCTCTGAGCACATCTTGAAGCTTCGGTTGGAATAGCGACAAAGTGAGCTCCAATTAACGCGAGATTAACTGATCCTATCTTAAATTCAGTAATATAATGTTTACTTACACCAGTTGATCCAGTTCCAGTATATCCGCATTTTGATCCTGCAATTGGATAACTATATTTATTTTCAGTTCTATATAAACTTACAACTGGATTTACACGTGTGAGTAGACCAACATTTTGACCTGTACTTGTGTCAGTGCCTTTTATTAAATAAGGTGTATATGTTGCATCATTAAGAGAGTCTTTAACCATGTTAAGTTCGTCACAGCCTTCAATTTCACAAAAATTTATAATATCCGGATTTAAATCTTTAATTACTTTTGAAACATAAGAGAGATGAGTTTGTGCCGCACTTGAATTAGGCCAAGAACATCCGGCACCAGGACAATTTGCATTGCTATAATAATCGATAAAAAGCCATTCTACATTATATTGGACCAAACGCAATTTTGTTTTATCTGTACGTTTATCTACGCCTGCAATAGAATTTGAAACAACAGGACATTCAGTATCTGAATATGCTACGTTTAGAAGAAAGGAAAGGAATAAAAATAATTTAAACAACATTTCTATATTACATTCATAGATATTTATTTACACGAATTTAATAAATATAATATAAAATTGAGAGAATTATTATATATTTATTATTAATTATTAATATATAATGTATAGAATGTTGTCAAAAATAAGAAATCCAATAAAGGACTATGCTGCTCCGATACCAGAATTTCTACTTCAATTTGATGGTTGTAGTAAAGGAAACCCTGGTTTAGCTGGTGCAGGTGCAGTAATATTTAATTATGAAAAGGAAATATGGGGTGAAAGTAGATTTATTGGAGCTAAAAATACCAATAATGAGGCAGAATATAATGGATTAATTATGGGATTGAAAAAAGCAATTGATCTTGGTATTAAAGACTTATCTGTAGAAGGCGACAGTTTGCTTGTAATAAAACAAATGACAGGTGAATATAAGGTGAAATCAGAAACCTTATATAAACTCTATGATAAAGCAAAGGGTCTAGAAAAACAATTTGATATTATAACATTTACTCATATTTACAGAACAAATAATAAAAGAGCGGATGAATTGTCTAATTTGTGTTTAATTAAACATTAGTATTCAAGTAATGGAACATTTAAAACTTTATTAGGTTTATACTTTAATATATCCAATTCTTTTTTTGTTGTAGGAAAATCATTATTTCCATAAATGTCTTGCAATAATAGCCATTCAAATAAACCTCCACAATAAATATAAATATTATAGAAACCGAGAGAACTTAATTGGCCATATTTTTCATATATTTTTTCATCATTTGAATTTTTACCATAAATAATTATTTTTATATGTTTTTTCCCATTTTTTAAACAATGATTAATGAGTTCAATTTCTTTATGTATACCTATTGTACCGTTAATTAAACAATCTTGTTCTGATTCTTTTAATGTATTTATTAGTATAAATGCTTCTTTATTTTTTAAAACAAACTGTATATCTTCAAAATTAATTTTTTGTATTGATTGTGAATTACCCATTAATAATTTATTTCATTATATTTTTAAATATTTAACATTTTAATATGTTAAAATATAAATACAATGTATGTATAAAGACTATTTTTATTTTTCTCTTGGATTTTCAATTATTATACAAATTTTAACTGGAGTATTTGATATTTTTGCGCTATTTATGCAAGTTCCATTAGCTGCTAATATAATAAAACAACTTTTAATTTTAGAATTATTAGTTCAAGTAATTGAAGGTTCATTTTATTTTTGGCTATTCTATAATTTTAATAGCATAACAAATGTTACACCTAAACGCTATTTAGATTGGGTTATAACTACACCAACTATGTTAGTAACTCTAATTATTTATTTAATCTATTTAAATAATAAGGCAACTTCTAATTTAGATTTTTTTCAAGTTTTTAATCATAATTTTAATACTATTATAAGTATTTTATTTCTTAACTGGTTAATGCTTTTATTTGGTTATTTAGGAGAAATTAATATAATACCGACACTTTTAGGGGTATTTTTAGGTTTTATTCCATTTTTAATTTATTACTATTTAATATTTATTAATTATGTAAATTATGACAATTCTGGATGGAAATTATTTTTTTACTTCTTCTTTTTTTGGTCTTTGTATGGTGTTGCCGCTACATTACCTTATTATATAAAAAATACATTTTATAATATTTTAGATTTATTTGCAAAGAATTTTTTTGGAATATTTTTAGCTTATATTATTATTACAAAAAATTACTAAATTTTAAATTTTAAATATTTAATTACTTTTATTTTCGTTTTTTACTTTGAAACTTTTGTTTTTTACTTTGTAACTTTTGTTTTTTACTTTGACTTCTTTTGTTGCAATATTTTTTTGTCCTTTTACCTTTACCACCACCCTTTTCGTAAACAAAACTAAAAGGACCTTCAGCGCCATATTTTGGAAAAGTAGTTTTTGTAAGCTTTTGCTGAATCTTTTGTTGCATAAATCTATTAAAATCGTTATATCCTCTTTGCCAGTCTACGAGGGAGGATGGCTCAACGAACTGATCTCTTCTATAATCCTCTTTACTACCTCGTTTTAATTTTGCTCTTTCACCGTATACACTGTTTAAATATCCATATTCATATCCTACTTTATACGCTTGGGTATTATTATCCGTACTCATTATATATATATATACTAAATAAAAATTTTTTTTAATATAATAATTATAAATAATTAAATTAAAAAACCTTATCAAAATCACCTTTATTGTAATGATACACTAAAAAACTTACAAGTCCAAATATAACATCAAATAATAGATACTGATAAGCCATTTTATTACCATTAATAGCATTATATGAAAATAATAAATAGAGTGAAGCATGTATAGGCCTCAAATTATTCCACCATATTTTCTCTCCAAATACTTCCGCACCAACTTGTCTAGATCCTGTTAAATATATATAAATAAAGCCAATAGCTGGCAATAAGGCTAAATAACCTAATATCTGCAAATAGTATGTGCTTGCATTCTTAGCAATAATAACAAATATACTCCTTACACCAATACATCCTATTAAAAATAATAAAAACCGTTTTTGCATGTCATTCATTTTATATATAATAATTATATTTTATATAAAATTAATTTATTTGTAATGACAAGCGCCTTTATTAAATATCCAATGAAAATTATTTACGTGAACACTTGTTAAAATTCGTCGCCTTAATGCTGGTGGAGATACTTTAGCATCTTTAGCCGCATCTGCAATATTTTTAAAACAAGTTTTTTCTCCATTTAAACAACAAACTCTAACAACTGGTTGTTCGGTAAATTGTTCTTCTTTTGATACACCTGAATATCTCCAAAGAAATCCTTTACAAACACGATTTTCTCTTAATGCGGTACCGATTGCAGTACCAGTAGTTAATCCTAATGATCGTCCTGCAGCTTCTATGCTGTCATAAGTTTTAATAACTTCACCTGTATCTTTATTAATTTGATCAATTGAACGTTTAGCTTTTCTAACTGTAGGAACCTCAGGATTTAATTCTTCTTCATTTATAATAGGTTTGTTATTACTAAATATATCTAATAATACATCAACATCTTTTGATTGGTTAATTAACATTTCTTCTAACTTAATAGATGCTTCAATAATTTTTGTTACAGTTTCGGTAGTAGATTCATATTTATTTTGACCCAAAAAAGCACAATTTTGCTTTAAAATAAATGTCATATTTTTTTCTGTTAATGGATAATTACATTTTAATTGACAGATCATTTCTCCATTAGGATATAAATTTTTTAATGTAATTAGTGCAGTTTCCATATCTTTTTGTTGCGAAATGGAACAAACATATCTCATATTTTCATATTGATAAGCGTATAAATAATAACCACATTTACATAAAGTATATGTAGGAGCTGTTTTACCTTTAATGTCCTCTATTACATCATATTCTAACTTATTTATTTTTTTAGTATTTTTTTCAAGAATTTGATTTTTTTCATCTAATTCATTTTTTAATTTATATATTTCATTTTGCAATTCATCATTTTTTTTTAATAATAAATTGTAATTTTCTACATTATATTCATTTTCTTTAATAATATCTTTTATATATTGTTCTACTTTTTCAAGTGTAAAATCTTCTTCATCTAATGCAATTAATTCTCTATGAGCTATATCATCTATTGTTACAATTCTCAATCGATTTTTTAATGTGCTATGTTTTTTAATACAATTTTCAATTTCAATCTTATTTTTAACTTTAAATGCGGCATATAATCTAAAGTTTGAATAAGTTTTTTTGTGATTTTTTACGCGTTCATTTAAATTATTACTTTGACCAAATTTAATGACAGTTTCTTGATACATTTTGCTGTTAGGCTTACCTAGAGTTTTGTCATCAATTAAACCAATATAAATGCATTGAGTATTTAATGGAAATTGTTCTAATATTGTGTTTTCTTTTAGAAACTCTTTATCTTTTTCAACATTTTCTAATACTAATTTATTTTGTTCTAATTGTAATTTTAATTCATTACATTCTTCACTAATTACATTTTGCATTAGTTCTTCTAATTTTATATAATAATCATGGATTTCATCGGCTTTTTTTGTTCCTGCTTTTAAACAAAATTTTTTAAATGTATCAACATTTAACATAAAAATTTCTTTATTTTGACCACCTTTAATGTGAACTGATTGCTTTTGTTGCAACAAAAGCGATTTTATATAGTCCTTATTAATAATAAATTGTTTTTCAAGTAATGTTTTTGCATTTACTTTTTGACTAAATCCTAACCATTTCCATACATTGTCTAAATCAATTACAAAATCTTTTTTTGGATCGCAATTTAAGTAACAATAAAAACTTGACAAAAATAAATGTTGTTCAAAATCAGTAAAATTATCTTTAATTTTTGTTAATAATTTAACATTATAATCGTTTGATAACTTAGTTATTGGATTATTTTCAATAAGTTTAACAATATCTAGTTGTTCCTTTTCCATTTTAATTATACTTAAATAATAAATTATGTCTTTAAGTTATTATTTAATCAAATCATTATCGTTTTTTAAAAGCGAAATCAATATTTTTATTGAAATTTCACAACAATTTCCACCTCTTCTTTCTTAACGCTTTTAACAGCAGAAATTGACAACTCTTCCCTCTTTTTTCGCGTCTTAGAGTTATCTAATGTTGCGGCTTCTTTTCTCTTTGATGTACTATTTCTATTATTCATATCATTCTCAATCACATCATAATTGCTCTCAATATAATCAACAACTTTGTTTTCAAGAGCCCATTTGAAAAAATTCAATTGTCCAATTGTGGTCTCAATACATGTTCCATTCTTGTAAGGAATGCTGATGCGTTCCCAGCGGCAAAAAGGGTCAAATTTTTTCTTACTATATGCTTTCAATTTCAATTTATAATCGAAGTAAACCTTGAAGCGAATATTATTGCCATGTATGTCAGTAATTGGATATAAAGTATAATGTTTTTTTGCATAATTTGTAGCAAACCAATCAACAATACGGAGTGAAATTTTAGATTCACCAGTAATGATTTTTAACATTTTGGTTAAATATGCTTCATTTTTATAAAAGTTCATTAAATTATTTAGCAATAATTCATCTTTTGTACTATAAGCAGGAACCGCGTTCATTATCTTAAAAACATAAATACTTATTTAAGTCGTTTATAAAATAAATTATATTAATTATTAATTATTAATGGTTATAAAATATTAATTTTATAAAAATATTTTTATAAAATTTTATTTATAGTATATATAATGTCTGATTTTATGGATAGATACTTTGGACCTTTATCTAAGGATAGTTGTGTATATTTTCTTTTTATAGCAATGATATTTTTTGCATTAATGGTTTTTGCTTTAGTTGCCGATATTTTTTGGATTTTTAAGAACTACAAATACTTCAACATTAGAATGTTTACTGGAGGTTTGTTAATGTTTTTCAATCTTTTTATTGCATATTTTGTTAACCGTTTGTTATACACTATGTGCACTAAGTCACTATAAATTATTAATTAATTATTATTAGATGCTTTATTTGAACCCTGTGTTGTATTAACCGGCTTTAGAAACTGATCTCTTATAGAAATATCATTAACATAATTTGTTTCTCCTAAAAAAGGATTAAACCCTATTTGTTGTACCATATCTCTTTCAGTTATTTTTGAATCAAGTTCTTCTCTCTTGTTAGATACTTTAAATCCACTTCCATATATACTTTCATTCATAATTCCCCAAGTATTCTCATCATGATTTAACGCTGATGTATATGCATTTGTATCCATTTTTGTACTAAACTCTTTGTTTTCTAGAATTTCAACATGTTTTAATCTTCGAGAGCGTTCATATGGTTCACCTTTTGTCCATTTCCATTCCATGTTAATAATATTACTATAGGGATTAAATATTATTAATTAACTTAAATATCATTATTCTTTTCATCACTTTTTACTAGTTTCATTTGTTTTGTAAATAAAAATTTATCATCACTTCTTCGCCTTCTTTTTAAATTACAATCTAAACATGCTATATAAAAATTGTCATTATTATGTCCTTTATCATTATCTATTCTATCAACAGACCATTGTGTCATTTGTCTTGATATATCATATAAAACCTTCATCTCGGATTTGCAATAATAACATTTTAGTTCACATTCAATTAATTTTTGCAAAACTGTTTCAAATGTTAAAAATTTGTTCTCATCTAATATTTTTTTGAGTTTATCTTGTTGTTTATAACCACTAAATTTCTTATTAATTTCTTGCACTACAGTCTTTGATACTTCATCATAAGGTTCACCGCCATTATTAGAGAGATCAATAATCAATTTAAGTTGTGTATTATATTCATAATAGGATTCATGAAAATTCCATTTTTCAGATTCCATGCGTTTTTTATTTTCATTTGCTACTTTTGGTTTAATAAGTTTATTCATTTGATATCGATTATTTGTTCCTGAGATAACTATTTTCTTATGTTCTTCTTCTGACATTTTATAATTATACATTAAATATATATATTGTTTTTAAGCAATATAAAAATTGGTTAATAAATATATATTTTACGAAAGTGAGTTAAACTCATGGCTTTATATTAATATATAGAATGGAAGAAAATACTGAATTTATAAAGAATGATGGTATAAAGAATGAGTGTCAAGAGCTTAAAAACATTAAATACAAAACTATGTTATTAAATGGTGCACCTATAGTTGAGACTAAATCATCAAATGATTTATCTAATTTAGATAAATTTCTTGAAACTGAGAAAAATAATAATAGCAGTGAGCCGTGGTGTAAATTAAATAAAACAATTAAAACTAAAAAAATAATTGATTTTGTAGAGACTTATTCCAAAAATAAAAACTTGAATGTAGATGAATCTAAAGCAATGTTAACATTTTTAAAAGATTGTATTGATAAGAAAAAACTAGCACGTGTTAAAGATGTTATTTATGATAAAGATATTGGAGTCGTTAAAGAAATTCCTTCATTAGTATATACAAAAGCAAATAAGCATTTTACACTTAAAAATATTGATAAACGTGTTTCCACTTTAAAATCTCTTGCAGTCAAAAAAACTCAAGGAACTGTTAAAAATAAGATTACAGAAACTGTAGATTCAGATTCTGATGATGAAAACAATAATTAATCATATGTTTTTTATATAATTAAATTTAATTATATTAAAAACATTTAAAGTAATATATAAAGTATTATGTTAGAAATGAAAGACTTAGAAGAATTAACATGTATTTTAGACACATTAGTATTTGAAGAGTATGAAGAACCGTCTATATTTACAGAAGAATATGCTGTAGAATTAGTTGAAACAGCATTGCATTTAATGGACGAATACATGCAATGTAACCCTCACATCATTTCAGAGCCAAATTTTTACAAAATATTTTTAGAAGATATAAAAGATATTTTTTATGCTCAATTTGAAGAGCATATTGATGATATAGATAATGGCGATGACATTGAAGATGATATGAATGATCTTATTGAAGATGCGTTTAATATATTTATAACAACTTTCTATCCAGAAAGATCAATAAATGAAAAACAGGATAGTTTAAAAAATGACTTGCTTGATGAAACTGTAATAAATAAAATTGAAAAAAAAATAGATTTGTTACGCAGTGTAGTACAACCAGTTCAAAGAACTCCTGAGTGGTATGCGTTTCGATGGAATTTAATTACTGCAAGCAATGCATATAAAGCTCTTGATTCACAAGCATCTATTAATCAACTTATTTATGAAAAATGTCAACCTATTAAAACATTTGAAGACAATGATTCAGAAATTAAAATGGTAAATACAAATACAGCAATGCATTGGGGACAAAAGTATGAACCTTTATCTGTTATGATTTACGAAGATATGTATAAATCACAAGTTGAAGATTTTGGCTGTATTCAACATCAATTATATAAATTCCTAGGTGCTTCTCCTGATGGTATTATTATAAAATCTGAAACTGGACGTTACGGCAGAATGCTTGAAATTAAAAATCCAGTTAGTAGAGAAATTACCGGAATACCTAAAAAGGAATATTGGGTTCAAATGCAGTTGCAAATGGAAGTATGTAATCTTGATGAATGCGACTTTTTAGAAACAAAATTTGTTGAATATCCAGATTATAATAGTTATAAGAATGATACATCTAATCCTTTATATTTTGGAACAATTATTTACTTTCATAAAAAAGACGGCACACCATTTTACGTTTATCAACCATTAAATTTAAAATCAAGTGAAGAAATTGAAAAATGGGAACATGAAATGCTAGAAAAATACCAATTAGAACAATATGATTATATATTTTTAAAATTTATTTATTGGAAATTAGATAATCTAAGTTGCGTTTTAGTTTTAAGAAATTGTGAATGGTTTAAAAATAATATAGGACAAATAGAAAAAGTATGGAAAATAATTGAAGAAGAACGTATAACAGGTTATGAACATAGAGCTCCAAATAAAAAACCTAAAAAAGATACAGGTTTAAAACCGTTTATTAATAATGAATCAAATGGTTGTTTACTAAATTTTAATAAGATTGTAAAATTGGATTAACGACGTTTAGAATATCTTCTTTTACTTTTACCTTTTCTTCTTTTAGTGCGTTTACTACGTCTTTTTCTACCACCTTTAGGATATAATTCATTCATAGTAACAGGACCATATTTTTCCATCATGTCCATTAGTTTTTTTACATCACTTTTCATAGTTTCAGATGGGTTCAATGGGCATTCTTGTTTCATTAGCATATCTTTTATATCTGAATGCAAATCCAAAAAATTTCGAATGTCTTCAAGTGTTACACTATCACCGTCTCCTCCACCTCCTCTGCCGTCACGGGGAAAACCAAGACAATCCTTTATAAATTGTAAACAATCAAATTCTCCACCATTTATTCTAGTATTCCTATTTGTTTTTGGGTCATAAGAATTTTTATAATTAACACCATCTCTTTTTGCTGCATTGCGAGTTTCTTCTTCTTCTGCCACTGTCGTCCAATCAGTATCATCATAAGGATTTGATGATTTGCTATAAGGTATTGTCCCATAAACATCACGAATACGAGTTGTTTTATCTCTACCAGGCTCATTTTTTTTTTTAAAGGCACCATAAGGATCAATATCAAAAGCATCTTTACCATTACTTGTTAAAAAGTCTCCTCTCTTTGCAAATTCAATCCCTCTTGACATTTTATATAAAGTATAATTAGAAAATATTATTTTTAATACAATATATTTTGCATATTATTTCTAAATGTTTTTGTCTGTATCAAAATATCCAACGCGAGTTCCAGCGTTAGGATCCAAAGGTGGTAACACTTTTACTTCATTTGATCCAATGACCTTGTCATTATACACAGCATAGCAAAAGTTAGCAGGAGTGCATCTTGCATCATCAGGATTATTAGGATATCTAATATTATTTGTGGTTTGAGCATATGAACCTAATTGAAAAATAGGATAACGCTGCCACATGGTATTTGCAGATTGATTAGACAATTCATTTTTGCCAATGGCTGGATAGGTATCTTGAAGTAAAACGCTTGATTGAGCTGCAGGATAATCACCTGATGATTTACCTAAAGAATAGTTAGAATATCCTTCAAGAGAGACAGACATATTAAAAAATATAGGTATTCCAAGTGCTAATACAATTATTAAAGCTAAAAATATAAATTTATTCATATATATAATTTATATATTTTATATTATTTTAAAAAATATAAAAGTAAAAAGAATAATATAAAAACTGGTTTAAAAATATAAATAGAATTAATTCATAATAATGGAAACTAATAATGAAATGCGTGTAACAAAAAGAGATGGTGAATTGCAAGACATTGCATTTGACAAAATATTAGAGAGAGTAAAAAAATTAGGACAAGAAGCTAAAATTAATATTAATTATTCTTCTCTTGTTATGAAAGTAATAGATCAATTATATGATAAGATTCCTACTTCAAAAATTGACGAATTAGCTGCAGAACAATGTGCTTCTATGTCGACATTAAATCCTGATTATGGCATTCTATCTGGCCGTATTATTGTATCTAATCACCAAAAAAATACTGACTCTAATTTTCATATGGTAGTAAACACACTATATAATTTTACAGACATTAATGGGAAAAAGAAACCGTTATTGTCTGATAAATTATTTGAATTTGTTTCAACATATAGTCAAGAAATTGAAGATATGATTGATTATGAACGCGACTATTTAATTGACTATTTTGGTTTTAAAACATTGGAAAGATCATACTTATTTAAGGTTGGTAAGAAGACTGTAGAGAGACCGCAACATATGTGGATGCGTGTTGCTATTGGAATTCATGGATATACAGGTTCTCATGGTTATACTAAAGAAAAAGCTCTACAATTGGTGAAGGAAACATACGATTTGATGTCATTAAAGTATTTCACTCATGCTACACCTACACTATTTAATTCTGGCACACCTAGACCTCAAATGTCAAGTTGTTATTTAATTGCAATGGAAGATGATAGTATCGATGGAATATTCAGTACATTAAAGGATTGCGCACATATTTCAAAATGGGCTGGCGGAGTAGGACTTCATATTCATAATATTCGTGCAAAGGGTTCCCATATTCAAGGAACAAATGGGACATCAAATGGTTTGGTTCCAATGTTGCGCGTATTCAATAATACTGCTAGATACGTTGATCAAGGAGGTAATAAGCGAAATGGATCATTTGCGATTTATTTGGAACCATGGCATGCAGACATTGAAGATTTCTTGGAACTTAAAAAAAACCACGGAGATGAGGAATTAAAAGCGCGAGATCTATTTTATGCATTATGGGTTGCCGATCTTTTTATGGAGCGTGTTAAAGAAAACGGTAAATGGTCTCTAATGTGTCCTCATGAATGTCCTGGATTAAGTGATGTATATGGAGACAATTTTAAGACTCTTTATAAAAAATATGAAGGTGAAGGAAAGGCAAGAAAAATAGTAAATGCACGTGATTTATGGTTTAAAATTTTAGACGCTCAGATGGAAACAGGTACACCATATATTTTATATAAAGATGCAGCCAATTCTAAATCAAATCAAAAAAATATTGGCACCATTAAGAGTTCAAATTTATGTACTGAAATTTTAGAATACTCAGATGATACGGAAACTGCTGTTTGCAATTTAGCATCTATTGCGCTACCATCTTTTGTAATTGAGACATCTAAACAGTTTGATTATGAAAAACTTCATGAAGTTACAAAAGTTATAACTAACAATTTAAATCGAGTTATTGATATTAATTATTATCCAACTGAAAAATGTAAAAAGAGCAATTTAAGTCATAGACCTATTGGTATTGGTGTTCAAGGTTTAGCCGATACATTTGTTTTAATGGATATTCCATTCCATTCTGAAGAGGCTAAAACAGTAAATAAACTTATATTTGAAACCATTTATCATGCTGCATTAGAGAGAAGTAATGAACTTTCCATTAGTGATGGATCGTATAGTTCTTTTATTGGTTCTCCAGCATCAAAAGGTATTCTTCAATATGATATGTGGTCTAAAGAACCAACTCCTGGTCGTTATGACTGGACAACCTTAAAACAAAATATTATGACACATGGTTTGCGTAATTCGCTTCTAGTTGCACCAATGCCAACCGCATCTACATCACAAATTCTTGGATTTAATGAATGTTTTGAACCATTCACTAGCAATTTATATTCAAGAAGAACTATTGCTGGTGAATTTGTAGTAGTTAATAAATATTTAATGAAAGAGCTACAAGAACTAGGAATGTGGAACGAACAAATAAAAAACAATATTATTGCAAATAAAGGTTCAATTCAACAGCTAACTATTCTGCCAGAACATATTAGAAATAAATACAAAATTGTATGGGAAATGCCGATGAAACATTTAATTGATATGGCGGCAGATAGAGGCGCGTTTATTTGCCAAAGTCAAAGTCTTAATTTATGGATGGAGGACCCAACATATAACAGTTTAACATCAATGCATTTCTATTCTTGGAAACAAGGTCTTAAAACAGGTATTTACTATTTAAGAAGAAAAGCAAAGCACCAAGCACAGCAATTTACAATTGAACCAGAAAAAAAGGACGGTGGACATGTTGAAGATATATGCGAAAGTTGTTCAGCTTAAATTAATACAAGTTTATGGATTTTGCAAACTTTTTAAATTCATTACTTTTTTCATATAAATCAATATTATATGACATTTTACAAAAACATCTCAACGTTACAAAAATATCATTTAATGAATTATGAAGATTATTTGGCGTTTCATTAAATAAATATTGATGTGTTTCAATTAACTTTGGAAATTTTATATATTCGTTTCCCAATTTACTGATGGCTTTAATTTTACATATGTCCTTTGCCATTTTCATAGTGCAAGATATATTTTTAGCATTTGTTATAAAATGCAAATAATGTTTATAACTTATTAATTCTGATTCAGGTATTTTCTCATTTTTTGAATAAATTAGACGTAATAATTCGACCATTATTATATTAATATCAAATGAAACATTGTGACCTACAATAACATCTGCGCGCTTCAACTGATAAAATAATTCAACAAATACTAATTCAATTTCAATACCAGACATACTAGATATGTCATTTGTTATTCCATGTATTTTTGATGACTCTTCAGAAATAGTTACACCGTCTTTTACTTTTATAATTGAGTCATGTATATCAAGTAAAACATTCTTATCAACGTCATATACAACATAACTTAATTGAACAATATGAGGCCATAAATTTAAAGTGTCTGGATTCATAATTTTGGTATCAGCTAATCCAGTGGTTTCCGTATCTAATACTAAAACATGCATTGTTATTATTATTACTATTAGTGTTTTAAGTTATTTAAATAACAATAAAAAAACTCAATTTTATTTTAAATGTTTTTATATCAATTTAATATATATTTCATAGAATAACTTAAAGAACGCACGCTTTTATTTTATATATAGTTTTTACATATTCCAAAAGTACGCCGATGCCAAATGGTAATACCGTGTTCTTTTATTCCATCCATATGTCTTTTAGAACCGTAACCTTTGTTTGAATCGATGCCATAATGTTCGCACAATGTTGGGTTTTTTTCACACAACTCATCAATATAACGATCTCTCTCAACCTTTGCCAATATAGATGCAGCTGCAATAGATGCATATTTGTTATCTCCACCTTCGATAGTTGTATACGGTATTACTTCAATTTTATTTGTTTTTTTATTTACAAATGTAATTGGGTTAAAATAATTACCGTCAATTAATAAACTATACGTATAATCTTTTTCATCGGCTTTTAAGATTAAATTTGTTGTTTTTCTTATTTCATTAATAGAATTATGCATTGATAATTGGGTTGCCTGCAAAATATTTATTTCATCAATCTTCTTTTCATCTTCAAATGATACATACCATGCTAATGCATGATCTTTTACATATTGAGCAGCTTCTTCGATTTTCTTTTTAGAATGAAACTTTTTACTGTCTTTAACCATAGAACAATCAAAACTGTCATCTTTAGGTAAAATTACAGCTGCCGTATACACTCTTCCAAACATTGGACCGCGTCCTACTTCATCTACACCAATTTCATATACATTTTCTGCTTCATTATGGCATTTTTTTAATACAGCTTGTGGTTTAGTAACTCTTTTTTTCTTTGGCATTAATACATATTCTTCATCTGATGAATCAGAATCGTCAATAATAGTTGCACACTCGTAATCTGTCTTCATTTTAGTATACAATAATAATATAATTAAAAATTTAAATCAATTTTATAAAATAAATAATAATAATACTAATAAACTTTTTTCACTATATAAATTATACAATGAATACAGACGCATTATTTCTTTTCTTAATTTTACTATTAGGCCTAGTTTTATGTTCCTTTTTAGGAGGTAATTGTGGTAAAGAAGGTTTTGATATTACATATACTACAGATGCAAGCGGTGGCACAGTTACCGTAGATGGTAGCAACAATATAGCACAAACTGTAAGTAATATGTATCAAACTACATTTGACAATTATAATCATTACAGCGGTTCTAGTTCATCTGCTCAATTGCAATCTGGTGCAGTTTATACAGATGGTAGTGGTAACAATGTAACAGTTATATTAAATGCAAATGGAACTATTAATCTACAGGTAAACCAAGTTAATAATAATAATCCAATTATATTAACTCCACAATCTGGCAGTCCAAATGTATATATTGGCACTGGATTTTATTCTAATATGACTGCAACCGTAATAACAACAAGCAGTGGACAAATGGGTATTAAGGTGACAATGAGCAATGGACAAACAATAATTTTTACACCAGTTAATTCTACTCCTATGACATCTACTCAATATTATGGCAGTACAGGTACACCCGTGCAATCTAGCAGTTATAACACAGCATATACAACTAGTTACAATGGTGCATATGGTGGTAGTGCAGGAGCAGCAACTGGTCCTCAAGGTAACACTGCATATTACGCTCAAGGACCTCAAGGTAATACGGTTGCAGGTACAACATCTTCCACATCTAGTTATGACTACTACAACTCATTACCACCTGGTATTCCCGGCAGCCAAATTCCTCCAGGTCAAGAAGATTTATATATTCTTAAATCTCAAGTTGTTCCTCCAGTTTGCCCTGTTTGCCCTTCAATTACATCAAGTTCCAATGATCCTGATAAGGAAGCTAAATGCCCTCCTTGCGCTCCTTGCGCCAGATGCCCTGAGCCATCATTTGAATGCAAGAAGGTGCCAAATTACAGCGCAATTGATAACCAATATTTACCTCAACCAGTTTTAAGTGATTTCTCCACCTTTGGTATGTAATTTATTCGACCTTTGGTATGTAAAACCTTTAATATTTAAGTTATTTAAATCTATTATTTAATAAATAACTTAAAGAGCCTTTTTTGTGTATTTGCACTTTTTCATAACTTTTCTGCATTTTGTTTTTTTATTGCCTTTTTTATTAGTCATTTGTTTTTTGGTTTTTTTATGCTTTCTATCTTTATTTGCTTTATATGAACCAGCTGCTTGCACTGCGTATTGTCTTGAAGAAATATTAATATTAGGCATCATTTGTTTATATTTATTTACTGGCATAGAATATTTTTTTAAACTTAAACCTTTAGCTAGAGGCATATCTATTGTAACTGTAATTTTTTCAAAATTACCAAGTAAATCTGTATTACCACTTTCAGTTAATCTTGCAATTATTGTATCAAAACTGTAAAGAGAAACTTTTAATGAATTTCCGGATAATTTATTTATAAACTCATTGCAAAATTTTATTAAATATAATGAATCATTCTCATATTTTTCCAAATCAGCAATTAGTTTTTTGAAATTAGATTTTTCTTCTTCATCTATAAGATCAGAAGAATCAATATCTTTTTTATAATCATAAATAGAACTGATTGCAGACATTTCATTTATATCTTTACTATTTAAATCATTATACATTGTATTTATAGATCCAAAGGTGACTTCATTCTCAGAACTTGTTAAATTAATAGCACGTAAATTGTCATAAATAAACAATGTCAAATAATATGAAATATTTGACCAATTATATATTTCTTCTACAATATTCTCTCCATCAACCATTTCAACATTGTATAAATTTAAAATATAATCAATAGCATCAGGATCCATATATTCAATATCAATGAAATTGTTAATAATTGGTGTATAATAATTTCTAACATTAATTGCATCTGTTAATGAACTGGTATTTTCATCTAATTTAGATATTTCATCTACTATATCTTCTAATGAATTTAGTCTTGGACTGTAGCTGTTGAGAGAATAATTAGATTGAAGTAATAAAATAGCAATACAAAATTTATCAATAGTGTCAATATTTTCATAATCAATTTTGTTTCCTCTAAGCAAATTTTTATATAATTCACTATTTGTTTTAATTAAATCGGAAAAACATTTAAGAATATAAATTTGATTTTTTCTGTAACTGTCATTATTTGCACCGCCGGATATAACACACCTATCACCTGTGCAGCCAAAATTTGGATCAGAATCAGTATCTACTTCAATAGAAGTCTTTGGTACCTCTTCTACTTTTGGTTTTTCTTCTTCTACTACTACTTCTTCTTCTTCTACTTTATCTTCTACTTTTGGTTTCTCTACATCTAATGCTGATGTTATTTGTGTTCCTAATTCAGCTGGCGCACTTGCAGCTTTTTCCTTTTTAACTATCTTCTTCTTTTCAACCGGTTCTGAAGCAGGTGATGTTTTCTTTTTACTTAAATCAGGCAACTTAGCTAATACATCTTGTAAAACTGGTTTAAATTTATCATATTTATTTGTTTGAGATGCAAACTTGCTCTTAGCTGCTTTAATATTTGGTAAAATATGATTTATAATATCAGAAACTGATAATACTGTATTTATATAATCATTAATTCTCTCTGTCCAAAAAATAACACTCTTTGGCACACCACTTAAAATTATAATATTTTTATTATACATTTCATTCAACTCTTTTAAAACTGTTTTTAAATCTTCAGCGTCTTCAATTTGTCTAAGACTTGCTAATTTAGCCTCATACATTGGTATAAAATCTTGAATTTTAGAATATGCACCTTGTGTAAGCTTTGTTGGATTACCTTTTTTATCAATCACATTATTTCCATCTAAATCAAGTAATAATGGTGGGTTTATTTTATCAAATGGTACCGCTATCATTTTTTTCATACTTTCTAATGCCTTTGTTAAAAATTCTGTTATATCTTGTTTTATAAGTTGAAAATCATTTCCAGACAAAGTAACAGGTTCAATAATAAAATCATTATCAACAAAAACATTTTCCAGCTGTTCTATTAATTTAGAATAATATTGACCATTAAAAGTATTTGTCGCACGTTTAATTTCATTTACAAATCCACCCAATGTTTTATCCTTTAATTCATTATACATTTCTTCTAGTGTTACATAGTCGCTAACATAACCATCAAGATATTTTTTTGTATCTCTTTGTTGTTTTGACTTCTTTGCAAGATCTTCTATTTGCATTACTTCATCAATATTTCTGCTTCTCAATTGTGCTGCAAAATATGATAAATCTAATGAATTTAAAATAAATCTTAACATATCATTAGAAATAGTTCTAACTTCAGTACCTGTTTTTAATGGTCCTTTATCTTTTACATAAGAAGACTCAAATGGAATTACTGAATCTGTATCAACAGTTTTCTTTTTACTTGAACTAGTATTAATTTTAAAAACAGACGGACTTTCACCTTTTAATAATGTTTCCTTGTATATTGGAACATTTAATAAGAATTTACCTTCAGTTTCAACGTCTCCATATGTAAAATAAGGTGCAAAATACAGCGCAAATTTTGAAGGAGGTGAGTAAATTGTTGAAGCTCCATTTACTAATGCTGTAAAATAAGCATTTTCATCTCCTGTAATTTGCATACATTCTGCATATTTATTTCTATTTAAAAATAGCGAATCCGTGCATCTACTTTTATCTCCAATATATTTAATTCTCAATAAAAAAATACTTTCAAATGCATAACTTCTCACAGTTGAACCAGTTTGTTGTGTAAATACTTCTTTTAAAGTTGGTGCATCCATATACACATGTTGAGCTACTTTAACAATAGATTCACTTACATCTATATTATCGTCGCTTACCATTCCAATTTGTCCTCCAAATATTTTTTTTACAATGTCATTAATACCTTCAGATACAGAAGGACCAGCACTATCACTAAAATAAAAATACAATCTTCTATATGTACCATCTTTCAATGCAACTTCAAAATTGCTTATAAGACTATTTGTCAAACTTGGTATAAGATAGGTATTTCTAACAACGTAGTCCATTAGTTGCTTTAATGCAAAACTATATTGATCAACATTTTGTTTCCAGGTCTCACCTAATTTATCCTCACATTCCATTGTAATTTCATCAAACCCAACATAAATAAAATGAGAATAAACACGTGCGTTATTTTTTGTGTTTGTTGTATTTTTTAAAATTACTTTTAAAAATGTCATACGAATAACAGCACCTTGCAAATTTCCAGCTGCATCAAATATAGTTAAAAAAATGTCAATTTCTGGTGGAAAATATTCCGGCATATTCTCTCCACCCTGCATTGAACTATCTAATACACCAGAGACAACTTGAAATTTAAAAGGATATTTATTGTTTAAATATGTTTTTATATTTGTTTCGATAGTTTGTTTACAAGGACTTAAATCTTTTGTCTTTAATACACTCTTAGAACCTTTTTCCTCTTCTTCTACGTCTTCTACGTCTTCGATGTCTTCTTCTACCTTCTCAATATTTTTAATTCCACAATTATCAGAACAATTTAAACTGTTTATTACTCTCTCTACAACCGGTGCAATATTCATATCATTAACCGTGCCAAATTGTTTAACAATCACTTTGCTCTCATCTGTTTCCATTTTTTCTTTTAATGCAATATAAGCTTCCTTACTATACTCTTTAACATTTTCCGCATTTACTGCATCTTTAATATTTTCATATAATTCATTTACTTTTGCAATTCTATCATTTATTCTCTCAACACCTTCATCACAACCACCTATTTCTTCTGGATATTTAAAATCCTCGTGAACTTGAGGGCTAATGTTTTTAGATATTTTTTTTAGAAGTTCAATAAATAAGTTTTCAAATATAATATGTCTAACTCTATTTTCAGGAGTCATTCTCTCTGATGTTTTTGTGTCAGGAGCTCTTACACCATAAAATTTATATGATGCACCCCTAACAACGCCGGAACTTTGGTAGCTATTATCACCGCCAACCATTCCTTCTTCTTCATCTTCCTCTACATGCAATTCCTCCTTTTCTCTATACAATTCTGCCAAAAAGTCAGCATATAGCTTATCAAAATTACCTGCAGAAAAAAACTCATCAAAATTACTTTTTGACAACTTTTTTCCGTCTTCCAATTGATAGTTGTTTATAAATGCATTTGCGTCTCCTTCTTCTTTGCTTTTATATAACATTTCATAACAAGGTACTATATTATCAATAACTGTTACTTTATCTCCAGAATATACAACTTCTACGCTTGTAGATGTGGTTGCTTGTCTTATACTATCTATTTTAATGGAATATATATGTTTTCTTTCATTCATTGACCAAACATCGTGCATTCCTTTGTCCCAACCATCTGATGTAAAACCTAAAAATAAAATTTGTGCTTCTTTTGTACCAATATTTATCTTCTGTCTGTTTCCTTTTGGATCACAACTCATCATAATATCACTTGCAACTGTAATCATTTGACCATATCCACCCATAATTTTCTGAATATCTAGAGAATCTGCATCTATCTTATATTTAGATTCGGCTGATAATAATGTCTGATAAGAATCATCTCCAATTACCATAATACCAATTATACCCTGTTTTCCAGAGAAACTAGTCTTAACTAATGTATTCATAAAATTGTTTGAATATAAATTCTCACTTATACCATTTGCAACATCTTCAACATCAACATCTTTTTTTAATACACCTTTTGATGTTTCAGTGACCCATGATGAAGATCCAACTGTTCTGCCTCCGCGAAAATCATGACATTGATCTAAAGGCATAAAAAGCAATGTTGTCATTATATTATCACATTTTTGCAAAAGTACAGGCGTTATATTATTAATATTTATTCTCTCTTCATCTTTCCATCCATTCACATCAATTGTTCCTGTTTGAGGAACAACTATATAATAATTCTGCAGACTATTGCCATATTTTTTATGTTGTGTTTCAAAATCAACTGATTGTTTGTTATAAATATAAATATTTTCTTCTAGATTATTTGAATCATTATGAATATGAAATACTTCTTCTGTGTCTTTTAAGTCACATAATAATAATTTATTCCAAGTATGATAAAAATACGGATATGGTTCTCCAACTAAAAATTCAGGAATAGAAATAGATGTAACTTCTTGTTTAGCTTCTGGTTTAGCTTCAAAAACTTTTGATGAAGTTACCTTTTTATAATCAGTAGTTGATATTTGTTCATCTAATTCTGCTTCTAATTCTTCTAATGATTTTTTTTTACTCATATATTATAATTATAAAATATTTAATTATAATACATTATAACCTAAATTACTTTACTCTCTTGTTTTAATGCATTTTTTATCCATTTGAAATGTTGCTCCTTTGTCTTCTTGTGGAACAATATTAATTACACATTTTGATTTTTTTCCATATAATGGTTCTGTACAACCTTTTTCTTTTTTACTTCTTGTAGTAGTCTTTTTAAATTTAAAAATTGTTGGTTTTTCTTCCGTGCATCTTGATCTAAAATGTTCATATCTTTCTCTCACATCGCAATAAGAAAGATTAGATTGTTTCTTCAACATTTTGTTTACCAATTCGTGTAGTTCATAGATATATCGAGAGAATGTTTCTCTGCTCTCCATATGACACATTTGTAAAGGTTTTTGTTTTAAATTAGATGTTAAATTAATTCTGCAATATTTACAAGGTAATACATATCTCAAGTTATAAATAAAATCTTTGTAATGATTTTTATCTTCTTGTGTGGGATTTACTGGGTAGTTAAAACTTAACATATGTATAAAATGCCACGCTGCGGGACCCCATGACATTGTTAACATACCATCACCCGAATTATAATCATTTTTTGTAAATACACGTTTTTTTGTTTTATTTCTATTTCCATTTCTATTTTTACGCGTTTTTGTCATTGTTATATATTGTTAATAAAAAAATATAATAATAAATAATTATATAATATAATATGAAGTCGTTAATAACAAATATATTTACTGATTCAACTAAAAAAATATGTATGTGCACAGGTTTATCAATCTTACTAATTGTTTTATTTGTATTAAGTCCTTTAAGCAACATATTTTTAGTTTCTCCCTTAATGAAGCTTGTTGCTGCTGCTACTTTAGTTTATGCAGCATACCTAAATAGCCAACAAACATTATTGCTACAAAATGCTAAAAATGCTTCATCATCTCCTCAGTTATTAACGCAATTAAATATAAACCTTGTATGCAGTTATACATTTACTGTCTTCATTGGATTATTAGCATTTTTTACAATAAAAAGTATATTTTTTTAAATTAAATCTTTAGCCTTTTTATTCGTTTAATTGTGTTGTAAATTTCTTCTTAATTATATATAAATGTCTTCTGCAAAATACGTTAATTTTAATTTAAATCCACCAGTTAACGATGGTTCAGTCCTATCAAGAATAAAAAGTGCTGGTTCAAGTCTAAATAGCACTACTTGGATTATCATTGGTGCAGTCATATTATTTTCTATTTTAGCTGCAGTATATTATTTTTACTATGTAGCACCACAAAATAAGGCGCAATATAAAGCAAATTCTGAACATTTAATGAAGGACAATGATAGTAGTACTAGTAAAAGTGCAGAACTACTTTTCTTTTTTGCCGATTGGTGTCCTCATTGTAAGTCGGCCAAACCTATTTGGAATGACCTAAAAGCACAATATGAAAATAAAACCATTAATGGATACAAAGTAATTTTTACTGAGGTTAATTGCTCTGAAGAAACAGCTGAAGTTGATAAGATGATGAATCAATACAATGTTGAAGGATATCCTACTATCAAGTTGTTAAAGGATGGACAAATTATTGAATATGACGCTAAACCTAGTAAGGATACACTTAATCAGTTTTTGAACACTGTTCTTTAAGCAAAGCAACCGTCGGACAAAGTCCTTCTAAAAATATTGTGGCACTACCAGTACCATTATCAAATAGTTTACGTCTAACATCCACACTACTTAGCGCTGTTTTTAAAACTTCCATACTTAAATGCTGCGCATCACATATTACTTCATGTTTAATACAAGGTTGTTTATTCTCTGTATTAAAACTTAAAACCGCTTTAAATAGAAATGTCAATATAAAATCTAGCAGTGTTGATTCTTCTTTAATAGCATTTTCTTTTGCTATATATTTATTTCTAAATCCCAATATTTCATTAGGATTCTTACCAGAATCAATGCAAAAATTGAGCGGATAATTACTTGCCATACCGCCATCAATAAAGCATTTATCTTCTATTATAACTGGTGTCATTAAAACAGGCAATCCGCACGTCATTTGTAGAGCAGTTAGCAATTGCATTTTAGGATGCGTTAAATAAGAAATGTCATGAACATTGTATTCGTTTACTTCAAAAGCAAAAAAGTGCAATTCAATTCCAGAATAATTATAAAAATCTTCTAAGTTAATATCTAATGATATATCCTTTGCTGCTAAAAGCGGCTTAAAACATTTTTTAATTACTTCGATGTCAAATATACCCTTTTTAGTATAAGCATCAAATACATTCTGAACTTTAATATGAAATACATCGTGCCAAGGGCGTTTAATAATATAATCATTTATGGTTTCCCAATCGTATTTAAGACAAATTAAAGTGCCAACAATAGCGCCAGCAGAAGTGCCATATATAGATTGAATATCTGCTAAATTCAAAAATTCACTTTTCTCTAAATGCTGAATAGCTCCTAAAACTTGAATCATAATGGGTCCACCTCCAGAAATTACTAAATGTTTAATTGTCATTTCTTTTATTAAATATTAAATACATTTATTTAATTAAGTTTTTTTCTTAAAAGTATTTAAATGGCAAATATATTTACTTTGGAAAATGTAGAAGATTTTTCAGAACAATTAAACATTGATGATTTATATGAAAAGAAAAGACAACAAGATTTAAATAAATTAGCGTTATTCAATAAAATTCTAAATCGTATTCATGTAAAAATTAAAACAGTTTCAAGACAAAAAACAGTCGATCAATTCTGTTGGTTCTTAGTACCTGAAACAATTATTGGTGTTCCAAGATACGACCAAGCGGCATGCATAGCATATTTAATTGATAAATTAAAAACAAACGGATTTAATATTCGATACATACATCCAAATACTTTATTTATATCGTGGAACCATTTTGTACCGTCTTATGTAAGAACAGAAATTAAAAAGAAAACCGGTCTAGTAATAGATCAAAATGGTAAAAAAGTAGATACAAGCGACAGCGGTAGTAATGGAGACATCAAAACAATTGCATCAGAACCAGCAAATCCAAATGATTATATGTTTAATCAAAGTGGAAAAGTAGGAGATACAAATGGAAAGCCTAAAAAAGAATATACACCAATAAAATCATATAGACCATCAGGTAATCTTATTTATGATGATGATTTATTAAACAAAATAGAGGATAAATTTCTTTAAATTAAAATATATTATTAAAATATAGAATGACTGAAAGAAATAAAAATATAAATAAATTACGAAATAAAACAAAGAAAAAGAGAGATAAATTAGTTAATACTTTAACAAAAGGTAGCATTGATTTAACCCAAGAACAACGTAATATAATTTGTAAAACAGCTGCAAATAATTATAATACATTTGAGGATAAAATTGAAGAAGTATTTAAAAAAAATAAAATGGATATTGTATCTACAAGTTTTAATTTAGAAAAACAAATTGTTTCCGATTTAAAAAAAGCTGTTAATCCAAAAAACGTGCAACCCAATCAAGATTTCTATTCATATATTAACGACAGATGGATTGGTGATTATGAATTAGAAGAAGATCTAAAATATATTGTACAAGTAGACGATTTTAGACTGACACAACACAAAGTATATATGAACTTAATTGAAATTATAGAACAATACCTTACTAATAATCATGACAAAAAAGCCAAATGTATAAAAAATGCATACGAGTCATTTAAAAAATTTAATACACGAGAACAAATACAAACTAATGCTAAAGAATTAGTAAATTATATAGATGAATTATCTAAAGATAATGAAAATGTATGGCAACTATTAGCAAATTTTAACACAAATGAAATGGTGTCATGGGGTTCTCCTTTTGTATGGTCTATAAATCCAGATGATAAAAATCCAAAAGTGTATCATTGTTATTTAGAATCTCCACAAATAACGCTTATAGATGTTGATGTATATTTTGATGATAAAGAAGATACAGAAAAAGATAAAAAATATAAGAAACATTACAGAAACAAATATTTTTCTTACTTAAAAAATTTATTTACCATTGTATTTGGAAAAAAACATGGATACAATGTAAAGGATGTTTTTAAAACGGAAGTTGAAATTTTGAATGCAATGTCATGTGAATTAATTCCAGAAAAAAATTTAGATGCAGATAACTACAACGTAATTACAAAAGATGAAGCTATCAAAAATTTTCATTTTAATTGGTCTAAGTTTTGTAAAAATTTAGGGTTTAAAAACATACCTAAATCGTTTGTAACATCTAATGTAAATTATTTATTATGTGGAACAAAATTATTACTAGAAAAATGGAATAGTCCTCAGTGGAAAACGTATTGGATTTATATATATATACGTCAAATGTGTAGATGGGATGAAAAAGGTTGGAAAAATTTATTTGATTTTCAAGGTATCTTTGTTTCCGGAGAAGAAGCTTCTGTTGAAAAAACTATAAAACCTGTCTTGCATATGTCATTTTTATTTAATACCTTTTTAACAAATGAGTACATTTCTCGTTATAATAATATTCAAGGAATTAATTATGTGAAGACTATGGCAGAAGATTTGAAAACTGTATTTATAAGAATTATACAAAGAAATAAATGGATGCAACCAAAAACTAAAAAGAAAGCTTTAGAAAAATTAAAAAACTTTAAACTAACAGTTGGTTCACCTGAGCTTTTGACTGATGATCCGCTTCTAGATTATAAAACCGATGATCCATGGGGTAATTTGGTTAAAAAAGCAGAATGGCGCCATAAACGTGCCGTCGAATTAGTAGGTAAACCTGTTATTGATATACCTGTTATAGATTGGTCTCAACTTCCTGTAAAATTAATTGGAACTCAAGCATATGTAGTAAATGCATCATATACACCAACTGAAAACGGAATTTACATTCCTTTAGGATATATTCAAAAACCATTTATAGACTTAGATGAGAGAGGTTTAGAATACAATTTATCAAGAATTGGTTTTTCAATTGCGCATGAAATGTCACATTCTTTAGACGATTGGGGAAGCAAATATGATGAATTTGGTAGATTAAATGATTGGTGGACAGAAGAAGATAAAAAACATTTTGCCAAAATTCAGCAAGATGTTATTAAGCAATATGAAACATTTGCATCCTATGATGGAATAAAATTTGATGCAGAACCAAGTATTGGTGAGGATTTAGCAGATATTTCAGGATTACAAATATGTCAAGAATATTTAAGAGATTTTCAATTAAAGAATGAAGATATTTTGCCAGTTCAATCTTTATCATTTGAAACCTTTTATGTTTACTTTGCAGTTCAATCTAGACAAAAGTTATCCAAAAAAGCAATTATAGCACAATTAAAAACAAATCCTCATCCTCCAGATAAATATCGTTGTAATGTTCCACTTTCAAGAACTAGAGTATTTAGGGCAATTTATAATGTAGAAAAGGGGGATAAAATGTGGTGGCATTCAACAAATAGTGTTTGGAGTGATTAAGAGAAATATTAAGGAAAATTAATTAATAAAAAATTAAAATAATTTTACAAGGCGTTTAGTTTTTTTTTATTTGGTTTATATATAAATGGCAAGAACTCGTCGTCGCTCAATGTCCCGCTCTAGATCTAGATCAATGGCCCGTGGCCGCTCCCGTGCTGCTTCCCGTGCTGCTTCCGCTGCTGCTTCCCGCGCTGCTGCTGCTTCCCGTGCTGCTTCCGCTGCTGCTTCCCGCGCTGCTTCCGCTTCCCGCTCAGCATCTGCTTCAAGAAGTGCTGCTGCTGGTCGTGCTGCTTCCGCTGCTGCTTCCCGCGCTGCCGCCGCTTCCCGTGCCGCTGCTGCCGCCGCTTCCAGAAGTGCTGCCGCTGCCAGATCTTAAATTATATTTTTATTTTTAAGATTTTAAATATTAAATTATTAAATAATAATTTAATATTATTAATATATATAAATGGCTACAAGACGCAATCGCATGTCAAGAAAAAATAGAAGTAGAAAAATGGCTGGTGGAAAAGCAGGAAAAAAATGGGTAACTGCTATTGAAGCAGCATCTAAAACGCTTAAAAAAACTGGTTCTGTTGCAAAGGCAAGAAAGGTACTTAGAAAACAAGCATTGCATAATGCTAAAAAATTATTTGGTTCCGTTGGCTTTTAAATATAATTAAATAATTTAAAGTTATAACTGTAATAGATTATAACTTTAATATAATGAATTTGATTGCATTTATTATTTCTATATGTTTTATACCTTTTATACCTAGTGTTATAATATTTTGTATAGTTATGATTGAAATAGCGTATAAACAGATTATGAGATTAATAAAATATTAATTTGTATTAATTTATAATTCCCTCAAAGTTTCTATTTGTTGTTCAATATTTTTAATTGTATCAAGTAATATATTTTTTTCAGATTGAAGCTCATTGATTTTTTTTAATCTTTGTATTTTTTCCAGTCTAACAAGTAATTTTTGTTCCTCAATTTCAATAGATTCCATTCCATGTGCTTCATCTTCTTCAATTATTAGTTTAAGATTAGGTTTCTCATTTGTTTTAGATCCTAATGAGTTTTTAAGATATTCATATAATCTAGGTCTTTCAGTTGAAAGATCGCTTGTTGTATAAGTACCCATCTTACTTTCAGGTGCACCTATTAGTTGCCACTCTATCCATGTAATTTCTAGCAATGGATGTGATAGTTCAACTACATTACGATCCCCTTGTCCAACATTTTTAGACCAACTAGGTAATCTTGCTGATGGCGGTTTAACATCTAATATTTTGTGTATTACAACTCTCATGCCATGAAAATAAAACGCAAAATAATCTCCAATTTTTGCCTTATTATATCTACTATCATCCCAACACCATTGAAATTCTTCGTTTAAAACTCTTGATAATTGTTCGTTGTAATCAATATAACTAGGACTTTTAATATCCTTGCTAATAGGAGTAATAGTTAAGTGACAATAGTTATCCATTTTTGCTTCTAATATTTATACAATTTAATTAAATGTATAAATATTAATCAATTTTTTTATGTATTTATATATTTTTTTCTACTACAACTTCTTTAAGAATATTTTTGATAATTTTTTCATTTTTCTCATGATCATCGTCTCCTTTTCCACCCATAGATTCATAAATGATTGTATTATATTGTTCTGAAAATTTAGAATGATATGTTAAACAATCAGGATGTGCTTCTTTAAATTTGGCAAACATTTTTGTATTTTTTGAAACAACTCGTTTAATTAATTTATGCATTTTGGTTTTATCTTCATCTTTTTCCCATTTATCTTCATCTTTGATGTAAACTGTTTCTCTCTTTTTGTCTGTACAATGAACAGGTCTTTTAGTTATATCTAATGCCTTTAGATTTTTAATAATGATATTTGATATGCCTTCTATATATCCTTTTTCACCAACTCGTTCTAGATCACATAATTCCATTTTAATAGATTCTACAAATTCACTTACATTCATAGCTTCTTTGCATGTCTCGTTTAAAAAGAAATTTAAATTAAATGCTTTGTTATGTGAATTGGTTGTAGTATTATAACTATTGCTACTATTATTGTTATTGTTATTAATACCATTTTCACTTATTTTAACCATCATATCTTGTTGACCTTTAATAAGCTCTGCATTTTGTTTAAGAAGAGTTATTATTAGTTCATCTTTATCTATTTCATGTTTTTCTATCAGTACACAGGTTTTTTTGTGACGCCATAAACTTTGTCTGCATTGATATTGTTTTCCACAAGAGCATGTTAAGGTGTCAGACCCTTCGTGCTTAAAAATTGCTGAATTTTGTAACAAAATGTCTCCTTTTGTCGCATTTATATGTTTTGCACTCATTAAGTGATTATCATAATTACATTTTCTCTTGGTATTATAGTCACATAATTTACAGCAAAATTTATCGCTTAATTTTTGCTTAATTTTGTCTCCTTTTGTCTCCATATAAAAAGCCATAGAAAATATTTTTAAGTATTAATTTTTAAAAATATCGTAACAAATTGAAAATTATTTTTTTTGTGATCAGACCATAAAATTCAATTATGGTCTCAAATTAGATTTTTTTCAACTTCGTTTTTGAAAAATCAAAAAATGGACATTTATAAATGTCCAAAATCAGAAACTCAAAAAAACTTTCCCAACAAAAATTTCAACATTTTATATAATAAATTTAAAAACCTACTTAAAGACGAATAAAATAATAAATTGAAAAGGGTACTTAAAGCCAAAGGCGAAACTTTGTTAAAGCCAAAGGCGAAACTTTGTTAAAGCCAAAGGCGAAACTTTGTTAAAGCCGAAGGCAAAACTTTGGTTAACGTTTCTTTTTTGTCTTATTGCAATTTTTACAATCATCAAATAGACCAACAATAAATTTTCCACCTTTAATTAATTTAATATGATCTCCATGTATATGTTTTTTAACACTGCTAATTTTTCTACCCTTTTTATATTTTGTTATGCTCTTATATCCTTTTCCTTTTTTAATGGATACTTTGCGAACCATTTTAATACCACCAACTTGTTTAACTTCGACGTTTTCATAATTGAAATTATCCGCGTTCATATATATTATTTGCAGAAAATAATATATGTAAAATATATAATATGGATTCGCATACTATTATTCATTTGTTTCACATTTTGATTGTTGGTAGTTTATTTTTATATGTTGGCATAAATAGAGAGAATATTTATAAACCTTTATTTCCAGTTTTACTTATTTTAGGTTTTATAATTATACTTTATCATTTATACAAGGTTTATAACTATTTTAGCAACGGTAAAAGCTATTGGGTTAATTTAATTCATGTTTTTATTGTAGGTCCATTATTGGTTTATATAGGTTATTATGGTGCTAATACATCTAGAAAATTCTTTGAATTATTGCTAATGTTAGGTTTTGCATCTATTGGTTATCATTTATATTACTTACTTTAACACTCTTTTTTAACCCATTGTTTAGTGACAACAACTTCTACGCTCTCTAACGCACCTTCAGTCCATCCTTGATTTCTACTTACAGCCTCGCCAACAACTAAAATACCTTTTTCTGGATGTTGTGCTTTCTCGATAAATTCTTCTCTCGAACTATATAACTCTTTATTTAATGGTTTATAATAATGAGTTCCAATAGGCCAGTAAAAATCTTTAATAGCAATAATATGAATAGAATCCTTTGGTATCCCTAATGATTTTTCCAAAAGTATTTCATACAATTCTCTATTTTCTTTTGTATTTTTCAAATGTTTTTTTAAAATATTTGTATTGTTATTGTCATTATATGCAATCATATAAATACCATTTTCTTCATCCATAGAAATTATTTTTTGAAGTGGTCCAGGAACAAATACAAAACCTTTTACATATTCTTTCATAATAGAAATTGATTTTTTAGATAGTTTTGCATATAATCTTAAAAAAGGTTGTCCTTGAATATCATTATAAACTGGATATTTTGGAAATAATTTACGAACTGTATCTATAGTTGTACCAATAATAACTTTATTACATACATATTGTACGCCAGATTCCGTATTAATTAAAAATCTACATGGTTCTTCTTGAGTTTTTGTTATTTTAACAACATCATTTGAAAATCTGAAATGATTTGCACCAATATGGTTATATAATTTTAAAACTAATTTTCTCCATGGCACATGAAAAGCTTTCCAACAACACGCATTGTCTTCAATTCCATAATAATACAATGTTTCAAAAACATCTTCATTTTCATAGTCAGTATAACCAGCAGATATAATAAATTTTTTATATTCTTCTTGACCCAAAACATCTATTCCAAATTCTTTAAAAGTTAATTGTTTATTTTTATATTTTGGGTATTCTTTTTTAAGATGCTTAACTATTTCATTTATATTAACACCATCAATTAAATTGGATTTTTGTGGATTAACTGTATATTCAGGAGTGCTTAAATTGAAATGATGTAACAATTTATAAAGCAGTTTATCTTTCTTTTTTCTACCTATTCCAGCACCAGTAACAATTTCTGTTCCATAAAACATTTCATTGCTTGTTCTGCCACCAATCCAGTTTTTTTTATATTTTTCTAGAACTAAAAACGAAGTTTTACTGGAATATTTTTTAATATTATATGCACTGTATAATCCAGACATTCCACTTCCAATAATAATTATATCAAAATAATTCATCTTATTATACTTTGATATAATTAATTTATACAGGCTGTGCTAAAGTTGTTGTAGGATTTATTGGTGGTTGTGGTAACGGATTAATTGGCATTGGTGATGGTCCTTGTGCTATAACTACAGGTTTTGGTGCAGGTGTAAGTGTAGGTGTAGGTGTAGGAATAGGACTAACTGTTGGTTCTGAAGTAAAAACAGGCATAGTAACAGGTTCTGGAACTGGAACTGGCTTAGGAACGGGAGCAGAAGTTTGTTTTGTTTCCTTTATAATGTTAGTTGCTTGTTTTTCCAAGTTTTCAATTTGTTTTTGAGTTGTTTCTAAAATTTTTACTTCTACAATTGCTTCATATATTTTAATACCATTTACATAATCACTTTCGCACTTAATGTATAGCTCTACAATGAATTTTCTAGTCTTCTCAATAGCTTTTTGGAGAGAATCTTCAGTTAACTTAGGATTAATTCGAATTGCTTTTTTACTAGAGTATGGATCAATTACATAAGTAAAGATCTCATTAATTACATCTAATAACTTTGATTGATTATCAGCTGCACTTTGAATCATTTTTTTAGTATTTTCGGCATATTTAACAAATAAATCGTTTTTTTTGTCGAGTTTATATTTACTTTTAAATATCGGCTTATTACTTTGACAACCAGGTTTTTTACTATAATCTCTCAATTTAATGTCACTAAATTTAGTAATTTCAGGAGGCATGGTTTCATTCCCTGTAAAAGCTGTATAGAATAACTGCAAATCCTTATTAAATTGCTTTCTAGTTGACTCACTCATTCCAGTAAAAGTGCCATTAGAATAGTCATAATTATCATCTAAATATAAGTTCATTAATTCGGTAATACCAGGTTCATCTGCAAGTGTTTTTTCTAAACCAGTTTTAGTAGCATTCATATCACAAACTCGAGGTTGAATAGTAACGCTATTTGCAACATCATCAAATTCTTCGCCTTTTTTAAGTGCTCTTATTCTGTTGTCACAAATATTTAATTTATATAATTTTCTCTCGACATTTTTAGGAATTTTGTCTTTTTCCATCAATCCAGTTTTAACAGTTTGACCAGTAGCATCTTTGTATGAATATACTGGATTGATTGTCATAACAATAGCAGCAAATACGTGTGCAATTTTAACATAAAATTTAGCAATTCCTATGCAAACACGCTTTTTTTTAAGACCTTTTTGAGCATCATTAGAAATATCTAAACTTTCTAGATTATCCTTATTGATAAATGATAAACGTTCTTTTTTAAGATCATTTACTTCAACACCACCTCTTACTCTTTGAGCAAGATAAGTAACTTCGGTATTATTGAAATATCTCTCTATGATATCAGATGTAAGAACAACAAGTTTGTCACAATAATCCTTTTCAGAAAGTTTGCTTAAGCTCTTGAAGTCCATAGTTAAAATGTAATAAGTTGCAATGTAATCAACAATATCATAAAAGTTATCAAATTCTTTTTTAGCTGATTTATTTGAATTAGATGATGTAGTATTTCCCATATATTATAACCTCTTAAAAAAATATAGGAAAAATATTATAAATAAAATTGAATTAAAAATATTTTATCTAATGAAAGATAAAAATGAATATGCATAAGGACAAAAGCCAAAAACGAAAAAATAATAATATAAATAAGACGGAACTATGGAATGTATTTGATTCAGAAATTGAAAATCCAAATAAACAATCAGTTCCCTTAGAATGTATTTATGGTTCTGGAAATAGAGAAATTTGTGAAAGATGTGAAACTATTTTAGCATTTTCGGATGAAGGTTTCCTAACATGTACAAATAATAAATGTGGAATTATTTATAAAGATTTAGTTGATCACGGTGCAGAATGGCGATATTATGGAGCAGACGATAATCAGAGCTCAGATCCAACCCGTTGCGGAATGCCAATTAATCCACTATTACAAGAATCATCTTATGGATGCAAAGTATTATGCTTTGGTCCAATGTCTTATGAAATGCGTAAAATAAGACGATATACAGAGTGGCAATCTATGCCATATAAGGAAAAATCTCAATATGATGAATTTCAGATAATCACAACTATGGCGCAGCATGCAGGTATTCCTAAAATGATTATTGATGATGCAATTGCATATCACAAAAAAATATCAGAATATGAATTAACATTTAGAGGAGATAATCGAGACGGCATACTAGCAGCATCAATTTATATTTCTTGTAGAATTAACAATTATCCGCGTACAGCAAAGGAGATTGCATGTATATTTCATTTAGATATAACAAGTGCAACAAAAGGATGTAAAAATGCACTAGCTATTATTAATAATTTAGAGAAAGATATGGACAACAAAGAAAAAACTAATTTAGGTAAAACAAAACCGGAGGCATTTATTGAGAGATATTGCAGTAAATTAAATATCAATAATGAATTAACTCGATTATGTCAATTTATTTCAATGAAAATAGAAAAAATAGATTTAATGCCTGAAAATACACCTCCATCTATTGCTGCAGGAGTTGTTTACTTTGTATCACAAATATGTAAATTAAATATTAGTAAAAGAGATGTAAAAAATGTAAGCGAGACAAGTGAAGTAACTATTAATAAATGTTTTAAGAAACTTGAAAAAATTCAAAAAGAATTATTACCTGCTATAATATTAAAAAAATATTCCCTTCTATAAAGTAAATATTATATAATTATATATAAATGGCTAGTGTTGTTGATACATTTTTTGATAATACAAGTGACAGACCTCCTATCCCTTTAACTGTACAAACTAGATTTTTTCCTATGTTGTATATGATAAATCATCCTCAAACTAGGTTAGAATATTTAACAGCGGCTTCGTTAAAAGGTTTTATGTTAACATTGAGTTGCAATGACCCCAGATATACTCAATATACTGATCTCTTTGATACTAATATAAAAATATATTGGTATTTATTAAAATTTGTTGTTGTTACACCATATGAAACACGATTAGATCCTTTTAGAGACAATAAATCAAACAAACTATATAAAAAATCATCAGAAACCGAAGATTCATTTATTGCTGAAGGACAATTACAACAACAATTAAATTTAAATAATAATATAGGTCGTCATCAAGAATTTATACCTCCAGTATTGTCATTTGCTTTATTTGATAATGCAGAATCTATAAAAATGTTAGTTACATTGATGCGTAAATGTGGTACTCGTTATCCAAACTATGAAGCAGATATTATGCTTTATTTACTTCGTACAATTAATAAAAATCCCAATTACAAAATTGGCATTCTTGTGATGCCTATGTTGTATAGAAGTATGCCTTTATATGAATATTTACAAAATGCTAGCAGTAGAGATGAAAAAAAAAGCAAAGCGCAATTAGTTAGCAATGTTGTTAACCTTTTATTATTTATGAAAACAATACATATGGATTTACATTTAAAAAATGCTTTAAAAGTTGATAATAAATTATATCTTATTGATTTTGGAAGAGCAAGTGATTTACGCTCTGGACGTGGTGATGAATATTTTAAACCAAATAGTAATACACCACAAAAAAAATCAAAGTATGAAATGCTTAGTGATATTAGTAATTTTGAAATTGAATTTAGAAAATTACAAGAAGGAACACCAACCTCACAACAAAAGGTAGAATTTATGAAAAAGATTATTCAATATGTATGGGACAAAGAACGAAATGGAAATATTGGAAAATATGGACATAAACCACCTGATCCTAATCCGTTTAGTCAAATGGAAGATTGGGTTCCTCAATTAACTCCTGATATTTATGAAGAAGCTTATAATATTTTGGTTAGTGATACTACAACTAAACCTGACGCCATAACTTATAACCAAATTAAAAATAACAACAGTTTTAACTTTGAGTTGCCTGCTAGTGACTACTACGTTACACTTCTACCATATATAAAAGATGTTGAGATAACCGGAAATCCGCAACAATTTCAGCAACAAGTACAACAAGTACAACAACTACAACCAAATAAAGAGTGGACAACAATGCAAAAAGGATTGACTGCTGCTGTTTTGATATTTTTATTATACAAGTGTTTTCCTAAGGGTGGTTCTAAACAAATTATGTTTGGTGGAAAAGAATCAACTATTGAAGAAATTAGAAAATATATAAAAAACAATAAATTAGAAAACATGATAATTGAGATGGTAAAAACTGATACATGTCCAATTGGAAAAAATGCTGAATATGCGCAAAAACTTTATGAAATGTTAAGTTTAATTTCAAAAGAAGAAGAAGAAAAAATAATATTATTTCCAAATGAAATAAAAGGAGGAGGACGTACCACAAGAAAAAGAAGAACAAGACGTACCAGAAGAAACAAAAAACAAAGAAAAACACAACGCAGGTAATATTATATAAAAAATTTAGAGTTTAGAAATCAATATTATAATATTACTTAAATAATATTATGAGCACAGGTCAAATAGTTCCAAAACGTGTTTTTATTGTCCCTTATAGAAATCGAGTTCAACATAAATTTTTTTTTAGCAAATATATGCAGTTTATTTTAGAAGGAGACGATAGTTATGAAATATATTTCTCTCATCAATGTGATGCAAGAACCTTTAATAGAGGCGCTACTAGAAATATTGGGTTTTTAGCAATTAAGAATAAATACCCTGACCATTATAAGGATATTACATTTATATTTAATGATGTGGATACGATTCCTTTTTATAAAATATTTGATTATGAAACTACCGTAGGAGTAGTAAAACATTATTATGGTTTTAAATACGCACTAGGTGGAATTGTTGCTATGAAAGGCGGAGATTTTGAAAAGGTCAATGGATATCCTTGTTTTTGGGGATGGGGAATGGAAGATAATGCATTACAAAAAAGATGTCAGACATATGGTTTAACAATTGATAGAAGTGTATTTTATAATATTGGCAGTCCCGAGATTTTGCAGCTTTTTGACGGAATTTCTAGAATTATATCAAAGAAAGATCCTTGGAGAGGAGAACATGATAATGGTATTGATGGATTAAGAACAATTTCCAATTTAACTTATACAATTGATGACAAATCTGCAAATCCAAATGATAATATTTTTGTTGTTCAAAATCCAAATGCATACGTAATTAATATAACAACATTTAATACTTACATACCATTTGGTTCGGAAGAGTATTATAATTATGATTTAAGAGAGCCAAAACGAAAGATTATAAATCCAGATAAATTAAAAGAAACTAGAAAAATGGTTGTAACAACAAATGACTGGACAAACATTCCTTACTATCCAACAAGTAGAGAGAAAAAAGAAGAATATGCGCATCAATTAGTGTCAACAGGAAGACAAGTTCCTCAAGAGTTATTAAGACAAATTGAACTAGATAAAGCAAAAGAAGTAGCAAATGATGCATTTAATAGTAACATTGTTAGACCACCTGCTCCTGCGATGCAACAGGTTATTAGACAACTTCCTCCCCCTGTAAGACAAATTCCTCATAAATATTCGCCACAATATGCTGCGTACGTTGGCGCAAAACCAAGAGCACAAGCAAGTGCGCGAATTGGTATGGGAGGAACAAAATAAATTTATAATTGCTTTCTCCAAACATATACCATTTCGGTATAATTATTTTGTCTTTTTGATTTTTTAAGTGGAAATGTTTCATGTGCTTCTCCGAGCAAGTCTTTTAAAACACGATCATATACTTCATTACACACATTTATTATATAATGGCCTCCTTTTTGAAGACCATTATATGTCTTAGAAAACACAGGTTTATAAAATTGTTCATCCATATCATTTTTTGAACTGTAACTAAGGTTGCCAGTATATTTTTCAATAAAATAATACGGAGGTGACGAGAATACCGTGTCATAGACCATTGTGGAATAATCTGCCGCTGCTGCATCGCCAAAACGTATATCAAACTTTGTGCCAACTTTTTTGCTTTCAAAGTGCGAGACCATATTATCATAAGCAGGTTTTAATCCAATGTTAATTTCCACACCATAAAATGCATCCAGATGCAGCGCAGCTGCCGCCACAGTGGATCCGCCCCATCCGGCGCAAAAATTTAGCACACGTTTTGCATTGTATTTTGTGTAAATTTCCATGCAATTTAAGGGACGCATAATATTTATGGCACTAATGCAAATATTATATACTTCTTTATATACAATGTAATCATTTTTGGTGCCATTTTTATTTTTAACTTCTTTATAATATGTTAGCATATTTTGAATAAACTTTTTCTTTTTAAATTCGTCAATATTTTGCAAAAAATCAAAAAAACTGGCATTATATTTGCCTTTGGTTTCGAGACGCTGAACAAATGTAAAGTAGTCGACAATGTTATTACCAATACGAGATCTAGGTCCAATCGTATTAGCGTTTTTTCCTATTTTTACTAGCTCGGCAAACTCTACATCTACATCATTTAATGAAATATCCTTTATTGCATTTGCAATTGTTTTTTTTTCTTCAATATTTAATATTTTATTCATTATTTTATTAATAAAATATTAAAAATCTTGCATTTTAACATTTTTATTTATTTATTTTTTGTAAGCTTTATTATAATTTAACATATAATTACTAAAATCAGTTACCTTTTTTTCAATATCACTATAATCTTCTCTCTGAATTACTGATAAAGGAGTAATTAAAAACCAGTTATCATCTCGTTGTAATTTAAACCAATACTTATCTATCTTATATTCAGGAACGCTTGGTTCTTTAATCTGTTTTTGAATTCCTTCTTTAAAATTACCAATTATTTTGTCATAATATTCTCTCTTAACTATATATCCAGTAGTAGTTTGGCAATTGGAAACCTTTATACATGTGTTATCGATTGGTGTATAAGGAATCATATTGTTTCCCGCAACTAAAATAACATCCCATGATCTACTTGTAGAGAGAAAACGACCTAATTGTTCTAAAAACAGGGTTGGATTTAAAAATGTTATATCATCTTCACATATAAATATATATTCATAATTCTTCTGTTTAGCTAACTCGAGACATTTTAAATGACTCATGCTGCAACCTAATGCACCATTTTCAAGTTTAATAGCATTGAAACGTTCTACGTTATCATTTATGCCTAGTTTTTTCAATTCATTTACTACATGTTCTTTCCTATCTGTTCTATTTAATAAGTTAATATACATTGTATTAATTTTACTTATAAATTCTGCCATTTAAGTAAATATTACAATATTTTTATTACAATATAAATTAATATTAATAAAAATAAATGTAATAAAAATAAATATTGTATTATAAATAAAATGTCTATACCAAAGATAATACATCAATTATGGATAGGTACAAAACCTGCGCCGATTACACTTATGAAAACTTGGAAAGAAAAAAATCCTGATTTTGAATACATTTTTTGGAATGAACAAGAATTTATTAATAGAAAAATGCGTTTTAGATGTCAACAAAAAATAGATGAAATTGAAGAAATTAATGGAAAAGCAGACATTTTGCGATGGGAAATTTTATTTAAATATGGAGGTGTTTTTATTGATGCTGACTCAATTTGTATTGAACCTATCGATGATGAATTGATGAATAAAAAAAGTTTTGCAGGATGGGAACAAGAAGAATTGCGAAAAGGTTTAATTGCTACAGGAACTATGGGATTTCCTCCAAGTAGTCCGTTAGTTGGTGCAGCAATTAACTGGATACTTAAAAACGAAGTTAGTCAACAAAAAGCACAAATGATGGCATGGCAATCTGTTGGTCCAGGTCTTCTTACTCGTATGTATAACACTGGTACATTCAAAGATTTACATATTTTTCCTAGTTATACTTTTTTACCAATACACTTAACAGGTAAAGAATATCACGGACATGGAAAAATATACGCATATCAAGCATGGGGATCAACAAAACAAAGTTATGATACAATGAATTCAATGCAATTGCCGCCACAGTTTGAAAAACCGCTCGCAGAAAATAGTGTAAGTATATTAATTTCAAGTTATAACACAAAGGGTTCATATATTCAAGAATGTTTGGAATCAATTAAACATCAAGTTGGACCATTTAATATGGAATTAGTTTGGATAAATGACGGTTCAGATCCATTAAATACTACATTGTTAAAACGTTATTTAGATCATTTTGCAAAAACAACTAGATTTACTAAAGTTGTTTATGAAGAAAATGATGGTAATAAAGGTATTGGTTACACATTAAATAAAGGAATTAATATGTGCACTAATGAAATAATTATTAAAATGGATAGTGATGATATCATGGTTCCAGATAGAATACATAAACAATTGCAATATATGTTTGCAAATCCGCATATAATGATATGCGGTTCTCAAATTAAATGTTTTAGAGGGAATATAAACAATATTGTTAATATTACAAATCATCCTTCTTTAACATGGGAACAATATAAGCAAAACCCATCTCATTGGTTTTCAAACCATCCCTCATTATGTTATCGTAAATCAGGTGTTATAGCTGCGGGTAATTATGACGTGAATAAATCGCGAATGACAGAAGATTTTGAACTTACATTGCGAATGTTAAAAACACATGGATACCAACATAATTTAGATGAGCCACTTTTATATTATAGATTGCATGACAATCAAGTAACTCATCAAGGAGGAATAGAAGGTCCTGCACATTGGCATAAAATTCGTGTAGATCTAATTCATAAATTGATTAATTCTTAAATGCATTATAAATAATATATATTTTCATTATTTATAATATATGAATTGTTTTGATAGTATTAAAAATGTTTATTACATTAATTTGGACAGTAGACCAGATAGAAAAGAACATGCTGAAAACGAATTAAGATCTCTTGGTTGGAACCCAAACCGTTTTAATGCAATAAAACTAGCAAATGGTGCATTAGGTTGTAGCACAAGCCATTTAAAATGTCTAGAATTGGCTAAATCAGAAGGTCTAGATCATATTCTTATATGTGAAGATGATATTACCTTTTTAAATAAAGATTTGTTTAAAATGCAATTAAATAATTTTCTCTCTACAAACAAGTCGTGGGATGTTATATTAATTGCTGGAAATAATATGGGAAGTATAATACCTATTTGTAATTCAGGTGTTAAAGTTTCTAACTGTAATGCTGCAACAGGATATTTAGTTAGAAATACATACTTTGATACATTAATACAAAATTTTCAAGAAGGAATATATAAATTGACAGATGAACCACATAAACATGCATTATATGCAATAGATCAATATTGGAGTAAATTACAACAAAAAGATAATTGGATTTTAATAACACCATTAACAATAACACAAAAAGAAGGACATAGTGATATTGAGAAGACACATACAAATTATAATTATTTAATGTTAAGTATACATAAAAAACATGGAAATATTGTTAAACCACAAATAAATAATAATAATAATAAATTTAAAAGTATGAAATTTAATTAGATAAATTTTGTTGTATAATTTCATTATACATTCCTTCTAATTGAAATAAATGTTTAATTTCCTTATAATAATTAAACATATTATTATATTCTTCTTCTGTAATTGATAATAATTTATTTTCTAAATTATTTAATTCTGAAATATGTATAACTATACATAATTTATTGTAATCAATAATATTTTGAAATGGAGACCAATTTATATCATTCCAAATGTAAACAGGTATTGTTCCTAGTTGAAAACATTCAAAAAATCTAAATGAAGAACGACCATAACCTCTTGGTGCTAATGCAAATTTAGAATCAATGGTTGTATTTATAAATATATCTTGCAAATTTTTATTAACAGAAGGTGTCCATCCACCTGAATTTATCATTTTAAAGTTTTTATTACCATTAAATTTATCAAACATTTCTTTTCTAACATTTGGTGTAATATTATTACTTGTTATATTTCCAATAAATGAACATAGTATTTGTTTTTCATTAAAAGATTTTTTATTTAACATTTCTAATGTATTATTTTTGTCCTCGTAAATAAGAGGAATAGGAATATTACCAGAACAAGCACCATAAAGAATTGTATTTTCAGGTAAATTTAATAAAGGACCATCATCATATTGAACAATTGTAAAATAACCATTATCAGATGGATTATTTTTTACCCATTCATTTAATAAATTTTGCATTTCATGTTTTCTATGTTGAAACCATCCTTCAATTTGAAAATTAGTCCATTTAACAGGTATATATTTTCTTTTTAAATTTGGGTTTTCTTCAAAATATTTTTTAAAACAATACTCTTCAAGATATAAACCATTTTTAAATGGTGGATATGTATCCTTATTAGGACAATTAAATAAATTATTTTGTAACATTGTAATATAATAAAAATATTTAATTTGTATTTAAATATTTATTTACACAAAAGAATATTTTTTTAGTTCTTCAATCTGTTTTTCAATTTCATCAATTTCAAATAATTTTTCACCATTTAATGTCATATTTTTAGAATTTTTATCATCAATAGAATTTATTTTAATATTTAAATCATATACCTTATTAATAATTTGACACAATTCATATTTTGAAACAATATTTGGTGAAAAAATATGTTTAATTCCTAACCAAAATGCATTTTTTATTATAATTTGTTTAATTATTTTGGCAAGAGTTAAACATGTAACACCATTCCATAAATGATTTTTAAATCCATTAATTTCAGTTTTTTCTTTACTTTTTACCCATTCTAATAATGATTTTTTTCCATAATTTTCTTCACCAATAATTGATGTTCTTATTATTGTTGCATTTAATGGTTCTCCCTCTGATTTTGTTATTCCATAGATATTATTTGCACTATGTTTATCAATTACATCATAATTACCTTTTATTCCATCAAAAACACAATCTGTAGTTATATGTATAAATTTACAATTATATTTTGAAGAATACTCTGAAAGTTTGTGTGGAAATAATGTATTAATTCTTATATATTTTCTGAATTCTTCAAAATTATGTTTTTGAGGAATAACTCCAGCACAATTAATAATAACATCATTATTAGTAGTGATGTAGTTTTTTAATAATTCATCTAAAATATTCCAGTTTTCATTTTCAATATTAAAATCACTGCGTTTAATACAAATAACATTAAAATCATTTTTTAAAATATTTAACACATAATTTCCTAGCATTCCTGTAGACCCAAATAATATAATTGACATATAACAATTGTAAATATATTATGTTTAAATTTAAATTTAAACATAATATATAAATATATTATACAATGATTTCTAATAAAAAAATTTTATTATTTGGCGGCACAGGTTCATTAGGATATGAAATTGTTAAAAGATATATAAATGATAATATTATTTATAATTATTCTAGAGATGAATGCAAACATTGGAAAATGAAATTGGATTTTAATAATAATCAAAATTTGAAATTTATTATTGGCGATGTTATTAATGAAAATACAGTAGCCGATTCAATATTAAGAATACAACCAAATATCATCATTATTGCATCTGCTATGAAACATATTGATCAATGTGAATATAATACAGAACAGAGTTTAAATACAAATTTACTTGGTGTTAAAAATATATTAGACATAATTGAAAGACAAAAATTAGTTTTAAAAGAAACATTACAAACAGTTTTATTTGTAAGCAGTGATAAAGCATGTAGTCCTATAAATGTATATGGTATGTGTAAGGCTTTATCTGAAACATTAATAGTTGAAAAATCATTTTTTGTTAAAGAATTTAAGTTTGTAAATATAAGATACGGTAATGTATTAAATTCAAGAGGTAGTATAATTCCATTACTTCACTCAATTGGAAATGATGAAAAAAAAGAATGCTTTACATTGACTAATGAAAATATGACGCGTTTTGTAATGACTCTTGAACAGAGTGTTGATTTAATTGAACATGCTATACTTTATGGAGAAAGTGGAGATACTGTAATTCCAGAATTAATATCAATGAAAGTAAAAGATTTAGTTGAAATATTTTCTGAAAAATATAATAAACCTATAAAAGTGATTGGTTTAAAACCTGGAGAAAAATTATTAGAATCTTTAATAAATAAAACACAATCAGGAAGAATTAAAATAAATAATAATTATACATATATAAAGTCCGTATTTAATTTTAATGAAGAAATAGATGAAACAAAATTAATTGATTATAATAGTAAAATAAATCCTCTTAGTAAAGATGAACTTAATAAATATTTATTAAGTTTAAATTTATTATAAGTTATAAATTAAATAAAATAATATTTATAACTTATATAATGAAAGTTGCAATTGTTGTTTTTGTGATGGGAGACCACTACATTAATTCATTTAATAAATATTTTAAAAATAATTTACAAAATTATTGTTTAAAGTATGGTTATGATTTAATTTTACAAAATGAATTAATTAAACCAGAAGAAAATATGACAAAAAAACAATTTTATTGGCAAAGAATGCTTTTGCCTGATAAATTTAGAAATTATGATTTTGTAGTATCATTAGACTCAGATATATTTATAAACGGTAATGCTCCTGCACTACCTTTAAAAGATATTCCTGAAGGAAAAGTAGGTGCAGTTAATGAAAGAAAATATTGTGGAAACTATGAGTGGAGGGAAAATATTCAATTAAGACATAGATGGGAAAAAACAGGACAACAGTGGTATGCATTGTCTGGAGAGAACAAAAACTATAATGACCATATTAATGGTGGTCTTGTTATATATCAACCAAAATATCATGCAGATATGTTATTAAAATTATATAATGAAAATATTAATAATTATATGAAATATCATCAAGACGATCAATCTATATTATCTAGTTTTTTTATTGACAATGATATAATTTATTGGTTAGATGAAAGATACAATAAAATTTGGTTTTTTTGGAAAGAGATTTTTTATCCAAACTTTTATTCGTTGTCACACAATGATAGAAGAATATACGTTCACAATTTTATTTCACTAAATTATTTTACACATTTTACATCTGGAACTGATATAGAATATTTATAAATATTATTATAAATTAATATTTGTATTCATATTCTAATATATTTTATACGGAACATGTTGAAACATGTCCATGATGAACATAAACATTTGTTGGTTCAACCCAAAAACTTTTTATGTTTAATTTTCTAAATAAATCATTCATCCACCAATCAGGGGAATTATTAAAAGGAATATAATTTTCCATTAATTTTTTTGCACAACTTTTTGTTAATAAATAAAATGTGGCTGCTTTTGTACCTCCATGACATTGATTTGTTATTTCATTTTTTTTAGGATATACAAGTAAACCAGGTCTGGTAGGTTTCTCTGTATAAGAAGTCCAAGAACCATCAAATAAAATATCCCATTCTCCATAATTCTCATTTAATTGTTTAATATATGTTTGAACTAGTTCTGGTATTTTTCCTTTAAAACAGATATTATCTTCCATAATTACACCATAGTCGTAGTTATTTTCTACAATATCTTTTAAACATAAATAGTGTTTATAACTGCAACAAACAATACCTTTCCCATTACCATTTCTTAATCTATCAGGATGAACTAATATACCTGATGAATAAGATGGTTCTTGAATTATTAAATTATTTACAAATTCATCTGTTATTTCATTTTTATTTGGGTGATTAATCCAATTTATATTATTTAAATCGAATCCCCATTTATTAAATTCATTTATCATAATAGCTTTTCTAGTTGGGTCAGTATTATGTATCAAATAATATTTGATATTGTTAATCATTTATATTAAGATTATAATAAAATTAAATATTAATATAAACGTAACTAATTAAATATTTTAAATGTTCACACATACAATTGAAAGAGGTAGATTGTGTAACCAAATAATTAGAAATTTATGTGTTAGTATAATTGCTAAAAAATATAATTTAAAGGTATCATATTCAAGTTGTGAAAAAATTAAATTATTAGGAATTGAATTATTTACTGGTGATAATGTATATAATAATTTTACTGAGTTAGATGATAACAATTATTTTTATATATTAAATAAAAATACATTAAACTCAAATTTAAATCCAAATAACAGTTATTTTCAAACAAAAGAAATAACAAACTTTTTATATAAACATTTGCATAGTATTAAAGATAACATAATTGCCTTTAATCCTTATAAGGAACGTTATAATAACAATAATGACTGTTTTATACATATAAGATTAACTGATGCGTCTCAACATACACCAAATTTAAATTATTTTTTGAATACAATTAAAAAAATAGGATTTAATAAATTATATATTGCAACAGATGATACATCACATGAAATAATAAAAAATATTACTAGTGAGTATAATTTAGCTGAAATTGTTAATTTAAATGACATAAATACAATTCAATTTGGAAGTACATGTAAAAATATTATTTTGTCTCAAGGAACATATTCAGCAATGATTGGATATTTAGCCTTTTTTTCAAATATTTATTATACAATTTTAGATGAGGTTAATATATGGCATGGTGATATATTTTCTATTCCAAATTGGAAGTATGAACCATTAGTTTAATTTTTTTAAAAATAATGTTATATAAATTATAATTATGTTTACACTTTGTATTCCAACAATAGATCGATTTGATAAGTTTTTATCAAGGTATTTACCAGAATATATTAATAATGGTTTAATAAATGAAATTATTATAACAGATGAAAATGGAAATGACATTGATAAAATTGAAAAAGTATTTAATAGTGATAAATTAAAACTATTTAAAAATCCAACAAGATTAGGTCCTTTTTTAAATAAATTGTCAGCATGTTCAAGAGCTTCAAATGAATGGATTGTTCTCATAGATTCTGATAACTTTGCTGACAAAAAATATTTTCAAATAGTAAATGAATATATACATAATAATATTCTTGGGAAAAATGTTATATTAGCACCTTGTTTTGCAAAACCCAGATTCAATTATTCACATTTGTCTGGGTTTATTTATAAAAAGAATAGCTTTAATAATAATAAACAAATTGAATATACTAGATTAAATAATTCTTTTACATGCAGTGAAACATTAATGAACACTGGAAATTACGTAATAAATAAATATTTAATTGAAAATTTAAATTTAACAAATGAAACTGAAAATATTAGAAAATCTTCTGCATGTGATGTAATATATTTTAATACATTGCTATTTGAACAATTAGAATTAAATTTACATGTTGTTCCAAATTTAGAGTATGATCATGTAGTACATGATGGAAGTGTTTATATTCAAACACATCAACAACACGCAGCTTTTAATGCATATGTATATAAAAGATATAATAGTTTGCAGTAAATTAATATAATATTTAATAAATTAATATAAAAACAAATATGTTTAATATATTAAAAATGTTAATTCCATTACATCAACTTATGCAAAAGTATAATGTAAATATTAAAGGTATTTTACATGTTGGAGCTCATGAATGCGAAGAAATTGCTGATTACGAAAGATATGTTCCTCGTAATAAAATTTTATGGGTTGAAGCAATGCCTGATAAAGTAGAGCTTTCTAAAAGCAGATATCAAAATTTACTTATTGAAAATGCAGTAGTATCTGATCTTGAAGAAACTGTTAAGTTTAATGTTTCTAATAATGGTCAATCATCTTCTATTTTAGAATTTGGATTGCATTCTACATTTCATCCTCAAGTTCATTATGTAACTAGTTTTGAAGCGCAAACACAGTTGCTTAAAAACATTATTTACAAATATAATATTGAGTATAATTTTTTGAATTTTGATATTCAAGGTGCAGAACTAAAAGCATTAAAGGGTATGGAAGAATATTTAAATAAAGTTGATTATATTTACACTGAAGTTAATTCTGATTATGTTTATAAGGGTTGTGCTATTGTAGGTGAAATTGATGAATATTTAAAACAATTTGGTTTATATCGTGTAGAAACTTCTTGGTGTCAAAATTTTAGATGGGGTGATGCATTTTATATTCGTAAATAAATAATAAATAATAATTTTAATAATATAGTTAAATTATTATCTTAAACATTCAATTTAATCCATTCTTGAGGACATAAATCGCGGGTATCTATGTTAGCTGTTTGGCCAAACCATACTGAAGGATAACATATAACTTTATCTGGATTTGCGTTAAAATATGCACCCCACCAGCTAAATGAACTATTTGCTATTATATTATGACGACATAAGCTCATATATATCATTTGTTGCCAATCAGAAAGTGTATTTGTACCCCGTGTAAATTTATAATTTGGAAATATATTTTCTAAATTTTGAATTGTTATTTGAACATCATTTACATCTGCATCTTCACAAAAATAAAGAATACTAAAATTTGTCTCTGGAAACTTGTTCTTAAAATGATTTAATGCATTTTCATAATATTTTGGCGTCGCTATAGGATGAAAATCTGCTAACTTTTTATAATCTCCTAATCTAAAATGCATTGATATTATATTATTTAAATCATCTTTATTTAAGCTGATTGTATCTAATACAGATTGTTTTAACTTTTCCAATCCAATAAGTCTACATATCATTTCAAATTGATCTTTAAAATACTTTTCACTTTGAAAATATCCATGTATTAAAACATTTGTACCAGTTAACAAATTTATTGGAAGTTCTTGAAATGTAAATCCATTTTCTCTAACAACATTTACAGGAGGCAAATTTGTTATTAAAAATGGCTTCAAACTCGAAAAGAACGTATTCCAAAAAGTATAACGTAAAGTGCAACTACCACCACCCAATGTTTCTTGTGCTAAGAATTGAAATTTATTTCTGCTTTTTATAGCATATGCAATTGTTGCAAAAATTTGAAATATTTGGTTACCCAATCCACCCATTAAATTACATGTAATCATTTTATAAATATGATTAGATGATTTATTTTTAAGTAATTACTTATATTTTAAAATAAAAATGAATAAAATTATTTTATTTTAAATAGACAATATTATAGTTAATTAACAATGTATACTACAAAGTACAGACCTAATAAGATTGAAGATTTTGTTGGTAATAAGCAATTAGTGCAGCCATTTATAAGATGGCTTTTAGAATGGAATCCTCAGGATAAGAAATCTAAATGCGCACTTGTATCTGGTGTGAACGGTGTTGGTAAGTCACTGCTTGTTGAGCTACTTTTGAAAAAACATGATTATAATATTATTGAATTAGCATGTGACGATGATCGAGATAAAAACTATATTGGCGAATTTATTAAACCTCTTCTGAAAACAAAAAGAACATTTAACGGACAAGAAAATGCTCTAGTTGTAAGCGATATTGATAGTAGTGGCGGTGATTATGGTTTTATTGCATCGCTTGTTGAATGTATTAAAGATACTTGTATTCCAATTATTTGTATTTGTGATGATCGATATAGTCAGAATATAAAACCAATATTAAATTATTCTCTTGATTTCAAATTGGCTAAACCATGTTATGACGATGTTTATAGATTAATTTATAAAGTGGTAACTACAGAGGGTATTAAAATATGCAAATCAAGTGTTGATAAATTATACGAGCAATCGAATGGCGATATACGCAGTATATTAAATATACTTCAGCTTGGTACAAAAGCAACAGATACGAGTAAAAACATTCAAAATTTAAGTATATTTGATACAACTGGACAATTATTTTCGCAGGAAAATAGCATTGATGAAAAGTTGCGTTTATATTGGATGTCACCTGATATTCATACTTTAATGGTACAAGAAAACTATATTAATAATTCATTATCAGTTAATGACAGCGTTAAGCGTTTAGAAAATATTTCATATTCAGCAGATTCGCTGTCAGACGGCGACATTTTAGAAACAGTATTTGATTTTGAGTTGTCGTCATATGTTGCAATAAATACGATTAAAGCAACATCTAAATGCAATAAAAAAGGTTTTGTTAAATTTCCTCAGTTCTTAGGTAAAACCGCAACAATAAATAAGAATAAAAGGGAAAAAGTGTGTTCAGATGAATTTAAATTATTAGAACATAGAGAGAAAGAAAAGGAGAATGTGAAAAAGGAAACAAAGGCAAAAAAGGAGCCTAAAAAAAGGCTTAAAAATCTTCAGATAAATTATTATTTAAATTAATATATTTTAAATGAACTGCTGAAGTAAAATGACGGTTTTTATTTCCAAATGTATAATTACTTCCACAATCACAATTAATAATTTGTTTTCGTTTTTCTGCAAGTTTTTCTTTATTTGCTTCTCTCCATTCTTTATGTGCTTTTTGTGCTTCTTCTTTATGTTCTGCTCTATAAATCTTTTTTTGTTCTGCTAATTTTTCTTTATTTTTCTCTCTGTATTCTTTTTGATTCTCAGCAATTTTTTCTTTATTTTCTTCAGCATATTGTTTTTGATATTCTAATTTTTGTTCTTTATTTTTTTCATAATGTTCTTTTGCTTTTTGCAATATTTCTTCTTTATTTTCTTCATACCAATCTTTTTTTTGAAAACTAATTTTTTCTTTGTTTGATTCTAAATAACCTTTAATATTATCTTTATTATTTTCACGATATTCCTTTGCTTTTTCAGCAATTTCTTCTTTATGAATAACTCTATATAATTGTGCATATTCTTTTTTATTTCTATTTGGAATTGTTACATTTAACTGCGATGACTCTTTTGTAATCCAATAACGTTCGCGTTCTTTGGCCTCATTAACATTTTCACAAGAATAATTTTCAATAATTGTCATATCCCAATTATCCCAACCTCCATTTTCACGAATAATTTTATATATTTTATAATTATATCCTTTTGCAGTTTCACAACTACAATTACTTTTATGTAATCTTCTTCTTTGAATAAAATTTGTTGTATGTCCGATGTATATATCAGTAATGCTTTCATTTTTACAATGTATTTTATAAATAACTGTGTTTTCGTAATTTGCAAGTAAATTTGACATATTATAATATATATGAATTAATTGTCTTTAAATTATAATATTTAAATAACATAAATTATATAAATTCATTTTAACTTTTAAAAATCATCACTGATTTCGAATGAATTATCTGTAATTGTTTTATTAGCCAACGCATAAGAGTCATTACGCTTCTCAAAAAAATTTGTTTTAGATTCGAGACTAATTAATTCCATAAAGTCGAAAGGATTAGAAACATTGTAAATTTTTTTATATCCAAGCTGAACAACTAATCTGTCGGCTACAAACTTAATATATTGTGTCATTAGATCCGCATTCATACCAATAAGTTTACACGGCAACGCATCACAAATAAATTCAATTTCGATATTAACTGCCTCTTTAATAATATCATGAATTTTAGCTACAGGCAATTGTCTTACTAATTTAGAGTAAAGTAACACAGCAAATTCGCAGTGAAGTGCTTCATCTCTCGAAATCAATTCATTGCTAAATGTTAAACCAGGCATTAAACCGCGTTTCTTCAACCAATATATGCTGCAAAATGCACCGCTAAAAAAGATGCCCTCTACACACGCAAATGCGACCAATCTGGTAGCAAATGAGCTGCGATTATCATGGATCCACTTTTGTGCCCAATCTGATTTCTTTTTTATGCATGGAAAGTGCTCAATTGCATTGAAAAGTTTATGCTTCTCTTCTTTATCATTTATGTAAGTTTCAATTAAGAGAGAATATACCTGTGAATGGATATTTTCCATTGCTATTTGAAAACCATAAAATGCTCTTGCTTCAGAAACTTGAACATCGTTCATAAAACGAGAAGCCAAGTTTTCCAATACAATTCCGTCACTCGCTGCAAAAAACGCCAAAATCATTGAAATAAAATATTTTTCGTCTTGATTTAAGCTGTTCCAATTATCCAAATCTTTTGATAAATCAATTTCCTCTGCTCTCCAAAAACAATCCACTTGTTTCTTATACATTTGCCATATGTCGTCATATTTAATTGGAAACATAACAAAACGATTATCGTCTGGTGCAAGTAAAGGTTCCTTAGACATCCTAAATAATATATTGTAAAGATTTTAAATTTTTTATATTAAAATATAATAATCCAATATTTTAAGAATGAAAATAGAAATTATTCCTGATTTAAGCAAAACAATGAATCCTTCTAGAGCGCCTTTAGTAGAGAGAGATAATCAATTTATGCAAATACAACAATTAATTGATGCCAAGAGAAATTTATTATATAAAAAACAGAAAAACCTCAAATCAATTCAAAAACAAAATCAGTTTTTAAGTGTAATTAGAGATGATTATCAAAAATATAATAATTATATTACACAACAGAAAAATGATCAAATTCAAGCTCTTCAAATTATTAATAATTATATAAATGATTTAACAGAAACAGGTAAATTAAGCAAATATAATATTGAAGATGCCAAAGTTGAACAACATAAAATAATGCAAGAAGTAAATTCAATTAAAGCAGGTTTAGATGAAATTATGGATGATACTAATTATATTGGTTCAGAAATGAAAAAAAAACTTGCATAAATAATTTAATTATTATATTATATATATAATGTCAGGATCAAGTACATTTTTAAATGATTTAAATTCTAGCATGGAACGACTTGCAAGAGGAAATACTATGGTTAAAAAAAATTTAGAAGATAGAGCTGCTTTTAGTAATAATTTAATAACAAAGTTAAAGGAAATTAGTCAAAGAATAAAAGACTTAGCAGGAAGAATTGTTACTTTGAGAAGTGATGTTGATAAATTGCAAGCAGATATTAATGGACATACTAAATCTATTGGAGATAATAATGCACAAATTAATGATTTACAAGCTCAAATTCAGAAATTGGAAAAAGACAAACAAGATGCACTTAAACAGTTCAATGATTTACAAACTCGAGCTACTAGAGAAAATCAATTTTTGCAAATACAAATTGATGAAAAAGAGAAAAATTTACGTGCTGTTACTGATGAGAGAGACTTATTTAAAGATCAAACTGAAAAGTTATATGCTCAGCTAAGTTCTAAAGGTGATAAAGACAAACTACATGCAGACTCAATTGAAGCTTTAACACAACAACACCAAGAACAACTTGCTGCAAAGGATGGAGCATTAGCTGCAAGAGAAGATGAATTAAAAAATCAAATTAATGACAAAGAAGCACAAATACAACTATTAAATGAAACAGTTCTACAAAAACAAGGCGAAGTTGATAATCATCTTCGTAATTTAGCTACTTCTGAACAAGTAGCTCGAGATCAAATTCGTGATCTTATGACACGAAATGGAGTATTAAAAGATGAAAATGATAATTTAAAGGAAAGAATTGTTGCAGCAACTTTAGCTATTAATGAAGCAGCAGACAATTTAGATGCATTAATGAATGCTGAACCAAATGCAGCAAATCAAGATGAAATTACTAATACATTTAATGAAATTGAAGCATCATTGCAAGCTATTTCTAGTTCTCTACAAGGAAGAGGAGGACCATCATCTTCATCTTCTTCTTCCTCATCTTCATCTTCTTCTTCCTCAGCTTCATCTTCATCTTCTTCTTCATCTCCAAAACCAAGGTTGTTAGCTTTTAATACAGATATAAATTACAAAGGTAAAACTAAAAAATTAAACGCAATAATTTATATTCTTGAACAAAAAATTCGACAAATTGGACCTGGGGACCCTGATAATAAGTACGCTTTAGCGTTAGGACTAATTAGAGCTGCTACAACTGTAGAAGAAGTTGATGCTATTTTGCATAAAAATAATTTCGAATGGACAGATGATGGAAATAGATTTAAGGGAGGTCTTCGCACTAGAAAAGGTAAAAAAATAATAAAAACTAAAAAAAAATATAAAGGTGGTTTTGTTTATAAAGCAAATAAGAAAAGACGTTCAATATCAAGTTCTAGCAAAATGTCTGCATCATCTAGAAAACTACGTTTTCCATCAACCCATTAAATATTTTTTAATGAACTTAACATACCTCTTAGTGTAGGCAGATTTGCACAACTGGCAGGCCAACATCCATTTATTTCTCTATATTTTAATGAAACTAAATTACATCTTTTTTGCAAAATATCTTTTCTTTTATTAAAGATATTTTTCCAGCAACGTTGAAATATTTTTAACCAAAATGTTTTTAAAATACATATGCTATGTCCTGAAGCTAATACAATATGTTTTGCAATTTCAGGTTTAATGTAATTTTCTCTAGAAATAATATTTTGAAAATTTCTAATAGGAGATAATTCTGATTTATTTTCTATATCTCCATAATGTGAATTGTAAAATTCTGCTATTTCATTTATTTCGTCTAAATCAAATGTTTTAAATCGCGAAATAGTTAAATAATTATAGAATAGATTATCGTTATTGCCATGTAAATTATGATATATTTCACATAATACAATGTTATATTTTGTGGGACCTGCTTCATCTGAATCATATACATTATTGTCATTGTCATTGTCATTGTCATTGTCATCATTATTGTAAATATCTATTGTATCAATATATTCATTATTAGTATTAAAATTATCTGAGTTATTCATTCTTGGCGACATTTTATTATTATTATTATTATTAGTAATAATAATCAATTCAATTTTTTTATTTATTTTTTCTATTATTTATTTTTTTACACTGTATAATATATATAAATGAAGTTTAACGCAGCTGTAACGAATTTTTTAACAAACAAGATGGTTTTAAATGTTGTATCTTTTATTGCATTATTAAATGTAATTGGATATGCTGTTATGGGTAAATTTAACAACGTTTTGTTTTTTATTGTATTAGCTATTTTAGTCAAATACTTTAGTAAAAATATGATCATTATTTTAGGCGTTCCTCTTTTAGTAGTAAATTTACTATCTTTAAGAAGTGGTTCTGTATTTGAAGGTTTAGAGAATAACAATGACAATAAATCAAAATCTGATAATCAAAAAAATTTAGATAAGGCATTAGATGATAAGAAAAAACAAAATTCATCAATGCTTCCAGGAACAGACCAACCAGATGATAAAAGTGGTGTAGTTTCTGCAAACGTTAAAACTGACGAAAGCTTTGAAGTTGGTCGTAAAAAAAACGCAGCATCTAAAATTGACTATGCAACAACTGTTGAAGATGCTTATGATGAATTAAATAAAATTCTTGGAAGTGACGGAATTAAACGCCTTACAAGTGATACACAAGGTTTAATGCAACAACAAGCCGATTTAGCCAAATCAATGGAAGCAATGACCCCTCTTATTGAAAGCATTATGCCTATGGCAGAAAAAGCGCAAAAAATGATGGAAAGTATGGATTCTGGTAATGGTTCTCTCGGCAGTGTTATGGAAATGGCTAAAAAAATGTCAGGTGGTTTAGGAAACGTTACACAGAAATCGTAAAACAAGAAACAATAATAAAAATATAAATCTTTAAATTTTCATATTAAAATGTCATATTATATATAATATGAAAAAATGTCCTCCTGGTGTTATATGCGTTGAAAATTATTTAATGTTTTTTTTAACAATTTGTGTTTTTATTATTGGGTATTTAATTTATACAAACGTTGATCGTTCTGTAACTGTTAACAATAATCCTTCCGAAAAAATTATTATAAATGACCATCAAAGAGAGAATCAAAACTGGCTCTCTGGTTGGATACCTAGTTGGCCTTATACTAATTTACCAAGTGATCCTTTATTGAATCCTTATGCACCTCCTTTACGAGATGAGCGTTACTTTATGCCACGATTTAATATTTTACCAGGTGCTATTCCAATTAATGTATCTACAAATGTCGGTGCTGTTGATACAAATTATAGACAACTTGGAATTTTAGCACCATCTAACGGATCTAGCAAAGATAGCATAATTCCTCTAATGGGGAGACCTTTATTTACAAATAGAGACAAATGGCAGTACTACACATCTAGCAATCAACATAACAATGTTAAATTACCTGTATCTCGTTCTGGTAAAAGTTGCACAAATGAATATGGGTGTGATAGATTAGGTAACGGAGATACTGTCTATATTGAAGGTGCAAATGAAGTATATCGTGTAACTATGTATGATAATGATACAATTAAATATTTGCCTTTTGTTTAAAGTTATTGATTCATATTTTAATAAAATAATTTAATTTTATTAAAAAATTTTTTACTTATTTCTTGTTTTATTCTTTTTAACTAATCTAAATTTACGTGTTCCTTTCTTTTTTTTACCTCCTGTCATTTCATTTCCTCCTGTCATTTCATTTTTGCTTGAATCTGCCATTATATTTACCGCTTGATTTACAGCATCAAAACCATTTTGAGGAGTTTCTACTAATTCAGATGAATGAATTGTATTTTGAACTTTACTAGATACTTTTTCAGCAACTTTATCACTTATGTAATTAATTACTTTTTCAAGACTTTGAACTAATTCAGGGTTTTTGCTTGAATCCGACAAATTAGCTAATGATGTATCTTCTGCAACAGAATCAGTTGATACAGTTGCTGTTTGAGTATCATTGGTTGAAACTGGTGTAGCATCTGGCACAGCATCTGTTGTAAAAAATGAAAGCGGTGTCTCATCTACAACATCTGTTGTTGAAACTGGTACAGTATCTGTTGCAGGAGTTAAATCTGGTACAGCATCTGTTGCAGGAGTTAAATCTGGTACAGCATCTGTTATAGTATCTGGTAAAACATCTGGTGTAGGAGTTAAATCTTGTACAGGAGTTAAATCTGGTACAGCATCTGTTATAGTATCTGGTAAAACATCTGGTGTAGGAGTTAAATCTTGTACAGGAGTTAAATCTGGTACAGAATCTGTTATAGTATCTGGTACAGCATCTGTTACAGGAGTTAAATCTTGTGTAGCATCTGTTATAGTATCTGGTACAGCATCTGTTATAGTATCTGGTACAGCATCTGTTACAGGAGTTAAATCTTGTGTAGCATCTGTTATAGTATCTGGTACAGCATCTGTTACAGGAGTTAAATCTTGTGTAGCATCTGTTGTTGAAACTGGTAAAGCATCTGTTGTTGAAACTGGTAAAGCATCTGTTATAGTATCTGGTACAGCATCTGTTACAGGAGTTAAATCTTGTGTAGCATCTGTTGTTGAAACTGGTACAGAATCTGTTGTAGGAGTTAAATCTTGTGTAGCAACTGGTAAAGAAGGTGCTACACCTAATTCTGTTGATTGGACTGTATTTAAATCTTCATTACTTTGTGTAGATATTGATGGTACTTTAGGCATATCTCCTTCTCCTTCGGATCCGCCTTTTTTATATCTATATCTCTTTAATGATTTATTAGCTAAATTTACATTTCTTTTTCTTCTAAATGTAGTACTTTTAAGAGAACTCTTCTTTTTCTTATTAATTTTTTTAAGACTTTGTCGCTTTTTGTTGTATAGTCTAGATATTTTACCTTTAGTTAAATTCATTCTATATAAATAAATTAATATTTTTATTTATATAGTTATATTAATGACAACACAAAATATAAATATATCTAAACAAAACATTTCAGGAAAATGTGATTTAAAATGTTCTTATAACTTTAAATACCAAGAAACCAATTTAACAGCTAAAAATAATGGCATTTTAATTAGTTTAGCTCCTGATACGGAAAAGGTACCTCCTGTTACATATAATAACCAAAAATATAATGTTTCAGGAATTACTATTTCAATTCCTTCAATTCATATTTTTAATGGTGCAACTGCCGCTGCAGAAATTTTAATAGAACATAATCCAGTTAAAGGTGGTTCACAGTTAATTGTTTGTATACCAATTATATCATCTAGCGAATCATCTACTGCATCAAATTTAATAACTGAAGTAATACAAAGTGTATCATCAAATGCACCTGCATCTGGAGAAACAACTAATTTGGCTATAAATGGATTCACATTACAAGATATAGTTCCTAAAAAACCATTTTATAGTTATACAAGTACAAGTGATAATGCTGATTTTATAGTATTTGATATAACAAATGCAATTGGTCTAAGCTCTTCTACACTTACAACTTTACAGCAAATTATTAAACCATATCCGCTACCAACACCTGGTGGTCAGTTATTCTTCAATTCTACTGGACCTAATACAACAAGTATTGGCGATGGTATTTATATTTCTTGTCAACCAACTGGCTCATCTGAGGAGGAAACAGCTGTCACATATGACAAAAATGTCACTACATATGATTTTACGGATATAACAAATAATCCAACCGCTAAATTAATATTCCAAATAATTATTGGATGTCTACTATTTATTGTCATATTTATTGCAGTGAGTTACGGTTATTCTTATATTGTAAATGGTGAAGCAAAAATACCAACATTAGAACAATTTAAAATAGGTTATACTAATTAAATAATTAATTAAATACTTATTAATTATTTACTACAGTCGTTTCACTTACTACAGTCGTTTCACTTACGCGTTAATAGGTGAGGCATCATATAAGTTATCCATTAAAGGCTTATAAGAAGCTTGACTTAGAGAGAATCCAGAACTCTTGGCAGGTGCCATTTTTGCAACCATTTCTTGCTCTAAAGTATAAGGGAATTGATTATAAGATGTAAATTGAGACATCTTTTTTTCTTCAGAGGGTGCATACTTTTGCAATGCATCTAAACCAGTTGCAAGAGAAGCACGACGAAGTAAATCAAATGCAACAAAGAGAGATAAAACAGCTAAAACAGGATGAACGTGCATAAACATATAAATAACAATTAATACAAGAACAACTTTTCCGACTAAAGTATCTATAAGATTGGCAATAGGTTCAGGAGTTTTTAATCCTAAAATTAGGTAAATAATAAATACAATCGCCAAAACTAATTCGGACATGTGCTCTTTTTTAAATAGACTTGAAAGACTTTCCATATATCATATTCATAGATTTTTTATTTTGTATTAGATTTAAATTTATATAGATGTTTTAAAGATTAATAAAAGGAATATAAATATAATTTACTAAATAATATAAGATTTTATAAAATGAATTTAAATACGTACTTAGGACAAAAGGGTTATACAATCCAGAAAAATGATCTTACTATAGAACAGCAAAAACAACTTAGAAATGATCTAACTATTAAGCCTTTCTCTCTTCAGAGTGGAATGGGAATGTCTAATGATAAGACGTTTCCTGCATATCGAGAGTCGGCTGGCAAGTTTTATGTACCGCATTATTATGGAGTGGAAAAATATGGTGTGCCTAAAGAATATAAGATTAGTGAAGGTGTAGATATAAATGTAGAGTTTGCTGGAATTTTACGTGATTATCAAGAACCTGTTGTTAATAAATTTGTTACACATTGTAAAAATTTAACAGCTGGGGGAGGTTTGCTAGAACTTTTTTGCGCTTGGGGAAAAACATCAGGTTCTTTATATATATTATCTCAAATAAAAAAGAAGACACTAGTAATCGTTCACAAAGAATTTTTAATGAATCAATGGATAGAGAGAATACAACAATTTTTACCAACTGCTCGAGTTGGAAAAATTCAAGGACCTATTATTGATATTGAAGATAAAGATATTGTTTTATGTATGTTGCAAAGTTTAATTTCAAAAGATTATGAGTCGTCTTTATTTGAGCAATTTGGATTTACAATTATAGATGAAGTTCATCATATTTCAAGTCAATCCTTTTCAAATTCCTTATTTAAAGTAGTTACAAAATATATGTTAGGATTATCTGCAACTATGGAAAGAAAAGATGGAACAACAGAAGTTTTTAAAATGTTTTTGGGTAATGTAATTTACAAAGCAGAAAAAAAAAATGATAATCCAGTTGAAATACGTGCTATTACATATAAAGTTGATGATGATGATTTTAATGATACAATTTTGGATTTTAGAGGAAAACCACAAAATAGTTCTATGATTTCAAAGTTGTGCGAATATAATAGAAGAACTGAATTTATTATTAAAACGTTATGTGATTTTATTAGGGTTGATAATATTAGCGATGATGTTTTTAATGAATATAAAATAAATATGGATAAAAATGTGCCAAATTGTGAATTATGCAATAAAAATAACAATTATTTAATTAAAAATATATGTTGCAATTGTGTTAAATATTGTATGAATTGTATGGAAAATGTTGAAAAAGAATGTGTAAAAGGAAGACCAAAGTGTCCTAACTGTAAAAAAGTTTTAAAATACGAACAAAATTATATTGAAAATAAATATGTTAAACCATTAGAGCAAAAACATACTATTATAATGGCACATAATTTAAGTATTTTACATTATATTTATAAAAAAATTGTATGTAAAAATTTAGCTAGCGTAGGTTATTATATTGGAGGAATGAGTGAAGCAGAACTTAAAAAATCAGAAAAAAAACAAGTTGTTTTAGCTAGTTACACAATGAGTTCAGAAGGATTAGATATTCCTACTTTAAATGCTGAATTTTTAATAACACCTAAAACAGATATTGTTCAAACGGTTGGAAGAGTGTTAAGGGCAAAACATAAATATTCACATCCTATTATTTATGATTTTGTAGATTCACATGATCTTTTTCAAAGGCAATGGATAAAAAGAAAATCATATTATAAAAAACAAAATTATAAAATAATTGGAATTGATAGTACATGTTACAATATTGATTTTTGTAAATGGAAAAAAATATATGAACCTAAAAATACTATTACAAATACAAATGTTAATGTTAATAATTCAGGTAAAAAAAATATTTCAATTAAAAGCAATAGTTCTTCTGATAAAAGTATTGCAAGTGATACTGATGATGAAGAAGAAGCTGAAAAGCCAAAGGATAAGTATTTAACAGGACAATGTTTATTAAAAATTAAGAAATAATAGTAATTTATTTATTATTTATTGTTTGCTGTATTTGTTCTAATGGATTAATATATTTATGAAATTTATCTAACATTTTATTTCTATAATCACAAATTTGAGAACATTCATGATCGTGTATATCAGCACAATCACAATTTTCTGTTTCGTTCTTTTTCTGAATAATATTATCGTATATTTGCAAATAATATTTTTTTTCACCAATAAATGCTTCTAAGCTTTGATGATAAAATAGCAAATTATACGTATATACATTTTTTTGTTTTTCAAATACATTCCAAACACTTGTTGAACTAATAATATTTTCTCCTTGTAAATATTCACTTTCAATTTGTTTAAAATCTATATCACTAAGAGGTATATATTTTGGTAAACCATTATTAACAAAACTAATTTTTACAATATTTTTATTGGTTAATATAGGATTTGGCGGAGCTAATATAGATAATATATAATTAAAAAAGTGATTTATATAGCCTGCAAAATCAATTGCAAAATTTAATAAAAAATTGTAATCATATATACCTTCTTGAACCAATAAAATATCTACATCATCTGTAAAAATAGTTGTATTCTTAATTCCATGCGTAGACATTATCATTTGTGATGCTTTTCCGCCCTTTAAAATAAGTTTTAAATTAATTTTTTTTGCATTTAGTCTAAAATTTATAACTCCCATTAAAAATATAATAAAAAAACTTATATCTATATAGTTTTTATTTGCACGAACTATTTCTGTATAACCAGACAATGCTGGGTACAATCTTTGAATAGCTATATACCATTTTGAAATGGGTAAATACTGAAAATCTGTTTCGGTTAATATATCTGTTAACCTTAATGGTTGTTGTTCTTGTTTTTTAGATGAAACAAATTCAGATGCCGCAGATGATAATTTAGTTTTATTATTTTCTATAATATTAATTACTTCATCTACAGATTCTGCTTCTTTAATAGCAGCATTAAATTCTTTTGATATTATGTCTTCAGCTCCCATAGCAGCGGATTCTTGCTCTTGATCCTTTGCTAATCTTTTAGCAGCTTTTTTTCTTTTTCTTTTTCTTTTTTTAATGCTTGTGCTTGTTCTTTTAACATTTGTGCTTCTTTTTCAGCTGCTTCTAATTTTTCTTGTTTTCTTTTTTCTGCGGCCTCTCTTAATAATCTTTGTTCTTCTGCTATTGCTCTTCTACTCGATTCGAGCTGTTCTGCTATTTCAGATTCTTTTTTATTATTATTCTCTCTTTGTTTAGATCTCATATCTATTTTTTTTTCAGATTTTGCAACTTCTTTTGAAACAGGTTTGGTATTTATTTTTTTTTCTATTGCATCATAAAATAAATTAAATTCAGGTGATTGACCTAAAACAGATGAATTTTTATTTCTTAACTCATCAAGCAAATTTCTCTCATTTAATATACCAAATTTTATTTTTTGTGCAGTATTATAATTATCAGGATGTTCTAATCTAATATGTTCTATTAGTCTATTTACATCTAAATGTTTAGTATTACAATACTTACATATTGGGTGAGTTTTAATATGATCTTCAAATAATTCCGCACCAAACAATTGAGATTTTGGTGGTGCTCCAAGTGTTCCTGTCATATGAAATGCAATTCCACATACATCGCATTTTTTTTGAACGCCTCCTTTTTTATTAAAACGACGTTTACAAGTTTTCTTTTTATTAAATATTTTTTTTTTATTTATTTTTTTAGTTTGTTTCATATATAATAAATATATAATTTAATTTTAAATATCAAATTATATAAATAATGAAAATCCCTATCAGATATTTACCAAAAAATTTATCTAAAAAAGATAAGAAAAAACAAGTAAGTATGTTAGTTAAGTCTAGAAAATTATATAAGAAAAGAAAGTATTTCACTAGAAAGAAGGTTGCATCATATAAGTCTAAGACGTCAAATCATATTTTAAACGCGCGCAAAATATACAGTGTAGAAAATATTAGACCTTCTAAAGAGTTGGCAGCTAAAACAGGTTGCACAGTTGCCGCGTTAAAAAAGATTGTTAATAAAGGTGCTGGTGCATATTTTTCTTCTGGGTCCAGACCAAACCAAACTGGTCAATCATGGGGTTTAGCACGTTTAGCCAGCTCTATAACAGGTGGAAAGGCCGCAGCAGTAGATTATGATATTTTAAATAAAGGCTGTCAGCATAATAAGACAGCTTTTATTTTAGCTAATAAAGCCAAGAAAAAATACGGATATGGACATTCTAAAACAAAGAAAGTTAACGTATAAATATTTAATGTCCTCTGCTAGGGAACCCCATATTTGTATAACGACTATAATTATCTACTGCAGAGTTAGTAATCTTATCAATTGGAACTGGATTTGCTAATGCAGACAAACTGGGACTTAATTGACCTCCAGTAGAGTAAGTCAAATCAAATGGTTGATTGTTTTGGTATTGAGAATAGCCACCACGTTGTTTGCGACTACGACGACTACGTCTACTGCGTCTTCCACCTGCCAAAGATCTCGCTAAAGATCTTGAAGCCATTCTTGAACGAAGCTTCTTCCTTAAACTTTTCATTTTTCTACTTCCTCCTTTCATCTTCTTATATCTTTTAGTGATATTTTTTATTTTTCTTTTAAGACCTTTTGCACCACCTTTAAATAAACAAATTCCGGGAACTACGCCTGCAGCAGCATCTACATTACTTTTTGAACCTGCTAATCCAGGCAAACCGGGTATTTCATTACTGCCAAAATTTGCAGGATTATTTGCACTTGTTCCATTTACAAAGGGACTATTGTTATATGGCTGTATATTACCATAACCTAAATTAGAAGAGGACGAACCTGCCATACTATTATTATATGTATAGATATAAATTAAAATATACTAATACTTTTTGTAATTATAACTTTTATTTACAAACTGTATATCATTTTTACTGGATACATTTGCATCTTCTGACGCAACTCGAATAGGAGTCCATTTCTTAAATTTATGATTATATTCACAAACCATATTATAAACCTTATCTAAATGAACAAATTTATTTTCATCTTCATCTTCAAATTCTTCTTCGTCATCACTTTCTTCTAATGCATCTAAATTTTCGTTTTCCTTAATAATTCTAAATAGTTTATTCATCATAACACTTGTATTATAGTCAGGTATGTGAGCTAATCCTATACATTCAAAATCATTATCTACGTCTAAACAATATAAATTGTAAATATCTGCTTCAATATCCGCACGCACTTGAAACACAATTTCCTTTTTTATATCTGACCTTTTAGAATCATGCCCTTGTTTTAAAGAATCAGGTCTAGCTTGCATCAAACCAAATTGACTAAATAATGAAACATTTGTATTTGTATTTTCTACACGTTTAGCAGGTTCATGGTTAAACTTTCTATAATCCATAGCTAAATAACTGTTATAACGATTATATAAATAAAACTGTACGGAATCTACACGATAACCTACCTGCGCTACAACATTTTCAAATTTATCCATTTTATTGCACATAATAGGAAGTCCAAATGTTAAGTAACTATTATAATCCTTTTGATATATATCATTTTCTAATAAATCTCTTAATTGTATTAATTTATCTTGCCAACTAGTCTTATAATTTGTTTGACCTTTATAACTAAATATGTCTTCAACGCTGAAAAAATTCATATTGGAATAATAAAATTTGGTTCCATATAAAATGGTTCCATTGTTTACCGATAGATCGTGCAAAAATCTAGTATTTGTCATTTTAATTTCTTGTATATTCTTATCTTTATCTAATTCTAAAAGTAAGCAAGCAGGTTTACTATTTATAATAGTGAACCATACAAAGCATTTTCTTCCTACAGGAATTGCAACAATATAGTTAGAATTATAAACCTTCTTATGTGTAATATTTTCATAAGAAAGTTTTACGTTAGGAAATTTGCTTAATATATCAGCCTTATTTAACATTTATTATTATAAATATTAATAATATGTCTTTAAATCTATTTTATAAATTTAAAAATCAGTAAATGATCCAGATGAAAGACTTGTATCTTGCAATTGTTTTTTTAAAAAGTTTTTCAATTCATTTTTCATAGTTGGTTTATTTTCGTTTGTTGGTGGAAGTAAGTCTATTAATGTATAATCTTCTTCTACTCTAGAAGAACTTTCATTTGAATTTATTTCAGAACTCTTATTTCTCTCGTAATTCTTAATTGTGTTATACATGCTTTCGTATTTTTTGTTAGGACTATTTACTAAATCCTTAATTTTTGGGACAGTCAATACAGACTTAAAAAAGTTTATTAAATAATGTACTAAAAATATAAAAATAATAGATATAACAGTAATTTTAATTGTCCAAAATAACATAATATAATTAGATATAAGATTACGAAAGATAAAACACATTATTTTAAGATATAACTTTTAATGTTGCACCACTTTTAATTTTATATCTTATATTTTGATCTTGAATAACAATACATCCTTCTGATGGATTACCAGAACAATCGCCTCCATGAATTAAAAATCCTGATCTACCACACATATTATTCGATGATGATGGATATAATTCATAACAATAATTCATGCCTTTAAAGGTCATCATATTTCCTAAAGAGTATGTACCTTGAGGCAATGGACCAACGGAAACTTTGCATTGACAAGAAGGATTATTGCGACAAGAACCTGATTGTCCGGAACAACATCCAGTTGTATCAATGTATGTTCCGTCATATGCAGTGCCGTAAAAATGGTGCCCGCTTTGAGAATAAGTATAAGGTCCGCCTGTTGTTAAATTGAGAAGATCTTTCATGTCAGTTGGTTTGGCAGGTGTGTATAAAAACATAAAATCTCCGTATACGTTATAGAAAAATAAAAGAAGCAAAAATAAGGAAGAATACATTTATTTATATATGGTATTGGGATAATTTTAAATAATATTTATTAATAAATATTAATAAATATTTTTATAAACTACTTAAACCTATAAAATTTATAAATTATAACTATAATGTCGCAACCATTGAACGTAATTATTGTTGAAAAAGTTGGCACACTTAAATCACTTGCTGTTAAAGAATTTAAATTAGAAGAATTATATAAAAAATGTGGTTTTAAAAAAGGAGATGATTTTTTAAAGCAAGTAGAATGGTCTTCTAAAATAGATGGCAAAAAATATTATATTGAAGTATACGGCAAAACAGATGGTAGACCAGGTGCAGAAAATAAATACGATTTCCCGCCTCCTATTGATTCGACACTTTTGTTTGGAAGTTGTGCTTTAATTGCTTATTGTAAAGGTGACGATGGAAAAAAGGCATTAATTAATTTAACTTTGTCAATGTGGAACAAGGCTTATGAAAAGTTATTTGGAGGATTTGAAGATATTACTGCAAATGCAGAAGACGATGAAAATGAAGTTGATGAACTAGCTACAGTTCCTAAATCAAAGAAAACTAAACAAGGGTATTTAAAGGATGGATTTGTTGTGGATAGTAGTGATGCTGATACAGAAAGTGTAGAAGAAAAATCTCAAGAAGATGATGGTAGTGAATATGAAACAGAAGAAGAAAGTTCAGAAGAAGATGAAAACAATAAAATATCTGTTGAAGATGTTGGTTCAGAGCTTTCAGAAGAGGAATATGAATATGATGATAAAACAATTACAAAATAAAAAATTAAGATAAACATTTTTGGTTCCGTCTACTCTTTAGAGAAAAGGTGGAAAATAAAATAAAATTGATATTGATTTAAATATAATTATTATAGTTAAATCAATAATATGTCCTTACAGAAGATAGATAATCCTGAATTATTTCGTTCTAATATTCGCAAGAAGTTGAACGAGAGCTTGAATAATGATAAAAATACTTTGAATTTAGAACGTGGTATATTCAATTATGCACTAAAAGAAGCAGATCGTCAAAAAATTGTTAAAAAATGGGATAACAAACATTTCGTGCAAATTTATGTTGACCGTTTGCGAAGTATTGTGACTAATTTGCGTGACGATATTATACAAAATATTAACGATGGATCTGTACTACCACATATTGTCGCTTTTATGACGCACCAAGAGATGGCACCTGATAAATGGGCTAAACTTATTGAAATTAAGTCAAAACGAGATAAAAGTAAATTTGAAGTTAATATGGCGGCTGCTACAGATACTTTTACGTGTCGTAAATGCAAAGGTAAACGATGTACTTTCTACACGCAACAAGTGAGGTCGGCTGATGAACCATGGAATATTTACGTCACGTGTATTGATTGTGGTAATCGATGGAAAACTTCTTAAAATAAAATTATATTATATCTAACCTAAATTATAATCATAACCATCATAAAATATTTTAACAATTTCTAACAATTCATAATTTTCTCCATTATTAATTCTCTCAATTTGCTTATTAATTTCTTCCTCTAAATATTCCATACGCCTTTTCATATATGGATTTTTTCTTGTTCCTAGTCCATTAATAAAAGGGTCTGGATTAAAACGAATAAACACAAATTTGCCGCCGTGGAGCATAAATAAATCATTATATCTTATTTCTTCATCTTTTTCATTATATCTTTTATGTTGAAACTCATCCACTTCAATACATAATAAAGTATTCCCAACTAATTTTCTAAAATCAATACGTCTTCTATGAGAGCAATCGCAATTTCCAGTCCATAAAGGCACATCGTGAATAAACTCAAAATCAAATTCTTGTAAAAAATCTCTAACGTAGTTTTCTTTTGTTTTCTTTTTTATGTTTTTAACAGCTTCATCATTTGGAAATAAATGTTGAAAGCAAAAACTACAATAATATTTATATTTAATATTGCCACTACTAACACAGCCATCATTTTTACATTTATCAATAACATTTATCATATCTTTAGTTTTACAAGTATTGCAATATTGTGCCTTTAATCCTTCCATATTATAAGTAGCTTGTTTATCTTTACATTGAATACAAGTTCTTTTTCTTATTAATATCATTCCTTCTTTTTTACAATCTTTACAAAATTTTGGTTCCAATCCTTTAAAATTATGTGATGGTTGAACTTTGCCACATTCACATCTTCCATGTAAAACATCTATCATATCATGTTCTTTACACTGACTACAATATTCAGGTTTTATACCATTATAATTAAATGTTGGTCTTGAACTTTTACCACATTTACAAGGTTCATCTTTTACATTTATCATTCCTTCTTTTTTACATTTGCTGCAAAACTTTGCCTTTTCTCCAGCATAATTAAATGTAGCAATTACTTTTCCACATTCACACATTTTACTATTAACATTTACCATACCCTCTTTTTTACATTGACTACAAAAATTAGCTGACAATCCCTCATAATTGTATGTAGGTCTAGATAATCCACATTCACACAATTTACATAATAGATTTACCATTCCTTCTAACTTATGTCTAGAGCAAAATTGAGTTCCAATTCCATCTCTAAAACCAAATGAAGCAATAAAGCCACATTCTTCGGCTGATTTACACTTTTTATGTTTTCCCCCCATTTTATTATAATACTAAGATTATATTTATACACTTTTTTCAAAATATATAATTTCCTAAATATTTTCTAATTCTTTTTGTTTTTTTTTCTCTTTTTGTTTTTGATAAGCTTTTTTTGCATATTCTTTTATTTTGTTAGGGTTTTCTTCAGCTAATTTTTTTAATCTTTCTTTTGCTCTTTCCTTAACAATCTCTTTATTATTTTCATAATATGTTTTTCTTGAATTATTAAAATTTTCCAATTGCTTTTTAAGTTTCTCATTCTCTTCCCGTAACAAATTATTTTCTTTAATTAATGTTTCGATATCCATTACAATATAAATATAATAACATATTATATTTATACTCCTTTATAAATGTATTTAATTTGTTGCTACTCTTCAACATAACTTATATTTTTTTTGTCTAACGCCATTGTATCCAATGTCAATAAGCTCTTTTCCATCATCAAAGTTTAATATGCTATAACCTTCTAATAGTACAGGATCAACATAGTATTTATTAATCTCTCCAATTGGGTTAACGCAATTCTGATTTAAAGTTGCCAAAGGATTATTGTAATTAGCAGATACAATCATGATTGTTCTTTTTATCATATCGCCTAGTGAATCAATGGGTTCATTATCATAAATGAAACCTTCATATGGTGTAATAAATGTAATATTAATATATTCATCGCCTTTATGCTCTACTTGCAACAATTCATTGCTTAATGTACCGCCGTCAGCATACATAGATCCATTAAAGTCAATTGGTGGGAATAATCCTGGAATAGCAGAAGACGACATTAATAAATGAACTTTATCTTCATTACTTTCAAACGCATATACGTCTAAATTGCCACTGTATAAATTAGTTGCACCAATTAGAGTATGAACAATAGGTTCTCCAGGCATTCTACTAATGACAGCATTTAATGTGTTAAATAATGGTTCAGTATTTAAAACAGATACACCTGTAGTAGGTAACAACTTATAAACCATGCGGTTATTAATAGAAGTGTAAATACGTTCAGCAACACGAATACCGTCACCAATATTTTTAAAATATGATAAGAACCCAGCATTTAATGCGCCGGCAGAAATGCCAGTATATAAGTCAAATCCCTTATTATTTATCTCTGTTAAACGTTTAATAATTCCAATTTCTACTGCACCAAATGATCCGCCACCACTGAATGATAATTGATTTATAGTAGCGGTGCAACTGGTAAATAATAGCGTAAGTAAAAGTATAAATAACATTTATATAATATGTAAAGGTTATTTTTTTATATTTAATTTTTATATTATATAAATAATTTAACGTAATTTGCCATAAACTTTCTTATAATCGTTAGCACATTGGTTTATATTTACAATAGTATTGTTTCTTTCTTCTACTGTAAGAACACTATTATATAATTGTGCAATAATATTTGCAGGATCTAATGTCTCTACAATAAGATTATTAACCATCATTTTACTATGTGTTTCCAATAATACATTGTAAAGAACTTCTCCATTGTATTTCTTATTGTAAACTCCGTCAACTTGGCCAATCAAATGCTTTGCTTTTATCATTTGCTTGTTGAAAAATAATTTGTGATTTCTACTGATAAAAGTTTTTTGAGAAGGAATATTGGTACCTAATGTATCTTTTTCAATACAAACTATCTTATCTTCAATGGTAACAGTTTTAGTAATTGCAATAATTTTTTTACCTCTAATAGTGTTTGTCTTTGTATTAATTTTTTCAATTGCAATAGATCCTTGATCAGTTTCAACAGGAGTTCCTGCAACAAAACAAATAGGAACAACAGGAGTGGGTTCATTTAATTTATATATTCTAACATGTCCTTTATTTCCACTATTACCAGTAGCGCCAATAGCAACTGTCAATCCATTAGCACTTAAAGAAACTGATATTCCTGAATTATCATTTGCTGCTTCGCCATCAATATCTAAACCTAATTGAGTCCACACATTATTTAAGTATTTATATATTCTAACATGTCCTTTATTTCCATCATTATAAGGAGCGCTAATAGCAACTGTCAATCCGTCAGCACTTAAATAAACTGATCTTCCTGAGAAATCATTTGCTGCTTCGCCATCAATATCTGAACCTAATTGAGTCCACACATTATTTAAGTATTTATATATTCTAACATGTCCTTTATTTCCACTATTACCAGGAGCGCCAATAGCAAC